AAACGCCCATTTTATAATCACAGTAATAATAATTATAAATCATATAAAGGTAATACCAATTATATAAGTAGACAATAATGTTAATAAATGAGGTTGTCTTCCAACTAGTAATGGTTGTTTAGCAATGATGCGTGAGACCAGAAGTCAAACATAGCGCATTACAAATGCTACTCATTTCGTCCTTCACCGCCGAGCGTAGCGAGGTGGGTTAAGTTGGATCATCGTAAGGTGAAATTCCTTACTATTGACTTTACAGAAGGGGTAACTCTTCAATCTTTTAACATAACGACCCAAGCAATAGAATCCCAAAAGCAAATGATTATGTGGTTTGCTGAAAACTTGGGCGTTTTAAATGAGAAAAGGTGTAATAAAGATACAGAGAGAAAAAGGTTTAGAATAATTAAAAATTGAATTAAAAAATAGAACAAAAATGAATTATATTAATTTAAACAATTCATTTTTTATTTAATATAATTCATTTTTATTTAATATTTATATAGTATAATTGTAATATATTTGTAATATAATATATTTGTAATATATTTGTAATATAGTTGTAACATAATAATCATAATAATAATTGTATGAAGTTTAATTTGGATTTTAATATTGCAATGGGCAAGTGGGTATTATTTAGCATACTTATATTGGTTATACTCTACGGTTCATACTATAGTTTATTTGGATTGAGAGAAGGATTTGAACCGGGAACGTGTCCGAAAGGGTGCTGGCAGCGTCCGAAAGGTGACGTCGACGGCAACTGCACGCGATACAACGTGGAAGATGGTTACAACAGTTTTGATATAGTAGATTCTACAGGAAAAATGTCATCATTGATGATTACCCCTGATAATTATACTGGTAAAAAACTCGCAGCCGAAATACAGAATGTTATTATTGGTAGCGGACTTACGACGACTTCAAAATTTACAGCCACTTTTCATGATTCCGATGCCGATGATTCCGCCGGTAAAGACATGTACATAAATCAACTTGAATTAAATTTAAACGGCAAAGTCAGCGACACTCTCACTATAAATTTTGATCCGAAAAACCAATACGCACCACATGAAAGCCCGCTTGCTAGTTTATTTAAAACGAAGACAATTACGCTCAAAGGTAGTGAATCCGCGTATACCCCTCTGGACTTAACTCCGTGGTTTCCACCCGTTTTGAAACCAACCAGCATTTGTCCTCAAGTGTGCACCTGGGGCGGATATGAAGGCGGAATTACAAAAGACAAAGATTACTGTCAATATGATCCTGACTGTAGTGCATGTGATCCGGTTGTATGCCCTCAAGGCAACTGTCCCCAACCGCCACCCAATCCAGATCCGCCCCCTCCTCCGTCTCCATCTAAAAAGGGTCGAGGTGGTGGTGGTGGTGGTGGTGGAGACGACGGTGGTGACGATACCGACGTTTTGGATTGCACTCAAGCAAAATGTTACGAACAACCGAGCACCGGATCAAACAAACAATTCAACAGGTACGATCCTTACAGTAAAAAACGCGGACCCAACGACCCCAAATACGATGAAGATGTCGGATTTTGCGGAATTGAATATGTAGATAAATCAGGGAAAAAATTCATGTTTGGATGCAGTTCATCAGACACATGTGCAAAGTTAGATTGCAACACCGCGTGTACACGCGATCCTAAAACTAAAAAATTTGTAGGTGACTGCAGGACTTACCCCAAACCCGATTCTCAAGGTCAAGGTCAAGGTGGTGGCGACGACGATGAAGAGGATCGGAGTGACAATCGTAGCAGCAATAATTATTATGATAATGATATGGATGATTACATGAATGAACTTATGAGACCGGGTCAAATGACTCCAAATCAAATGTATAATTTCCGCCAGTCGCGCTACGGTTGTGACTCGTCGAAATATGGGTGCTGTGCTGACGGTTTTACGTTTAGAAAAGATGCGAATGGAAAAAATTGTTTCGATTTTTTGCCATATTATAATCCTATTATTTTTAGAGGCGGCGCTTAAAAAAAAATAAGCTTAAAAAATATAATAATCCATTCATTCTTTTTTATTTCCATCTTTTTATAAAAAAAATATATGATTTTTAAATTGAAAAAATGTAAATTGAAAACTTATTTTTTATTTATATTTTCATTAGTGTTTCTTATACCCATCGTTGTCGTCGTCGTCGTCGTCGTTTTAAAAATGTTCTTGTCTACTTTGTATATTCCTCGTGTCAATCGCGCTCACATGGGTCATAGCGACTACATGAAGAAGGTGTTTGAACATCAAGGAATTGCAATGGTGAAATCCGTAGAGTTTTTTGAACACGATATTCCGAATGCGGCGTTTGGGTTTGCAATTGTCAAGATTCTATTCTGGATTCCAGGTATTGTATCCAAGCACTTTCAATATCGTTTGAAGGATGCCAGCAGAGAGACGCGCATTGTGTTTTCCGACCCTTCTTACTGGATTGTTCTTCCTTACAGCGAAAAGCAAAAACAACCACTCGTCAAGATTCCTCCTCCTCCCATTCGCGAGTCAGCTTTCATTAGAAACAACAGCAACAACAATCCAAATTGCATTTGCGGATGCGGAGGAGTCGAAATCGATTGCTCTTCACAGATTCTATACAACTCATTCACAGAGACCATTTGGAAACCAACACAATCCAATGGCAATTGCCGCGCCGACTGGTCTTACATGAACAGCATTGAAGACAATTTTCGATTTTACGACACACCATTTGGATTCGGTCTTGACACATATTAACAAAAAATACCTCTTGGCACATTAAACAGTTTCCAAAAAGAAATAAAAAAAAAGAAATAAAAAAAAGAAATAAAAAAAAGAATTAAAAAAAAGAAATAAAAAAAAGAAATAAAAAAGAAATAAAAAAAAAGAAATAAAAAAAAGAAATAAAAAAAAAGAATTAAAAAAAAGAAATAAAAAAAAAGAAATAAAAAAAAAGAAATAAAATATATTTTTTTATTTGTATTTATTTGTTTAAAAAATAAATAAATTAAAATAATTTGTTCATGTAAAAATAAGTAAATTGAAAATGAAATAGTTATATTATTTCTTATTAGTGTTTCCCCTTATTCCAAACTCAATGACTACCGTGTCAAATCAACTTGGACCCAACGAACGACGCCTTGCTCACACTGTCGAAGAAATATTACTCGCGCGTATGGAGAATATAAATCCCGTCCCATCGAATGCCGACGAATCTCAAAATCTCGACGACTTCCTGAATCTTGCTCAACGCTATGCAACAATCATTGAACCTTCTGAACCGTTTACTCGTCGAATGCTGGCATTCTTGGAAACGATGCACAATGAACGGTTCCGGACACAACAACGACGCGTTCAAGTTACACGCATCGGCGCGAAACGTGTATTCGGAACCGACATTACTCGCGAAGTTGACCAAAACAGAAACATTGCAAATTCATTTACTTGAAATATAAATTCATTCACCACCGCCTTTAGAACAAAAAAATAAAAAATAATAAAAAATAAAAAATAATAAAAAATAAAACAACCTTTTTATTTTTTATTTTTTTATACACAATTCATTTTATATAATTCATGCAATTCACATCACGTCATAGTTGTATTTTTCGAAACATGTGTGTTTTTTCAACAGGTACATACGCATGCGGTTCAACAATTTGAATACAGTGTGAAATCATTGGTTGAAGGTGAAGGCGAATGTTTCCGCCACCATCATTCACAAATGGAACAAGGTCACCCGCCAAGTATTTCCCGAAATCGTCCGAAACATCCTTTTCAACGTGCTTGAATTTGTCCATATGGTCGGTATACGTGTCACGCGTAATGATGGAAATACGAGAACCGTTTTTCCGTTCTTCCTTCTGAATTCGCAACAAGTATGCCACCAGAATAAACAAGTCATCATTTAGTCCAACGGGAGTGATAATATGAGGCACGTCGCGTAGCACGGCATTTACGCGTGCAGCGTAGGATGGATTGCGTCGTTCATCAGTGTGCGATTTGTGAATGATAACAAGCGGATTGCATCCGTTTCGACGAACAACTTGAATCATGGCATTCAAATCTTCTGGATTGGGAGTGCCGTTATAAGAATGCAGAACATTTCCACCGTCAATGACTGCATCGTACAATGTTGACGAAACGATTTCACCAAGTGCTTTCAAAACAGGAAGATGCTGTCTCGATTTGTTTTTTGGGTCTTTTTCCATTTGACTAACAATTTTTTGAATGTAGTGCTCGCATCCTTGAAGCGTATACCTGGATAAACTTGTCTCAGATTCGACCAACTCGCCACCACCGTCACATGTGGTGGGGCGAGAATCGTGCAAAAACTTTCCGTCCAAGTAACGAAACAGAAATGTGAGGTGGTTTTCAATCATGAATCGAATGTCTTTGGAGTCGAGTAGCGCAGCGTCAATGTATCGCGTGAACAAGTGCACACAATATTCAGGATCGCGATTGTAAACCATGAGCGCAAAATAGTCGCGTTTCATTGAAAGCCGGTCAAACACGCAAGCAATACGCGCATTGTCATTATTTAAAATTGCAAATCGTAGCACCATGGTAACAATGCCTTTTTCTCTCGTCGTTTGAATCAAATCTGCGTTCTGATCAAGCAACAAACGAAACTCATCCATTTTACCGCCTTGGAGCAGCTCGTTCATGGTTCGTTGAAGTTGTCCCAATTCTTTTGCAGTCATCGATCGTTGCATTGCGAAATAAGCAGAATACCGAATAATCAGGATAATAGAAACACTGTAAAATAATATCAAACAAAATAATTTTTCAATTTATTTTATCTTGCATACATTAGACCACAGTTTCCGCCCACAAATGTAAGCACATTAAAGCGTTCCTCAAAAACAGTCAAATTATAATTATAATCATAAATTCTCCACGTTGGTTTATTCACACCCACAGGAACATTCGTTTCTGGATCGCAAATGGTTAAGAACTGCGCTTGTGGATCCAGCGGCGGATAGAACGTTGTAAATTCAAGTTCAATCGTTGAAAACTTGCTGGCATTGATTGCACCGGAAGGTTGAAAATCGCTAGGTTCAGTATTCAGGCAAAAATTGTAACAATAAAGGCCATCCGGTGCTGAACCTCGGCTGCTGGTATATTTTTCCAAATAATTGTAGATGCCGGCATCGAGTAAATTCTCTCTGTATTTACCATCCAATAAAATTCCCAAATTCAGAAGAATGTCTTTTTGATTCTGAACACTAAATGGCGGCGTAATAAAGTAGCCGGTATTTTCAGCCAAGTATGAATTATAACCAGGTCCAAGGTTTGTATGGTATGGTGGATTGCATGGTGTTGGTGGAGCCCATGTTATTGGAACTGTTATTGGAGCTGGTAACAATCCGTCCGGTTTATACTTGTAAGGCCAGTTCGTATAATTTCCCCACTCGTTTCGCAAGTATGCGTCGCTTCTTTGAAAATAAAACATCCAGCTGGCAACCATGCCGAGCGTGCTTTGCAGCCATACGCGACGACTGCCGGTGATATTTTCGAAATCCCACTGATAAACCGATTTAAACAAGTACTGTTGCGGCACGGTTGCAAACTGTTTGGCTTCATCTGCCGACAAAAAGCAGTACGTGGACATGAGGTGAATGTCGGCATTCCAGTCGCTGCGAGTTGAAGTTCCGTAATCCAGTTCAATGTTTGGCGGCGGCTGAATGAATCGATAAAACTGTTGCAAGTTGTCGTTGAAATTGGGCTGAATATAATTTGGCGTCACGTATTCCGGAAAATAAGGTGGGTCGGCGTTTGTGGTGCTGGGTGCGGCGGTAGCACTGCCGGTGGCCGGATTCGAGACGTCCCGAATTACAAACAGTTCGCGAATGGGGCGCAGCGTAATATCGATTTGAAGCTGGTTGTATTGTAGCGCAACGAGCGGAAATGCCATTTTACTGCTAAGCGTGAACCACGCATTGATGGGAATGTACAGTTTTCGGAATCGAATAGAAGGATCAACGCCTGCTGGATTATTTTGATAATTATAAAAGGCATTGGGATACTTGCCATTATTGGATGAAAATGCGGCGGGATTATTGAGTTCCGGAATGTTACCTGTCATGCGGTTATACAAATCGCGCTCGGTCCCATTGAAATTTCTCTCTACAAGCGCTTGCAAATATCCGCCTGTAAGTTTCTGAAGCGTTTGGCCGCCCACGGAAATTGTGATTTCTTTGATTAACTGCGTGCCGATATTCTCGATCCACTTGAATTCATACGGCGTCCACGATTGACTGCAGCTTTGGGGCGGCAATATAGGACTCCAAATGTTTGGTAGAGTGACAACCAGATACGTATCCATGAGCAGTTCAGCATATCGCGGAATGTAAAATGTGAATTTAGAGGACTCGTTCAGCCGTAAATTTCGCTGTCCATCAAAATCAATTCTAAATTTTTGCAAACCGAAATTTGTATATTTCGCATAAGTTGTTTTAAAGAATGTTTTTTTAGGATTGGAATTAAGAATCACGTTCTGGTTACCGTACGCAACCAAATTCAATAAACCTCCTGCCATCGATGTATAATATTAATAATACTTTATGAAATATTTTTTAGAGAGAAGAGAGATAAATATAAAATACTATATAATGTAGATATTATAATTTTAAATTATAATTCACTCAATTAAATAAATACATATAAATTCAACAATTTAAAATATATATAAATTATAAGATTTAGATAAATTCTTATTTTATTTTATTCATAATAGTACAAATATTTCATATAAAAAAAATAAATAAAAATAAATAAATGTCGAGTGCAAGTTCTCCAGGTGGTGATGCCATTTCAGGCGTAGCAAATGCAGCCAACAGCTTTAAACTGCAACTAAAATCATACATTTCGCAAACGGATAATACGACGCTCGTTCACATTATCGGAACCACGCTGGTGATATTTATAGCGGGTTGCATCGCATACTACGTGTATTATAAAACGACGCTGCTTCCAAAAAGCTGCCGACGTTTAAACGGTAAAAAATCGGCGGCACTAAATTCAAGCTGGATTACGACCGCATCGTCGGACCCGTCTTCTCAATACTTACTAAGAGATTACTATATAAAAACGGCATACAATTCTTGCTCAACAGGCAACTTTTCAAACGACTACGTAAACGTGTGCGCGCTTCAACACGCAATTCGAATGGGTTGCAGGTGCCTGGATTTCGAAGTGTATGGTCAAAATGGGAAGCCAATCATTTCTACATCGTTAAGCGATGACAAGTGTATTAAGGAAACCTACAATTCGGTTTCATTTGACGACGCCATGAAGGCGGTGGCGACATCGGCATTTAGTCCGAGTTCAAACGTGTGTCCGAATCCCAGCGATCCCTTGCTACTACTTTTTCGAGTCAAAACCAACGATGTTAGTGTATTAAACAGTATGGCGGATGCAATCAAGTCAAACCTGAATGACAGATTGATTCCGGAATATAATCATGAATTTGGCGGGAAAAACATATGTGCGGAGCCGGTGAATAAGTTTGCTGGAAAAATTGTGATTATTATGGAAAGCAATCCGCTGTTGTACCAGCCGGGAGCGGAACGCATGTATGAAATTACGAACTTGACGAGCAAGGCGTTTCTGAGAATTTTAACCGTGTTTAATGTGCTAAACAGTCCGGACATTACAGAACTTACGTCATTTAATAAACAATACATGACAATTGTTGTTCCGGACCCTTCCATGTCGGCGGAAAATTATGACCCGATGCCGCCGTCTTTGGCTGGATGTCAGTGTATGGCACAATCATTTCAGCTTTTAAGAGACGGAAATTTGGCGGTCTATAATGACTGGTTTGAATCGGGGCCGATGAACAGCGCATTCCTGTTGAAGCCGAAGGATTTAATGTTTGTTCCTCAAACCATTGATGCGCCCACACCACAAGACCCAAAACTCTCGTTTGCCAGTCGCCCGCTGCAATCCAACATGTACAGTTTTACAATTTAATTCGAATCGCGAGTTTTAATTCTTTTATTTACACGAATCATTAAAATAATTAAAAAATTGAAATAAAGGTTTATAGTTAATAATAAGTAATATACGCATTCCATTCTGTAATGCAAGAATCAAAAGAAGAATCGAACGAGTTGAAAGAAAAAGGTAAGAAAAGAAAAATAATAATTAAACCGAAGGCCAGCGTTGTTGTTACGAAAGGAGCCATTGTATCTCATGATCTCGTTGAAACGAATCGTGAATATTTAAAGGAAATTTTCAAAGAGAATCAGTTGGAAGAGTTGGCAAAAAAGTATACGGTCGACAAAGAAAACCGCGAAAAAAACATTTACAATTTCATCGATGCGTATCGCTGCTTCATCAAACAACAATTCAATGAAGAAACGCAACCAAGTGCGGATTACCAGCTATTAGACAAGCTTACTTCAAGTCCAGAAAAAGTGAAAGTGGTATGGAGCGGGTGTTTGCAAGCGTTGCGGCGTCTTCCGAGCGAGTCGATTGGACACATTGTTACTTCGCCTCCGTATTATAATGCGCGCGAATATTCCACATGGCCAAATCTGCAAGCGTACTTGGACGACATGCGTCAAATAATTTCGGAATGTTATCGAGTCCTGGATAACCATCGCGTGTTTGTCTTCAATGTTAGTGATGTGGTAGATAATGACAAAATGGATAAGATCAACGCGTTTGGATTTCGGAAAATCCCGCTACCTGCATACTTTATAACCATGTTTGAGGAATGCGGGTTCACGTATGTGGACGACATTATTTGGGACAAGGGCGAAGTGCAGAGTTCGCGACATAAAAACGGAAATAAACCGTTTCCCTTCTTTCAGTACGCGTGCAATTGTTACGAACATATTCTCATCTTTCACAAGCATCGACTAGAAAAAGACGTCAAGTATCCATGTAATGACTGCGGCAGTTTGAATGTAAAGAGTAACAGCTACACGTTTCGCGGGTTGCGTTCATGGGAATGCAAAAATTCGAATTGTGAACGCAGCGAGTCGGATCGTGGGAAGCGGTTCTCATTAAAAACAATTATGACGCAAAATCCGTTTCGGCAGCAAGAAAATGTGATTCCGAAAGAGCTTGTGCAAGAGTGGCGACGGGATATTCGCAAATTGTCACCGGTGATTAAAATAAATAGCAAAAAAGAAAACAAGTTGGGTCATACTGCACCGTTTCCGATGGACATTCCGCTGATGAGCACGTATTACTATAGCTATCGGGGAGAAATTGTTTTAGATGTATTTGCCGGAAGTTTTACAACGGCGATTGCGGCGCAAAAGCTGGGTCGAATTGGCGTTGGATTTGAACTGCGTAAAGATTTGTTTCGGGAGTGCATCATAAAAAATATTACGAATAACGAGTGCGACCTGGAAGAGATTGAAATTTGAATGAATTACTTACATTAAATGTCGAGCGAATTGTTTACAGCCACCCTTGCTTCTAATTCTGCAATTTTTGCATCTTTTTCTGCATAGCACTTTTTTAGTACAAGTTCTAAATCAAAACCGAGTGAGTTGAATGCCGCATTTATGGAATTTCCTTCCGCCTTTCCAAGAAATACATTTTTGTGGTTATGGTTTAATTTACCAGGAAGTAATCTATCGATGTGGTGTAAATTTATTTTGGTTGCAGTTCGATTGAATTTTTCTCTACCAATATCACCTTCTATTGTGCCGTTTATTATATCTTTAAATTTTATTGATGCGAGTTCAACGTCTCCAAATTTTATCAATTCAGGACAAACAGTTTTCCCATAACGAACTGAATATTCCTGCAACCTATCATTTTCAAGGAACAGTTTGGATTTTTCAAAATCATTTTGAAATTTAGTAAAAATGTCCATTTCAGATGCGCTGAAAAATTGTTTAAAATCCTCCATTTTGATCTTTTGATAAAGCATAACAAATTTAACGTTTTCTATTTCAGATTTGGTAGCATAATCCATTTCATTTTGTCCGATAAGTGTCGGTCCAATATATACCGAATTTCCCTTGTTTCGAAATTTGTCAAGATTTTTAATGTCTTGTACCCACATGATATCTTCTTTTTTGTAATCGTGTCGATTTGAACTTATTTTGTCCCATTCGATTGGTGCAGGATACATTTTCAATTCATCATAGTTTTCATACCTAACAATCAGGGGTAAAGCATTCAACAATTCTTGATTTGAAAAATATTCATTTGGATTACAAAGAATGCGCCAACCAGCTGAATATATAGTATCAAGATTTACAGGATTACTATGATGATTTTCTACAAAACTTATAAATGTAACATTTACCAAATCAAAGCGATTTCTTCTATTCGTAAAGACCCCCCCGCCACCTCTATCTAGTTCACTTTTTGATATTTTGGTTTTTGCGGGAGAATGAAGTATTTTAAATGCATTCTGAAATGAGTTTTTAACATTCATCAATGCATCATCGTGATATTTTGTTTTTGGACGAATTTTTACTTTATTTCCAGTAACAGTACCAATACCACCAATAACGTTATAAAAATCCATATAATCGCGTCGTCTTGTAATAAATTTTAGTATTCATTCTATCAATAAACAATAATTTCAATTTTTATTATTATAAAAATATTTTTATAATAATAATATAGGTATATTAGATAATTATTTAAAAAATGAGCGAAAAGGACATTGAGCGTTCTTTAGAGATATTGAAAAAATCGCAAAAAGAAATAGAGGTATCACAAGGTGAAAAACTGGTGAGCAATCCGACAATTCAAGAAATCATTTCCATTGTTGAACAGTTTTTAATAAAAAAAAAGCTGATTTGCTATGGTGGAACGGCTATAAATAATGTTTTGCCGGAAAAGGATCAATTTTATGACTTGAAACGAGAGATTCCGGACTATGATTTTTTTTCGCCGAATTCGCTAGACGACGCAAAAGAGCTTGCGGATATATTCTATAAAAAGGGGTTCAATGACGTGGAAGCGAAATCCGGCATGCACACGGGAACGTACAAGGTGTTTGTGAATTTCATTGGCGTTGCTGATATTACGTTTATTGAGCCAGAACTTTTTAAAAGTTTGATGCGCGAATCAATCGAGCGGAACGGAATCTTGTACGCGCCAATTAATTTCTTGAGAATGTCCATGTATTTGGAACTGTCGCGTCCAGATGGCGATGTGAGCCGTTGGGAAAAGGTGTATAAACGCCTGCTTCTTTTTAACAAAAACTTTCCGCTGAAAGGAGACAATTGTTTGAAAAGGGCAAAAGATGCGATCGCGGCGCCATCGAAAAAAGAGGAGGAAATATTTGAAATTGTGCGCGATGAAGCCATTTCAGAAAAGCTGGTATTTTTTGGAGGGTACGCATGTGCGCTTTTTTCCGAACACTTGAAAAAAGACCAGCGCCCTATCTTATATTCCGCCGTGCCGTCATTTGATTTGTTGTCTGAAGACGCTAAAAAATCCGCGCATAAATTGAAAGACAAGTTGGAACGAACGGGGCATTTCGGTCGCGTAATCGTGGAAGAACGCGAAGATTTCGGAGAACACGTGTCCGAACACTATGAAATTGTAGTGGACGGAAAAACGGTGGCATTCGTTTATGAGCCGGCGCCCGGCGCTTGTCATAATTATAATGTTGTGCGCGTTAATAAAAAAGATGTGAATATTGCGAGCACAGACACCATTCTCAGCTACTATTTGTTATTTCTTTATATCAATCGCCCGTATTATGATCGAGATCGCTTGCTGTGTATGAGTCAGTACATTTATGATTTGCAGTATGATAACTTGACAAAAAATGATGGCATTTTTAAACGCTTTTCGAAACCGTGCATCGGTAAACAGGTGACATTAAAAGACATCAAGGATGTTAAATCGCACATGTTTAATAAACTCAAAGATAAAAAAGGGACGCGCGAATATGAAGAATGGTTTTTGAATTATAATCCGATTGAAAAATATAAAACCAAGGAACGTAAAGGGAAAGACGCTAAAGTGTTCGACGAAAAAATAAAAGATGTGAATAAATTCTCTCCATCTTATTCTAAACATAGAGACAATGACCGAACAAAAACGAAAACGAGGGCCAGGACAATGACGAGAGCCAGGACAATGACGAGGACGAGAGCCAGGACGAAGACAATGAGGACAAGAACTCATAGAAGAAGAAGCTAAGCTTACACGCGATTATTACTTGTCTTTTTTTTCGATAGCGGTTTGGTAACATTTTCTGCAAAGAGGAACATATATATCATCTGCGCCAATTAATACTTGTTCGGTGCTGTTTGTATTTCGGAATGAGAATGGGGCGCGCGTTCCATCTTTACATTGTCCACAAAGCGCGCGCAGTTTTGTAACCTTGTCGCAGAGCGGAATAAGATCAAGCAGTTTCCCAATTTTCTCTCGTTTGAAATCTCCATCGAGTCCGCAAATGTATACTTTTTTATGTTGGTTTTCCACCATTTCGGATGTAAACTCAACAATATCATGAAAGAACTGACCTTCATTCACCAATATGACATCGCACTCGTTTATTTGTTTCGCGTATTCGGAATTCAGCATAATTTCTTCCATTGAGAAACCCATGATACAAGGTATCATTTGTTTATCATGCGTTGAAAGCATGGTTTCAGAATAACGATCGTCGGCTTTAAAGTTGATTACACATACATTTAATTTACAAAAACAACATTGTCGATAATACGTTAAAAGCATGGACGTTTTTCCAGACCACATGGGTCCAAGAATGAGTTCAAGATGACCCGAAGCAGAAGCAGAAGAAGAAATTGGTTCCATTATTATATCAACTCTCTTATTTGTATAAAATATAGTTTCACATCTTTTTAATTCAATTTTTATGAAATTGTTTTTATAATAAAAATAAATATATATATTACAATGAAAATTAATTTTTTTTTGTAAAAAACCAAGGAGGCAAAATAGATAAAACAGTTAAATAGTCGAAAAATAAATTATTCATAATTTTTAATTTATTTTTATGAATAATTTGAAATTACCATTATACTTAATTAAAGTAATCGAGTTAGGTATATTTTGTATGATGTTTCTCCTATTTTTATTATTGCCGTGTGTGTATAAGATGGTACTACGTCTGTAACTTGTTCTATAGGACCGGTTACGCCAACAACTGAACTCCAGTAAGCAGGTCCAGTTCCACCGCTTGTCAACACTTGACCGCTTGTTCCAAGTGATTTATTAATTCTTAGATTTGTTGTATCTGTTGTTATATTTAAAGTTGCATCGGAATTTGAACTACCATATGTTGCATTTACTGGTCTTGATGCAGGTAAATTAATACATAGTGCAAATTGAACTTGCAATGGACTCGGATTTGAAAGTGAGAATGTTGCACCTGACATATTGCACCTTGAAAATGTTACAAGTCCTCCAAATGTTGCAGGAACGGTAACCAAACCTGAAATTTCACAGTCACTAAAAAAATAATTTCCTGTTACATTTGATGATGGTATCGTTATACCTCCCTGGCATTGAAGTGATGTAAAATAGTTATTATTTTTACCAGCCAAGGTTAAAAGACCTTCAATTTGTAAACTACTTATTGTTATGCTACCATTGCATGAAGAACTAAGTGTTAATCCTCTACCATTGGATAACTCACAAATAGTTCCTTGTCCACGATTCACACCAACTATAGCTATATTTTGTTTATCATTGATTACTACATCAGAACCGCCATATGAACCAGGTGACATATAAACAGCGTTTCCAGAAACTGCTGCATTGATTCCGTCTTGTATATCAGTGACATTATCATTTACATATATAACACTACGCTGTAATCCTGGACCTGTAGGGCCAACAGAACCATCCGAACCGTTAGCACCGTCAGCACCAGCGGGACCTTGTTCACCAGCGGGACCTTGAGCACCGTCAGCACCGTCAGCACCAGCGGGACCAACGGGACCTTGAGCACCGTCGGCACCGTCAGCACCAGCGGGACCAGCGGGACCAACGGGACCTTGAGCACCAGCGGGACCTTGTTCACCAGCGGGACCTTGTTCACCAGCGGGACCAGCGGGACCTTGAGCACCAGCAGCACCTTGAGCACCAGCGGGACCTTGTTCACCAGCGGGACCAGCGGGACCTTGAGCACCAGCAGCACCTTGAGCACCAGCGGGACCAGCGGGACCTTGAGCACCAGCGGGACCGACAGGACCTTGAGCACCAGCGGGACCGACAGGACCTTGAGCACCAGCGGGACCGACAGGACCTTGAGCACCAGCGGGACCGACAGGACCAACAGGACCGGGAGAGTTCTTAAATTCCTGACGAATAAATAATACACGTTTATTTTTTTTATCATTATGATATGAAACAAACATTAATTTTACATTTATGTCATCGATAAGGTCTTCGCCGACAATAATTTTACTACTTGATGGTATTTTTTTAACATTTCGAATAATACCTTTTAAGCGAACATCGCGTTGAAACACGCATATTTGTTTTATATTCGGAGAATATTTTCCTAAAATAATTTTATTAAGTGTATTTGAATTATTATTCTGAATGTCAATATTAAAACTATACTCCAATTGTTCATCGTATAAAATTTTAGAATCACCTAAAGCTTTATCTTCAAAATCAGAGAGAGACATATTGATAATGCTAAAATTCGAGTTATCAGATTTATATTTGTATTTAGAATTTGATGCACCAAAAGACATCAGACGTTTTAAATTATCTTGCAATTCTTTTAAATCGGTTAACTTCAATATTCCACAGGTTTCATTTAACTTATTTGCTAAAAAAGCATGTGTGTAATTGAATTTTGCGTTTCCATTATTATTTACTTCCATTTTATATTTTATTTATACTATATGAAAATATAAAAAGTAATTTAAAAAAAAATATTTATATTTGATTATATAATTTGTATTTGTATTTATGTAAAAAATAATTGAAACTAAAATGAGTTAAAAGTATCATTATTATTAATACACTCATTAATAAAATATGAATTCAAACTTCATAATAAGTGATAATGAATTTAAAAATAAAATAAATAATAATAGTTGCACTGGTAGCACTGGTAGCACTGGTAGCACTGGTAGCACTGGTAGCACTGGTAGCACGAGTAATAATAATAACGATAAAATAAACAATTCAACTCCGTGGGTTGAAAAATATAGACCCTCAAATTTCGACGACATTGTATTGGATGATGTAAATAAAAAAATAATCGAATCCGTCATTGAAAATAATTACTTTCCAAATTTATTATTTTATGGACCACCGGGAACCGGAAAAACAACAACGATCATCAACATGATAAATGCGTACCAAGAAAAATACGATCAAAAAAACAAGGGACTAATGATACATTTAAATGCATCGGATGAACGAGGCATCGACATTATACGAAATCAGATTAGCGGATTTGTAACATCAAAGTCGATGTTTGGTGACGGTATGAAGTTTGTTATACTGGATGAAGTTGATTATATGACAAAAAATGCACAAATAGCGCTTCGATATTTATTAAACAACTTTAACAACTCAATCAATGTTCGTTTTTGTTTGATTTGTAACTATGTAAGCAGAATTGATGAAGCGTTGCAAACCGAATTTGTAAGAATGCGTTTTAACATGTTACCACATTCAAAAATCATATCATTTTTACAAAAAATTAACACGTCTGAAAAACTAAATGCGAGTTTCGAAATATTAACATCGATACAACGCCATTTTAATTCCGACATTCGAAGTATGATAAACTATATGCAGTCAAATCAACACGTCTTGTGCGAATGTAAAGTTATAACGAATGATGTATGGAAAGACGTATCAACAATGTTGAAAACAAAAATGAAACCCGCCGTTATTATTTCTAAATTAAATGAAATTAGTTTAACTTATAATATTGAACGTAAAAATATAATAAAAAATTTTTTGAATTATATTGTTCAACATGAGCCCGAACATATAAACTCAAAATTTTTAGATTTTATTGAATATATAACACACATTCAAGAATGCAAAACAGATCATCTTATTCAATATTTCGTCTTGAGAATGGCAACATTACTATAATATCTCGCGTTTTGTCGTGGGTAAATCAAACTGAAAATCTGGATCCCCGATTATTGTGCGTAATACGTGCGTCGTATATGCCCGAACTAACGCGTCGGCTTCATAGTACCTATAAAAACAATCTTGCAACTTGTATTCAAATTCGGGTTTAAACTGCGTTATATCCTGGATATTATTAAACTTGGATTGAATGCATTGGTATTGACACTCTGGCAATATGTTTCCAATAAATACGCCCTTGCATCTCGGACGAGTATGGTGACTCGGACCAATGTGTTCAATAAGATACTGTTTTCCAACTTTTAGATCAAGAGGGTGAACAATTTGAAGCGGTCTCATTACACGCTGACGGGTGTCTCTTTTCGTTTTATATAAAAATAAATCAATTTTATTATTAAATTTAATAACATTTTTATTATTAAATTTAATAATTTATTACATCAAATTAAATAATAAAGATTTCATTTTATATTTATTTATAAAAAAAAGAATAATAAAAAAAAAAGAATAATTTTTATACATTTCAAATAAAACAAATGAACTCATCGCTATCAGAAACAATGGCAACCGTGTCGGCATTTTCAGGAAATGAAAATAAAGCGCTTTTATGGAGCGTTTTGCACGGAGGTGGAAAATTTATCGGAATACCTGACAGTCAAGTGCCCACCATTAAAGAAATTTTTGAAACGACAATTCATACTATGAGCGAACATTGTCGAAGATTAAATAAACCCCTAAATCTGAATGCAATAAATAAAGAAGCAGTTGTTGTTATATGTAAAAAAATAGAAGCCGTCAAACTGCAATACGCGCAACAACAACAACGACAACCTCCTCTTCAACAAATCTATCAAAAAAAACAACAACAAGTTCCACAACTGGAAACAATTTACAGAGCGGAAGATTTGCAAAAAGAGCGCCAAAATGCATTTCAAAATGAATTTAAAAGAAAAGAAGAAGAAATGTCTTCCATATTAAAGTTAAAAAAACCTGAAGAAATAAATTTCACAGATGACGTTTATGATAAACCGATTGGGGACGACATGGAACGTTTACTTGCAGAAGCATTGGCATCCAGAGAAAGAGAATTGGAACAAATAAAGAATGTTTTTACACCCGAATCAGATTCTTCTCGCATTCATATAGGTGCAAGTGCAAATGCTAATGCAAATGCAAATGCAAATGCAAATAAAGAACAATTTATAACATACAAAATGGCAAATGCAAATAATGAACGGAGTATCAATGAAAAACATGTCAGTTTTGGTAATGAACTACAGTTGCATGTTATTGAAAATGAAATGTTCGAAAACAAATACGATGAAAGTAATAGCGACGGAAACAGTGAGAAAGATGGTGGAGATGTAAGTTTTATTTTCAATAAATTAAAAAAAATTAAAACAAAAAAAAACATTCTTGACGCAAATGACGCAAATGACTATACGGATAGTGGAATGAACGCTGATAAATTTTTACAAATGTCGCAAGATATTGCATACATAAAAACAACCTTGTCTGAAATAGTAACAAAACTAAATAAACTATGTAATCAAGAAGAATCGGAACCACAACCTTTGTCACCTTCTTTATAAACGCCAACTTAATTTTCGCCAGATGTGGTAGTAGTACTGGCGATGGCTGTTTTCGATGATTGAATCGATTTTCTACTTACTTTGCTTTTTGGAGCAAGTGAACTCAACGTGGATGGTCTCTTTTCGCATCGCTTCAAGGTAAATTTTTTTGTTAGTGTCGGCGTATATAACAAGCAAGGAATGGATAAAATCATTCCAGTTACTTTATCATAGACGACATCTTTCGTTTTTATCAATTTTTTTTGCTCAAGACATGCAAATAAAAACGTTTGAAGAAATGATTTATCATCATCGTTCAGATTATTTTCACTCGCATAATTGTCAACAAACGCAATTAGTTTTGAATTTTTCATTGACTTGTCTAGTTTTGTCCACTGGTCTTCCTTGTTTTGTATTCTTTCCTTTTCTAGAAAAGAATCAATGTCCATGTTCGAATTACACTTTGTTAACTGTTTTGTGTTTGTTTTTTTTAGCAACATGGTCTTGTATTTCATGTTTCTGAGCTCGATACATTCTTCTTCTTTTGACGGAATATTCAATTTAACATTGGTTCCATTATTTTCGCCAGTATTACTAGTTGATTTTAAATTATTATAGTTTTCATTTGTTTCTTGCATTGAATGTAAATCCATTGTGAATTTTGTCGGCAACTTATATATATTTATGAAATAGAGTTTAAATCTATTTCATAAATAATAATTTATTCATATTTTATATAAATTTATTTCATAAATAATAATTTATTCATATTTTATATAAATTTATTTCATAAATAATAATTTATTCATATTTTATAAATCGCCATAATTTATATATGAATACAATATACAAATAATAAATGGAAACAATTTCAAATCAAAATTCTGTTGTTTCTATTGAAAACCTTGAAACTCTTCATGCGAACAATGCGAACAATAATAATAATGTAAAATGTAAAGTGTATTTAATAGAAGGAGTTGGTTGGATTGGAAGTATTTTAGTGTTGATTCCGTATGTCGTTCCTTTTTCAAAAACAATTGATTTTGTATTGAATACGATGGGCGCGTCTGGATTATTTGTCGTGTGTGTTACATCAAACCAATATCAGTCAGTTGTTATAAATGCTGCATGGATTTTAGGCGGAATTTATAAATATTTTTATTCATGAAATTCATTATTTATATATTTATTTATATCATGATTGTGGTCGAATTAAAACAAGTGCATGGGTGATGAAGCAGATGACGGGGCCAAACTGCCAACACACATGGAATACGACAGACGGGAAACAAAATATGCTAAAAAGTATGTAAAACAACTCATGAATAAACTGAGCAGCAATCCGAAACTAAATTTCTTTGAAAACAAACTATAGAGAGAAAATACAGTTACAAAAACAAATAAAACGTAAAAAAATATGGAAAACCCATAATAGTACAAACAATATTCACGAGTCAAAGGGCCGAAAAGCGTATCAAGCATGTTATTCATTTTATACTATTTATATGTATAGTATATATAATATTTTGCAAAATAGTTTATAAATTATAAATTATTAATTATTTATAAAAATATTAATATTATATTTCTAAAATTATATAAATTTATCTAAATTTATTTTTTCTTCATTCAACATATCCATCCGTTCGAATAAAAAAAAATAAAAATGATAAAAAATATCAACGTTTCCGGCGTTCATGGTAAAAAGTTAGAAATAATGTTAAAAAATAAATGTATCGAAAACGATACACTATCTATAGAATCGGTATCTATAGAATCGGACTCTAAAAATGTCTCCACGAAATCAGAAGGGATAAAGCGGTCGTCGTGCGAAAAATGGGACTTACCAGAGCACTGTTTTACATGCGCTTATCAATTTAGAGAAGTATCTAAATTGTATTTGAACATGGAAGACACTAGTGTAGAACATCGTTCTCTTATTTTAAAAGAATTAACAAGCAAAATTTCAGGGTATAAACGACAAGATGTCGAAAAAAACATATTTCAAAAAGATTTATTCATATCTCTCGAAGACGTCATTGATAAACTATTATGTTCCAAGTTGAAGTGTTTTTACTGTAAGCGTGATTGTCAGCTTTTATATAAAAACATGTACTCAAAACAACAATGGACGCTGGATCGGATTGATAATAATGTTGGACACAATGCGGACAATGTTGTTATTAGCTGCTTGGAATGCAATTTGAAACGAGGAACCATGGACAGCGACCGTTTTAAATATGGAAAACAGATTGGACTAACATTTCGAAAAATAGAGTAATTTTTATTGTATATTGTATATTTTTATTAATTATTTCTTAAAAAAATGATATAAACCAAGACCATGTAATTATATCATTATTACTATTATTACTATTATTTTTATTTTGTAGGAAATATGAATGCAAATATCATTGACATTGTTGGTGGTTCCGGATATACAACACAGAATGCACTATTATTGACAAACTTGTTGAAATTCTATGAACAAAATGACAACTTGAATGTAATGTTGCAAATTATCAACGGTCATTCGAAGATATCGCTTCGAATTATTGACTGGTTTGCAACCAATTATGCAAAAAAATATTTCACAGTTTATGCAATCAACAATGAATATTCAAAAGGATCCAGACGGTTTAAAGTGTATGTCGACTATAAATTGAAATTGAAAGCGTATTCAAAAAAACGATTCGATCCATTTTGTAGGTGGGATCGAATTACCATTCCCTATACGAATGGCACATACATTCAAACGACGATTGGACAACTCAATTTTTTTAAATGGGCAATTGAAAATAATATTGTGCAATACATTGAACAGCATTACGACACCATTGAAGATGACATGAATGCGAGGAACAGCACCTCAAAACGTTTGTCGTCATCATCGTCTTCCAATTCTTCAACTGCTTCATCATTGTCTTCCATTTCATCGGGATCATCGTGTGATGACAGCAACAGCATTGCAAATGAGGTGAAGAATGAAATAAAAAATGAAATCAAAAGTGAAAAGAACAAAACTAGAAAGAAGCGCGAAGAATTATCTGTTTCGGCGATAAAAAGTATCAAAACAGAAAAAGTGGAAGTAGTGGTTAGTTTCGAATAATACAGTGACTCCTCCCCCCCAATTCATTTATTTTCTATTTTCTAAAACACTTGCAAATAAAGAAGAAACAGGTATGACAAGTATGCCATGACAATCACGATGAGCCATATTGGTATCACGGTTTTATTTTTATATCCGATTCCAAACTGGCGAACGGTTCCGTCTTTATGAAATACGAAACTTGGTTTCACGTATGCCATAATTCCAAATAAAATAATAAACAGTAATATAGACAATGAAGTGATATTTTGTTTAATAAACAGCCGATTCATATTTATTTTTTATTTTTATTAATATAAGTATATGAATATCGCTAAACTCGATTGTTATTATATCAAAATAAAAAAATATGTGAAATTATACATTATACATGAAACTATAAATTAGGTTTATTATGAAATAAATAATGAAATAAAATAATGAAATAAAATAATGAAACAATAAAAAATCAATGAAAAATAATCAAATTGATTTTTTAATGAATAATATCGTCATTATTAGTGTTTCTTGGAATTATATTCTCATCTCAGCATGAACCTGTTTATTTTATCCCTGATTCCGCGCGAAGTTGCCGAAGCCATGATGGACAAACACATTGTAAAAATCATTTTGGAGGCGGTTCAAATGCTGTGTTCTGCTCGTCGCATTCTTCTTCCCGACGATGAGGAAGGCAACGCACCGCTTTACAAAATTGCACACAAAAATCACCCCGTCACAATTTGGTGCAGAGAATCTCAAGCCAATTTTATCTGGACGCTCGACCTCATCGATGAAATGCACAAGGAATGGCAATACCGTTATGACCATCCTGAAACCAAAATCCACAAGTCATACACGGTTGCACAATACTTACGACAGCACATTCCCGACGCATCGCTTTTCCCCCAAGAGCGTCTCACCCCGTTCGCACAAGCCATGCCGGACCAGTATAAATGTGAAAACGACGCAGTCCAAGCGTACCGAAACTACTACATGTCGGAAGAAAAACAAAAGATTGCCACGTGGAACAAGAAACGGGCTGCTCCTTCTTGGTATATTAAAAATGTAAAATAAATGTAAAATAAAATTACTATCAAAAAGACAAAAAAGAATAAAATTATTTTACATTTTATATTTTTTTACATTCTTTTTATTTTGTAAATAATTTTATACATCACCCCAATGTGATCCGCTTGGAAATTTCCGGCGTTCCCTAAATTAATTTATCATTTTCTCTCCATTCTCTCAAGATTCAAATTCGTTGACTCCTTCTACATCCACATAACTGTCGGGATACATGTCGGCAGAATTTGCGTACTCTTCATGTGCATCATCTTCCTGCATTTCATTTTCTTCATCCGGGTCATAGTCCGGTGCGTCTCCTTCATCTGCGACCGCATCTTCGCGAGCCAGCGCCTCCGGGTCCGGATCCCCGGACAACATTGTGCTCACTATTCCGCGCTCCTTTTTACGATTATTGATTCTCTCGATGCGCGATAGTTCTTCCGTTTCAAAATCCGGGTTATAAATTCGCAGACCCGCATTTTTACCAATGGACTGCGAACCCATTTTGTATTTCTTATGATTCAAGTAAATTTGTTTCTGGTCTTCCGACATTTGTTCCACATTCTGTACAATGTCGTCTCTCTCATCGTCGAGAGAACGCAAATAATTCTCACGAATGGTTTCAATGTTGCGATTCATTATTTTCTTATCATCCAAAATGAGATCGAAATACGTGGTTAAAATTCGCGATACTTCTTTTTGCACATCAATTGGATTTTTTTGTTTTGGGGGTTGTCCTTGTCCTTGTCCTTGTCCTTGTCCTTGTCCCGCCTTTTTATCTCGAAACTGTTTGACAGCATTCGAAAAATGCAAATAAGAATAAACGGCCGCTAAAAAGTAATATTCGTATAGAAGCACCGTAATGTGTTTGTTGTCTCCACTATAAATTGGCGTATTCTGGATGATTTCATTCCATAAAACCATGGTCGACTGCACATTTTTCAAAATATTAATAACCGGTTTTTTGTTTCCGATTTTATAAAAATTGCCAAGTGTTTTCGTAACGCGCTCGTTTGAAAACGCAACAATGGACGAAGCGTCGCCGGAAGAAAGTTGTCCGGTAATATAGGGCGGCAACGACTCAATTTCAGACACTTGATTCAGAATCATGTTTGGATACACTTGTGTTATATTTTTGATTGCATTTTTCACGAATTCGACGGATACTTCAAGCGTATTATTCTCTCCGTTAAGCAATGTATTTTCTGTTTTATGAAACAACATAATACCGCCTTTTGTAACGACGCCTTGCGTAATATCGGACGGTGTTCTGAAAACGGCATTCACAGTTGTTTTATTTTTCATATTTAAAAATGCCGTGACTTGCTCCGTCAACAGTTTACTGGTTTGTTCGACGCGTCGTTGTAAATTCCTGGATCTGTCGGCGGTCGGGTTCTCGTTGAATGCTTTCAGTGCGATGAGAACATCTTTATCCAGCACTTGTAAAGATGCAGCAACAGCAACAGGTGCAGATGGCGACAATGTTTTAGTTAAAATGCGGTTCAAATTTTCATTATACGTTCCAACGCGAGCTTCATACATGGGTTTCATCGTTTGACGGTAAACAAGTTGAAGTAAATGCTGTAAATCTTTAATTGTGTAATCCAAGTTGAATTCATTCTTGATTTGAGTGATTAATTTTAGTTTGTTATCGTGTGTCATACCTTTTGCGGATTTCAAAATGTTGAATATGTCACGATTCTCTCCCAATGTGTTTCTGAATTTGCAAATTTTTTCAAGTTCCTCTGAAAGCGCAGTTTCATTTATTTCTCTCAAAGAACTTGCTTCAATTTGTTCGCTTTCTTCTTGTCGCTGTTGCTCTTCTTGTTCTTCCTGCTCTTCAATGGCTGCTCTTGCTTCCATTCGTCCTTCTTTTTGTCCCGTCTTTTTCACTTCTTTTGTTATTTTCTTCTTTTTCGCCGACGACGACGCTTCTTGAGAAGCAGCCGAAGCAACCGCTTTAAGTCCTTTATGCTTGTCATAGTTGCAATACGTCATGAAGGCGTTATAAATCGTATACTCATCAAAATTAGAATGCGTTTCGTGGGACGCGGCGGCGTAATGAATTACACCTTGATCTGCTTGCAGCATTTGCATACCGCGTGTGTCTTTTGGATCCAACATGGTCGCCGCTTCACTCAAAGCGTAAACGTCGTGTAAAATATCTGCATTGCATTCCACCATGTCGCAATAATTTCGAATGTTGGGTTCCTTTTGAATCATGTACTGTAAAACGGTTTCATTATCATCGCCTTTTTCTCCTTTTTCATTGCAGCAAGCGTTCTGAATGTAGTTCTTCGATAACAGCTTTGTCTTGTCCCCCGTTTGCGCCGTGACTGCATCTTGAATGAGTTTCTGAACCAAGAGAGAAAAGTGAATGACTTTTGATTGAATCACGAGTATATTTTGCGTTTGTAAACTGTTTCCATTTTTGAGGTTTCGTTTCAAGTCGTCACAATACGTTTTTGTTACCGGCAAAGGTGTTGCGGTGAGAACGATTGACGGATTGACAAGAAGCGGACGAAACAGGAACATCGCGTCATTTATTCTATGTCTTGCATTCACTTTCATGATTTCGCGCTGTTTTTTAATTGCATCATTATCACGCTTGGCTTCAAAACGCGCTTGCACAACCGGTAAATTTATTATTTTTGTTTTCGTTAAATTGAATAGCGTGTCTCTCATCTTATCCTGGTTTATTTTTTTCACCGAGTTCCAAGGCGCATATTCACTCTTTACTTTTTGCGTAATACACGCCATATAAATAAGGAAGGGCAAATTTGTTTCATCTGCAGAATACGGATACCCCTCAAACGATTTCACACAATTGGGGAATGTGGTTTTGGTTTTAATTTGCGGAATGGATGTTTGCACGACAATGATGATGAGTGCCATGCAATAAAAAATGAGATACTGGTTGTATGTTTTCTCATAGGTTTCATAATCTGCGCTGGTTTTTTTATCCGCTTCATATTGTTCCTTTGTTTTTTTCGCCGGCACAAGAAATTGAATATTTTCAATAATAAATCGTCTCTCTCGCGGTTTAAGAACAATTGACAGTGAATGTTCATAGTGATCAATAATTCCAATCATGGTTTCATATTCTTCTCTCTCTGATTCAAATTCGTATTCTTTTTCTTGTTCACCTTCTTGTTCTTCTTGATCGCCTTCTGCTCCTTCTTCTGCTTCTTCTTCTGCATCTTCTTGTAAAATGGCGGCAGCCATACCGGTTTGTTCAATGCCTTGGTTCTGAATATTAATTTCAATAATTTCGCCCGCATTTACGGACGTGGTATCCGAAGCCATTTGCTGTTCGTCGCGCATTAAATGTAACATGCTTTCACTGTTTCCAGAACCGGAACCTTCCTCTTCGCCAGCAGCCATCCATTCCGATTCGGATACAAATGCAATTCTTGAAATGGTATAGCCGCTGAATTTATCGACAATCTGGTCGCCTTCGCGTTTACCATTGGATTTTTCAATCTGAGAGAGAGCAGACATGTATTTCAATGACTTGGGATCGGCGGGATTATAATTTTGTGCAAGGTCGTAAAAAAAGGTTGGTAGTAAACGTATACCCGTTGTTTTACAATAGAACCAGTGTGCATCGTCGCCTGCTGCCGCACTTCTTAGAAAAAGTTCGCTATTTACCATGTCTAATATGCACTGATACTTTAGCCCCACGTCTTCCAAGCCGAGAATGCAGTTTACAGTATCTTGGTAAGGAGAGGTTACAACGGTTTCAACCCTTTTTTTGTTTTCTTGTGAAAGGGCATATTTTACTTTATTGTATTTTAAAATGTCATTCACCTTTAGTTTATCGAGAAGTTTAATATTTTTCAAATCGAATAAAAATGTTTCATCGATATTTTTCCGTTTTGATTCACTTTTTTGGTCAAACTCGTTAACAATTCTTGAAGTTAAGTTTTGCAGAATGGACGTTTCTGCAACCGATTTATCAAGACACTTTTGATTAATTGAAAAACAAAGCGGACTGGGTTTTGTTTCAGAAGGAATGTTGCAAAAATAAAACGGGTCATCGACTTGCACATTTTGAAGTTCGGGATCATCATCATTTACCCATTTGTTATTTCGCCTTACAAAGTATTGGTAACTTTTATTGCTCATGCCTTCGCTCATGCCTTCTTCTTCTCCTTCGCTCATGCCTTCGCTCACGCCTTCGCTCACGCCTTCGCTCATTTTTAAAGCCGCATAGTCGCCATCTTTAACAACTCGTTTTCCAGAAGGATCGTAGCGAGCATCAAACAAAACGTCACCCTTGTCATTATCAAGCTCTAATGCCGCGGTTGAAGAGTAAATTTTACTCAGCGTAATTTCACGTTTTTTGCATGTTTTTGCATCAGCGGATGATGCAGTTTTTGAGAGGTGTTCTGTAATATCCTGCTGTTCTCTCCGTATAATGCTATCGATTTCAGAAGACGTCAAATCCGAATTTTCTACCGCGAGCGCATCCATGAACAAACGCGCGTAGTCGGTTTCAATTATTATTTTTAATATTTCAGAGGAAGAGAGAAATATGTCATCTTGTCGCTTTAATTCATTGAATTTATACAATTTGAAAATTTCATCAAAGGTTACAGTGGTGTCATCGGCGAGCACAATTTTAGTTTGAAGAGATTCTTTTGTTGCTTTTTTTGATGAAGACGATTTCGAATTGTCGTCGCTGAACGCATTATAAAACATTTCAAGCGACTCGAATCCACTTATATCATTTTTATTAACTAGTTTTTTAAATTCGGATTTGGATACTCCCAGTTTTTTAAAATAGTTGTCAATGTTTTTATGAACAAATGCGCGCATCATTTCATATTGTTGTGCGTTAACATTCTTCGAATAAATTAAAAACGGCTGAAGGGCATAAATCACCTTGTAGAAAGACAAGTAACCATAAACATTCGTTTTGAGTTGTCTTTTTTTTATATTTTTAGTGGATGATTCTTTTTTTCTTGATTCCAACATGAGAAACGCATCTTCATTTGTCGGAACAAACGACGTTATAAACTCTTTAACAACGGCATTTGAAGCGGAACCATTGGCGCTGGCGCTGTCCAATAAAAACAGTGTCGCGTCTTTTAAAAAACTTTTGTATTCCCCAATGACTTCAACTTCTTCCGCTCCACCGTTTCTTTTTTTTTCAACTCGAATCATTTCCGATGGAATATCGTCTCTCATTTTAACATTTGAAATAATGGAATGCCACGTTTTAAGGAATGCAGAATTCAGCGCTGCCTGATCAGCTAAAACCGTGTCGGGTAAAAGCAATTGCGATAAATGAACGGCTGGTTTATCCAGCGTCATAAACGATGTGATAAATACCGAATCGTCAGGAGTTGACTCTACGCGCTTCACGCTGTTTGACTTGACATCTTCAAATTCCAGCTTTGTTAACCCGGTATTATACACTCGATCAATGTAGAAAGGAACAACCGTGGAATTATCTTTATTTGCACGAGACACAATCGTGTCATTGTTTGTGGACAGTGTCAGCGCGTTTGATTGTACCGGTTTGTCTTGTATTACGTAAGTCCGATCCGGATTTCGTTTCGGATTTTCAAACGGGGTCAAGTAAGAATTGAGATCATTCATAATATTGGGATTATGCGGCGCGTTTCGATCCGGGTAAATTCCCTTTTCCTCAATAATCTGTTGCTTAAAGTTGTAAATTCCATTTACAGTGTCTGCTTCTTGCGCGTCGTCACCTGTAACATATAATTTTTTAATGTTTTCAACAATCGGCACAACCCAATACAGTGGTGTGTCAAGATTTTGAATGTGCGGAACGGCCGGCTTGTCTGCGTCGGTAAAGTGGGCGGGCATTTTCGGAACCCCATTTTTATCAAAGATTGAATACTCTTTTCGCAGCTGAAAAAAACGCTCAATGTTTCGATGAATGCTGTTGAGTTCGGCTTCAGTTCGCTTATGTTTTGGAACAGATGCAATTATATTTTCTAGTAAGTCATTGTATTGTTTTATTTCAGAGACAATTTTTTGTGAAGACGGAACTTCGTACATGATGTTTGCAAAAATGTGGTTGCCTTCATCCAGCGCTTCCGAAAGGTCGAGATCGATGCCAACATCCCCTTCTTCGCCTTCGCCTTCGCCTTCGCCTTCTTCGCCTTGAATGGCTTTTTCAACGTCGGATGACTTTGGTGGCGTCGGTTTGTACTCGACAACTTTGATTCGTTTGATCCAAAAAGGCAAACCCCTGCACCCAAAGTTAATAAAAATACTGTCTTTTAATAACTGCTCTTTAATTTCCGGAGAGAAGGAATATGAATGTGGCGACGACGACGACGACGATTCTTTGTCGTCAAGAATAATTTTTACTTCAATCATGTCTTGATTTACGTCAACATCAATAATTTTACACGTGATAACAAGCGGTTTATCTTGATCTTGTTGTCCTGGTTCCGACCCAACGTCTGAATCGCCGCCAGGTGCATCGGGTGCTTCTTTTACATGTTCTCGTATTTGATCTGGTGTTAGCGACAGTTCAACAGATATAACCATATCGATTTTGAGATCATGTTGTTCAACGAATTTATGGGTCGGCTTTCGTTCCACTACTTGTATTTCTAAAATGTCTTCATCTTCAAATTTATCGGCGAATTCGCCGTCGCGAATGCGGAGTTTTGCGAGCTGCTGTGTTTTTTTATCATTGAGATGAATTGTACTCAAGTCAACATATACGACTTCATACACGTTGTTTTGCAGCTTGGATTCGGGAATGGTCGCATTTATTTTTATTTGGTCTCCCAGAAACAGTTTATTGTTCATTTCAATGTCTCTGGTCTCTGGATCAGGATCGAAATTCCGAATTCTCTCTTCTACTTCTACCTCCATTTCAGAATGAATGTCAATATTTTAATTTTATGAAATATGAAATCAATAACTATAATATTCTATTATAAATACGAATATAAATATTATATATAGTAATCATAAGAGAAAATTCTTTAAATTTTAGAATATAATTATTATTTATTTATTCAATTTATTCATTTCTTTTTACTTTTCCAATTCTTATTAAATATTTATGGAATACATTTAAAGAAAAAACGATACTTAACATTAGATTATAGGGTTATAGGAAACAGACAACAATTAATATAAAAATGTCAACATTAGAAGTTCATGGTAAACCGTATTATTATTCTTTTGATTTAAGTTGTGTTCCGTCATTGTATGATTTTATTCAAGGCGATAATGGTTCCGATGACGCCGGGTGTAAATGTTATGATGCATGTGTCAAGTGCAAAGTTGTGGAGGTAACGCATGATTATAGCCATTCCTACTTTTTAGTGAATTATGATAAGAAAATATTGCAAAAGCGTGTTCGCGATGGAGTTGAATATGGATATGAGCAGTATGTTCGTTCAGTGATTTTAAATGCGGATCGAAAAATCGTGTGTTTTTCTCCTCCAATGTGCGAACCTACGCGTAGATCAAAAGATGATTCTGATTTTAAAAACATGTTGGATTTTTCAAAAGTAAAGTTTGCAGAGGAATTTGTGGAAGGAACCATGGTGAATTTGTTTTACAATCCGTCGAATGATGTTCAGGGGTGGGAATTTTCAACGAGGAACATGATTTATCCAACAGAAAAGAGGGAGAATGGTTTGGGTGTAGTGAATAAAAAATGTTTTCGACGGATGTTTTTCGAAGCGTGCGCTGCCGTTGGATTGAAATTTGATGATTTGCCGAAGGAATATTCGTACAGCTTTGTTTTACAGCATCCGGACAATACGATTGTTGCGCCGGTAAAGAGTATGGCCTTGTACATTGTTGCGATGTATTACATTGACGGTACAACCGTGTATGAGATGGATCGGTCTGTTGTGAAGTGGTCGACCTTTTCGAATGTTCGTCGTCCGGCCAGATTTGGACTTTTGAAGGGCGAAGAAGATTTTAATAAGATTCTCAATCTGTGGGCGTCGAGCAACTCGTTGTATTATTATCCGGGCGTCATGTTTCGCACGCATGAAGGCGCGCGTTATAAATTCCGCAACCCGAACTATGAATACGTGAAGAATGCAAAGGGTGCAGTAGAAAAGAGTCGAATTGTTTATTTGCATTTGAAAAAAATTAGAGCACACGATAGATTTCCGGAAGACGAGGAATTTTTCCGACACCAGACGAATTTCTACAATTATACGCACAATTTGCACCAGAATTATTTGGAGTGTTATATTCATAAGAAAAAGCCACTCAAGGAGTTTGCAGCGGAATACAAGAAAAACATGTTTCAGCTACATGAACATTACAAGACAACATTGAAGCCGACTGGTAAACGTGTAACTATGGCGACAGTGATTGACTTTATGAACGAACAAAGTTTGTCGTCGCAACTATTTGTTCTTAGGAAATTTGAGGATAGTGTCAATATCGTTGACGTTGAGGGTTACAAAGCTGATGCCGCGCAAGAAAACGATTATGAAAAGCAGTGTCCTGGTGCGCCGCGCAAATGTAAATTATGATGAGATCACGATACATGTTTTTATGTGTAATGCATATGTGTTATTGCAATAAAAATTTAAATTAGCAGAAATATTAATAATAATAATAAAATAAAATATTCATACAAGATATACCACACGTATGAATATTTTAAAAATAAATTGTAATTTAGTTGTTTTTGGATTTATTTTATTTTTTACATGCATAATTTGTTGTTCCGTGTTTACAAATAATAATAGTATTGAGTCCATGTCATTATCCGAAACTGCAAATGCAGACAGTGTAAAAACAGACATGTTGGCTGCGAAAGTTGGCGCACTTCAGCCACTAGTTGACAAAACGTCAAAGAATGTTGGCGACAATACAACAAGTATTAAAGCGAATATGGATGCAATTACAACTATTTTGAAACAAAATGTAAATAACGTAAATAAAAAAGTTGGAAAGGATATCACGGATAAAAATAATGCGCCTCCGCCGATAACCGGCTTGTCATAAATGAAGGGTTAAGGGTTTATTTTTATGCAGGTTTATAACACAAGCGGACGAATGAATATAGGAGAATTAAATTCAGGTCGTTTTTTCATCATTTTCTTTTTGTTGCAGTATCGAATATAGTATGCCCGTTCTTCATCGTGTTCGGGATGAGGCGAAGGAGTCGTCATCGTCATCGTCATCATTGAATTGCGGTAACGGTTACTAGGGCAAGGGTCGGATGAAATCATCATATTTTGACTTTGTTTTGTTTCACTGTGCGTTGCCTTATTCGCCGCCGTCGTTGTCGTAGTTAAATTATTTTGCATGGCGCAAAGATTGAGTTCGCTCTTTATTTTCAAACGTAAACTTCTTCTCAGAGGTTGTGGCGGTTGAGGAGTTTGCGGATGAACGGGGGTTTGAACGGGGGTTTGAAGAGGCGTCTGAAGATGGAGATATTTCCCTGATAAAGAGGATGATAATGCGGGTCGTAGTGAAACGGGCGATGACGACAACGACGATTCTACATCACTTGTATCCGTTTCAGAGTCGGAGTCGGAGTCGGAGTCGGATTCTTCGTTCATAATAAACCCAAATCGGTTGTAAGACCTGGATATATGGTATTCAAAATTTCGAATAGTTCGTAGTAGTAATTTCATGAGAAATGCAATGATGATGAAAATGTAACCAACGCCCAAAACTAGTTCCATGATATTTGCATTGGTTGTAAGTTCGGTTAAAAGCAGCGCAGAGGATGATGGTGATGAGTTGTTTGTATTTGCTATTGATTTTGAACCTGTCGCATTTGCATTTGCGACTCCTCTTAACAACATTCGCGTTTTTGCTTGTTCAAGAAGGTCTCTAAGAAGCTGCTGATTTTTTGTTGTCATTATTGTATCTCGTCGCTGTCGCTGGTTTGTAAACACTTTTGTTACTTATATGCAAGTACAATGAAAAAATTCAATTTTAATAAAATGATATTAAAGATGAAAACAATAAAGATACAAAATCATATATTAAAAAATTTTATTATTAAAATATTTAGTAATAATATAATAAAATAGTAACATAAGATATGCCCAAAGTGTCAAAGTGCGACAACAAGAACAAAAAGACGCAAAAAAAATATACGTCGCGTCCATCTCCCGCATTCGCTGCAAACGATTGCAAGAATAAAACCAAAAAAGGAAACAATGGCAAATTTTTTAAATCGGTTGCAGATAAAAATGGAGTTTACAAATGGGTTCCAGTTGTTAAAAAAAAATAAAAAAATATAATTCAGTATAAAGTATACATTTTATTACTATATATTATTAAATTTATTTATTATATACATATATTATATAAATTTAATAATATAGTAATAAAAATGAATTTTGATAATCCAGATACCGAAATAATAGGATTAACATCTTTACTACCGAACGTTGACGTACCACCATCGCCCGCCATGACCTCTGCACAATTTGCACCTTTACCGCGAGTCGCGGATGCTGTTGTATCCACAGCTGATGCAGATATAAATTCGAATAGAATGCATCCACGTCCTGTAGGTCCCCATTTTGCGTGGGGAATACCTAAAAAATTAAAGACAAAAACAAACGAACGTCGTCCTAGATGTAACCCCGATTCATATAGAAGATTTGATGACACACAACAACCACCTCCCCCATCCGCATTTATTACTGTTGGTGCAAACGGTGGGAAAAGAAAAAAATGGGGTATAGGTATGAAACGAACCAGAAAAATTAATAAAAATCGTAAACGACGCCAAACAAGAAAAACAAGAAAAATGTAAATAATTCATAAAATTGAAAATCGATATCAAAATGATTTTCTTTATATAATCCAATCAGCCCATTAACAATAACAATAATCATGATGATAAAAAGTAAAAAACTCATGTGTGATATAACGCCTCAACTTGCCCAGTTCCTTGGCGAACCAGATCGGAAAAAAATGTCGCGCACAGAAGTCACGCGCAAAATCGATGCATACATTCAAAAAAATCGCCTTCAAGATGTTATGAATCCCACCAACCTTTATCCAGACAAGAAACTCATGACACTGCTTTTATCCGCTTTTCATCCGAATCCAAGACCTTATCCCAGAATGATTACATTTGAAACGCTGCGTGACATGCTTTCACATCATTGTCTCAATTGTCGGTATGAAGAATACTATTATCGGATTCTGTCCCTTTATAAAATCTTCTAATAGTTCCATCCCGCTACCATCACTTACATGCATTTTATGTACACATGTCAAATAGTAACAATTTTCACTCGTATTGTACTCTTTTTCTTCAATCAAGTAACTGTCGGTCGGTATGTTTATAAACGTGTCGCATTCATATTTTTCTTTCTCACGGGTTGGACAAACATATGTAATGTATACACGATGCACTTTATCATGGTACGCGTTTAAAAACTCATTATATATTCTACTTCCACCAATGATCCATACCTCGTCATACTTTGCAGCTTCACAATGCGCGAGAGCATCGTATATCGAATAAAATATGTTACAATAAGATGATATTGTTGGCAAAGAAGTAGAAATAATAATATTTGTTCTATTTTTCAGCGGTCTTCTTCTCTCTGGAATACTTTGCCACGTATTTTTCCCCATGAGCACCGCATTATGTCCTGCACCTGTTGTTCGTTTCGAAAATAGAGCCATATCATCCTTTAAATGAGGCCACGGTAGCCCGCCTTTTAATCCAATTCCTCCGTTTTCAGTGATTGCAACAGCAACGTTTATCATCATTTTTATAGTATATGTGTTTGTAATTAAGTAAGTATTTAGTAAAAATAATTATTATTATTTTATATTTAATAAGTAAGTAAAGTATATTTCTTTTTCATAAAAAATAAAATAAAAATAAAATAAAAATAAAATAAAAATGAAATTTAAGTTTGAATTTATTATTTTCATTGTTACCGCCGCACTCATTTTAAATACATATTACGACGGCAAATATTTCAAGTTGGCGGAATCCGCAAATGCAAGAAAATATATAAAAATGGCAACCATTGGATTTTTCGGATTGTCCATGTACTTGTTCATGAAGAAAAACCCAGAAAATTCGCACAACATTATGCAACACGCCAACGAATTTATTAAATACATGCCGATTAGTCGCCAATCTGCAGACATGTTGACGCCTTTTTTTGATATGACAAACAAGCGCGCATTCTTTGGACAAGGAGGAGGAGGCGGTGACACAAACGGTGCCGATGATGACGGGGGCTGGACAACTCGACGACAACAAAACAGCGTTAACAAAATCATGACGTCGGGTAAAACAGGCAGCGGGGCCGGTCCCACAAAACGCAGCGTCAGCGAATCCAAAAAGAAATTTGTAGCGGCGCAACAGGGATGGAAATGCGGCGACTGTCAACGCCAACTTCCAGGATGGTTTGAAGTCGATCATAAAATCCGTCTTGAACACGGCGGTTCCAATGCTGTTGATAATTTAGTAGCATTGTGCAGAGACTGCCATGGGAAGAAAACGGCATTCGAAAACTTTTAGTTGACAAGAAAGAGAGATTGAGAGAATAATAAATAAAATTATTTAGTGTTTACTCTTTGTGCACATTTATAATTAAATAATTTTATATAATAAATATATCCCACCAAAAATATATTCTATAACATATTTTTACAGCGAATGAATAATATTAATAATAATTCCACATATCCTGGACCCATTACAACACTCACCAAATTCATCTTCATCGCGCTCGTATGCATCCTTGTCAACATTCCGCTCTACTTTATGGACGAAAAATGGGTCGCCGGACTCTTTACGGGCGCATGGCTGGGTGCAGCAGTTTTGCTATTTCTTTATAATCACTTTTTCAACCTCAACGTAACTTCATACAGCTTGTCCAATTTTTTTAATAGCTATCTTGCCCCCATTGTAGTATACGTATTTTGGATCATATCAATTTACTGGTTGGTCACAGGTAACGCCGATTTGGCCGAAAATCCGAGCGATAGTCCGATTTCCAGAAACATTGCAGCCGTTTTTTGTGCAGCGATCCCCTTTTTAGCAATTATTGTGTCAATCATATACTATAATTTTAGATTGAGTGCAACACACATTATTCCAAAGGCAATTGGATTCAGCATACTTGTATTCATTTTTGGATTGTTCTTTTATTATTTAAACATTTTAAGGACAAGGTGTGACGCCGGTTCGGATTGTTGGGCTTACGCCGGATGGTCAACGTTTTTAGCATTTCTCATAATGACCCTATTTTTCACGTTGTTTCTGCCCAAAGTTACTATTTTAAATCCATTTTTAAGAATATTTCAAATATTTCCCAACAACTTTTTACAAAATATAACGGCACCCATGAACATCTTTTCAATCATTATATATTTAGTACTGTGGATATCTGCAATCATCGTATTTTTTCGCCATGACGACACCTTTGGAGATGAAGAACATGATCCCGTAAATATATTTTTCACAATTATTGCGATTCTCTCCTTCTTTCTACTATTCTTCAAACAAACCACCTTTGCATCCTCAATCATAACGCGAATCATTCAATACTTTGTAAGCCCCGAATTCAGTCCATGGTCAATTTTATTACACGCTGCAATCATTCTCTTGTTTATTTTTTCCATTAATGTTACAACATCATCATTGCACAGATCAGGGTGGTCAAATAATCCTTCCATTCTGGGTATATTCATTTTTATTCTTATTTTAATTCTATGTTATATAGGCATATTATACTACAATTATACACATTAAACATTCTATTTTATTTTTATAAGATTTAATTGATTTATTTTTATTGATTTTTTTATTCTGTTATAGTAAGTGTAGTTGTATTTATATTGAATTCAAATTGTCAACGAAATAAATGAATTCAGATGCAATCAAAATAAATGTAATAAATGCAATGCAATCAGCATCTTTTAAATATTTTATATTATTTGTAATCCTTCTGTCTTTGTCTGTTATGGCATACGGATTCAGTCATAAATTTATTGCGAGTGAATGGTGGGTTTCTTTTTCGATTATCATCCTACTTATATTCTCTCTATTTTTAAAATTCATTTTGAATATTTCAACCATTTACATCATCCTATTTTTTCTTGTGGCTCTTTCAGAAATATTGTTTATAGTCGACCGGTTCACAGGTGTCATCATGTTTTCCGTCGTAGGTTCTCTCATCTTGTACATTCTCTATCTTACATTCGTTCGGGGCGAAAACGTAAACGCATCCGTAAACGCCTTTTTTAGCGACATGTCACTATCCGACCCCATCTACATTCTAACTAAAATAACAACGTTTATTTGCAATTACTTTTTGAAAGGCATTCTGGTTCAGCTTGTTAAAAATTCAATGCTCATCATTTTCCTCATGTACTTGGCGGTGGTCGTCTACATTTACACCAAACAACCTTATCAAGTGGTTTCCGATAACAAATCCATATTCCTCTTTATTTTTCTCTTCATCGGATTTGCGCTGTTGTCGTTGCTTGTGATGGGCTTGGAAGCATTTATTCCCTTTATCACATCATTCATAAAATATGCAATTATTATTGGCATCGTCATTGGCATCATTCTTGCGGTTTTACACGTTTATACCAACGTTCCCATTATTGCAAACACGGTTTTATTCATTCTGAACATCGCAATTCTCGTCGGCATTTTGGCCATGATTGTTCGATTCATTGGGGCAGAGTCGCCCAACTACATTTCCGGTCCGCCCACATGGTCTAGTTTACTCTTTAAAATTATGATTTACCTTCCTTGTATGTGTTTAAACTTGGCCGACTACTTTCGAGGCGAACTGAAATTGGCGCAACGTCAATGGACGTATGTCATTCTTCTGTTCTTTGAAATTGTATTCATCGCATTACTGTTCCTGCTTCCAAAAGTGTTTGATGCCGTCGTAAATCACAACGGTGAAATCATTGTAGATGCGGTATTGCCTCTCAACGAAAAAAGTGATCCATTTGATATTACAACAAACAATGCAGACAACAGCACAACCGTTTCTTTAACACCATCTCTCGCAGAAAATGTGAAGACAAATACGCCGCATTACAGTTACGGCATTTCCGCGTGGTTCTACATTCACCCCGAACCTCCGAAAAACAGCTATTCATCCAAAGGAGGAATCAGTATTCTTAATTTTGCAACCGATTCAAATGGCACCACGGCGCAAGGAGCACCGCAAGTTTTATTCGACCCGAGCGGAAACCAACTCGCAATAAGCGTTCAAACCGAAACAAACAACAACGCCGTAAATGTAACCCTTCCAAATCAGATTTTACTACAACGTTGGAACCACTTGTTTATTAACTTTAACAACAACGGAATAATGGATGTGTTTTTAAACAATCATTTAGAAAGTTCAACACCAAACGTCATTCCAAAACTTCCCAAAGCACTTATTGTTGGTTCAAAACCGGGAGGAATATACGGTCAAGCATGTAATGTCGTGTATTACAAAGACGTTGTTGGTAGTCAAGGCATTTCTTGGATTTATAATAGCCATAAATTATTAAACCCACCTCTTAAACCCAACTTTTAGAAAAATAGAGATATTTTAGAGAAAAATACATATTTTGCAATTATTTTGCAATTATTTTGCAATTATTTTGCAATTATTTTGCAATTATTTTGCAATTATTTTGCAATTATTTTGCAATTATTTTATAAATAAATATATAATATATAAATAGAAACAAATAGTCGGGTATCAGCATTCTTATAAAATGGATTTTTCTTGGTCGACGCTCATCATTGTTATACTCGTAATTCTTATCATTTACTTCATATGGTCAATTTTGGCTTCATCTTCTTCAAGCACCGTCATTAGTGGCGAACAGGACGCAAGTGCTCAAACAACAATTTCTATATCTGACAAAACCTACAGTTTTGCACTTTCCGCTTGGATTTATGTTAGCGATTGGAGTTCCACATCTGGAGAAAAATCGATTATTAGTTCCGAATCCGACACATCAACAAAAACTCCCAATCTTCTTATAAGTTTAGGGAAAGACAACAATGTATTAAATGTAACATTGGGAAACAGCGGAAGCACAATTCCTCCCATTCAAAACATTCCACTTCAAACCTGGGTGTCCATTATTTTAAATGTGAACAACGGAAGTTCCATCGATATTTACATCAACGGAAAACTGGTGCAAACAAACGCTTTACAAACGGCATGGAGTTTGGATAGTGGATCGCTCTACGTTGGATCTAAAACAAGCGGTTTTACTGGACACATTACCATGGCAGTATTACATAAAGCACCACTCGGCCCTCAAGACGCGTGGGATATTTATTCCAGCGGCTATGGCAGCAACGGTTCAAGTTCGGCTGTCGATTTTTTCAACAAGTACAAAATCCGTTTCGCTTTTGTTAAAGATAATGTCGAATTATCTCGTCTCGATGTTTAACATCAATAAATAAATTTAGATTCATAAAATTATTTTATTGATATTATATATCCCCTCTAGCCCTCTAGATATATAATATCTATAATATCAATAAATAATCAATAAATAATCATTAAATAATCATTAAATAATCAATAAATAATCATTAAATAATACAAGACAAGATTCAAAAAAATCAAAAATGTTGTTTTATGGAAAAGAAATCGACTTTACAATTATTATTTTAATTGTTATTGTACTTTTAGCCGCTTATATCGTTTTTTCGTATTATCAGCAACAAAAACAATCCATTCCAATCATTGTTGATTCGCACTCTACAATAACATCCACAACTGTTGCAATCCCTGGAAAAACGCAGTTGAAAAATGGTGCATTTGCAATTTCTCTCTGGATTAAATTCAACTCTTCTATTCCATCCTCTGTTCCGTCGTTCAACCTGCTACGCCTGACAAAAACAAGTGGAACGTCTCCGTCGCCCATCACCTTGACACTCGATGCCAACGGCAACCTCGTTGTTTCAACAATTGTGGCAACAACGAGTACAAATACAAACATCATATTGTTTCCCATCGGAGAAGCCGTCAACGTCGTTTTAAACTACAATGGCGACGACGACATTGATCCCGATAAAGACGAAACCGTGTATGATCCGACAACAAATTCAAAAATATCTATTTTTAATCCTAGCGGAAATACGTTTTACAATAACAGTAAACGTGCACTCGACGTCTATATTAACGGACTCTTGAATAATACAATTTCCGTTGACACGCTGACGAATTCAAAAATTGACCCCGATTCGCCGCCATACATTACCTACATGGACGCATCCATGAACTACATGACAACCAACGGAAACCAAATCATCGTCGGCGATGACTCGTCGGCCGTTGTCGACGGAACGATATCAAATGCCGAATTCATTAAAGGTGGATGTTCGCCCCAAAATGTTCGCGATATTTTTAATCAAGGGGAATCCGGCAGTATTCTTGAAAACTTGTTGTCTTATAAACTTCGTTTCAGTTTTATCGAAGATAATAAAGAAATGAAAACGTATGACTTTCCATAGTGGTAAGTGGTAGTACGTCTTTCTATAAACGGCCAACGAATCGCTGCGATAATAACATTAGTCCACCGAAAATAGAGAGATTCTTGGTAAATGAAATCATTTCATCTGGATTCGTCGGAAAATGGAAAATCAAAATCGTCATCGCAGTAAACACCGCCAAGCCAATCGTTGCAACATATGCATACTCTTCATACTTGTTTGTATAGAGAGAATACAATATTAGTAAACTTCCAAGCGTAAGTAGTCCAATCACTCCTGCAATGGCTGTATTGTATACGAGAGAAACGAGCGCTTTGCTTTGACTCAATGCCTTTTTGAAATACACTAGAGCCGGAATACCTGCGATTACTATGCTAATAAGAAAAAATAAATATACATTTAATTGACTTGTTCGCCCTTTTGGCTCATTTGTTATCAGAATAATATAAAAATACGCAATCGCAGAAGCAACGGCAGCAATAAATATGGGATTCAATTGAATTGCGTTTACCTTTGTTTCTAGGAAATCAACTGTGCCTTTAAAGGACGTGATTTTATTTATACCACCCGCTAAAAATAGTAACAGCAGTAAAAATGCATTAAAACAAATAAATAATTTATTATCCATTTTATTATTTATTTATATTTTATTTAATTTATATTTTTTTATTTGTCCCAAGTGTATTCCAAGCAACGAAATTACTACATTGACGATGAATTATTTAGACGTGGCATTGTTCGACGACGTCTGGTTTGTGTCTTTATTCTCATCATATTTTCCACATTTTTCAAAGGGGCTAGTGCCGTTCCCGTTGCAACGCATATTATTATATTTTTCATTTCACTCAACGTCACCTCTATTCCTGAAATCATTTTTACTCCTGGATAAATTATTAATGCATTATTTATTAACTCTTGAATTGACTCATTATACACATCATCAACTTTTTTATTTATTGCATCATTTTTACCGCCAAATAGTGATGATAAATTTCCCACAATGCTTCTAAATAGTGATATTCCGTGAACTTTTGTACCTCTTACAATTCCCATAGGTTCGTATTTTGTAACATCATACGTCATTAAAGATGACAGTTTTATATTATTAGAATTAATTATAAATGTTTCTTCCATAAATATAATTTTTATATATACAAATAAAATAATTTACAATTTATATTATAAAATTTTAATATTTATACTTTCGAAAGCGCATATCCGTTCTCTCCCGTCGTGAAAACCCGTTTATATTGCTGTCCCGTTTCATGCATCTTCAAATGACACGATTCGCACACCGTCAGTAAATTCGCCCGATGATTTTTATGAAAATGCTCAATATAGTCGTTTGCATCCGCTTCCCTTTGATGCTGCAAATGATGCACTTCTTCGCCTAAATTTTGTTTGCATAGCTCACAGAGCCCCTTCACTTTATGCGCATTAAAATGACTCGGCTTGAAATTCAAATCCCCCGCTTGTTTCTTATCACGATACTTTAACCGAATCGCATTCGCCATCTTCAAAAAATCATCCGGCAAATGCAGCGACTTGCACACTTCAAGACCATACATGCTCGGCCCCGCACCGTCGCGCAACTTTCGGTCATATATTAGGACATCGCGCGCCCGATCATACGTTACCGCCATGTGCTTCGTACAAAGTTGGTCCATTTGTGCAATTTCCTCGTAGCCCACAATCTCGTGCATGTGTGTCGCAAACACAAAACAGCTTTTTAGTGCATGCAGCTTCTGTAGTCCAGCGACGAAAATACTAATGGCAGAATCAATTTCCGTTCCGGAACACAGTTCGTCTCCCAAAATTAAACTGTTTTGGTCCGCGCATTTTAAAATCACTCGAAGTTCCGACATTTCAACCGCAAACGTGGACATCCCCTTGAACAAATTATCGTTTCCTAATATTCGCGTCATAATGTTTGTATACGGCCGATACGTGAATGCCGAACACGGCACGTAAAGTCCCGCTTGCGCCATGATGATGCAAATTCCTAGCGCCCGGATCATACTCGTTTTTCCAACTGCATTCGTCCCGTATAAAAGCATGCCGCGCTCGTTTAAACCAAGCGAAATGTCATTCGTCACATATATCTCGTCCTCGTTCATTCGCTCGATTAAACAGTGCCGAATGTCTTTCGCGTCAACATAGGAGGACTCCTCCCCCACCTTTCCCGCATCAATCGTCGGTTTACAATACTTGTATTTGCGAGCAATGTACGCCTGATTCTGAATTAAATCGACATCCGTAACGAATGAAACAATGGTCTGAAACGACTCTTGACACTCTTTGAGTTCGCAAACGAATTTATGAAACACAAGCCCGATTTCATCGCGAATTTTATTTCTCGTTTCGCTAATCGATGCGCACACGCTGGATAACGCCTCGTGCACGAATGTCACTGCACTGCTTCCCGCTTTCACGAATTGCAACGTTGATACATCAAAATCAAATGTTTTTACTACTTTTTTACAACACTTGTCCTCATGTTGACGAATCGACTCGTATTCCAGTTTGGAAACGTGCTCTTTCGCCTTGACCCTTTTACCAATTTGTTCCAGTAACAACTTGCTGCGCCGTTCCGTCGTCTGAATACTGTATCCCGCCTTTTCCGTTTCGTGCCTTTTTACAAATTCTTTTTCTTTATCGCCCCCTTTTTTGTCGCCCTTTTTCTCTCCAATCGCAATCAAGTCATTACAGAATAACCGAATGGCCTCCAAAATACCGCATCCGTCTTCATTCGCAATATACGTTTGATCGAGATCCTTGCTAATACCCGGTTTTACAAAACAATCCTGATAACTTAAATCGAAATCGAGAGAATCGACAGACATACACTTGTCAATAAAAAAACACGCGTCTATTTTTCTCAAAAGGTCGCTGCACATTTTCGTAATTCTCTCTGGATCCGCATCTGCGCGAAAATATTTCAACAAGGTAGTATCGCGTTTTATTGATTCATACATTTGCGAAATCATTTGAAGATTGGTATGTAAAACATAGAGAGAATTCGGACAAATCTTTCCCATCTGTATTTTACGATGCAGTTTTTCAATGTCTTTTATATTTTCAAGTGCGCTTCTCCAATTCATATACACACCAGCATTTGTTGATTCATTCTTTAAAACATAATCTGTAATGTCGTATTCTCTCTGGATCGTGCCAACATGAAACGACGGATGCAGTAGCCGATAATAAAACCGCCTTGAACCCATCGGCGTTTTGCATTTATTTAACAGGCGGAAGACGGATGAATTTGATCCGGTGCTGTCGCTGCCGCTGCCGCCAAGCCCTTTTGCATCAATAACGTTCAACTGTTCCAGCGTGTGATTCGCTAAAACCATGCGATCCGATCGATTTTCAAATTCCGGCTCTTCAATCTTCGACGTCAAATTCGGATTATGTTCATATACGAAATGAAGTAAAAATGTGTACGCTTGAACTGCAAACTCGTACGCGGAATAATTCTGAAAAATCGCGTTGCACACATGAAACGAAAAAAACTTTCCCAGCACTTCTTTCCGGTACGTTTGCTTTTCTGCATTTTTTGCCTGGATCAAGAAAGGGTGCGGGTGCGGATCGCCAGCGCACGACTCAGTCAAATCAATCCAGTGAATCGCACTTGCAGTCGAAGCAATGTTGGCATAATTTTTTACGTCTTCAATTTCATTTGCAGAGAGATTTGAAATAATAATAACTTCGCTCGGGCGAAACGACGACACAAATCGCTCCAGTTCGTCATACGTCGTCTGAACATGACGCGGATTCAATTCGGACTCCGTCTCAAAACATGCGCTTTTTCCCGTATAAATATCAATATTCGACATTCCCATAATGATTTTCTTATTCATTCCATTTGCACCCACCTTTACGCGCTGAATCCAAAAACACGACGTGTTGTTTGAGAGAATCGCGGAATCGCTTGAAAAAAATGTGCCCGGCGAATAAATGCAGTACAAGCTTCGTGTCGTGTTTGCGCCTTGCCCATCTTGCACGTACACTACAATCGTATATCCGCGATCCTGCATTTTCTTCACATACCGCTCCAAACTGTAGTCCCTGAAATTGCACGTGAACGGGAAGCCCGCCATGCACCTACCGTTTGTAATGGAAGTATTTAAATCACAAACCGTACAAAATTCTCTCATATTTGCATCCGCGATATTATTATTCGCGTCTGCTTTTGAATAACACTCGAAAAATGAACCCACCTGCATCAACAATATTGTTTTTTGTCCGTATTTATTTACATATTCTCTCGAGATGCGAAAATACTCATCCGTTAATGATGTTGCTGACATGATTTTAATCGCGCATAGATATATTTATTCATGCTGTCATTTTATATTCGTTTTGTAAATAATATTTTTAATAATTGAAAATATTATCACCATTTACTAGCTACGATTCGATACACGCTTCATAAAACGATAAAAAACGTAGAGAGAAAATCCAGTCATAAAAATATAAAATGCTTTCACATACACGTCGTCCGGCAATTTCGAAAAATCATTCATAACGTCGAAAGTTTTTAGTGATGCTTTGGCCTTATTTCGACGTTTTTTTTTATTGCCATTGTTATTGCAACCAACCCTTTTATAATTCGATAGATTGCATCCACTATTTCTTTTATTATGAGTCGAATGTGTTGAAAACATGTTTCCATTACCGCCGGTATTAAAATCCTCGTCATCGCTGGAATCGCCGCCGCGATTCTTGGCATCCATACGAGCCGTAAATGTTTCCGTGCACGTTAACGACGGGTCGGCCGGGTTTTTCTTATCATTAAAAATACACGGGTCCATGTTTCTCACGTCTGCAACAGCCACGTATTGCGTTTCCATGCTCACATTGTCTTTACCCGTATCATTCAAATTTGCATCTGCAACCGGAACAATGGTTTCAAGCGTTACCGACATGCAGTCCGGATTATCGCCCATCATGAATGATTTGAATAAATTCAAGGGGTTCAATTTCCCTAAATCGCCCAAAAGTCCGGGAATAATTCCCTCAAATTCCGTAAAATCGGTGCCTCCAAGCCCCGATGAAATAAACGGAATATTGCCATTCGGCACGTTGTCAATGTAAATGTAGCGATCCACTTTTTGCCCGGATGCAACATCGGTGCACTGTCCGCCCGTCTTTAAAAAGAATCTATCACCCAGTGGCCCGCCGGTAGTCGATCCCGCATTTCCTGAAACCAGCACTTCAACGTAGTTAATAAGACCGTTCACGTTATTTGTTAGCGCGCCGAAATTGCCGTCGGACGACATGCCTATATCCGACGGTTTTAAAATGCGTTTCCAATATAAATAGTCGGGGCCCAGCAAATTTTGCTCCATTCCCTTCATATCTGTCATGACATCTGAAAAAAAATTCGACATTTTATATCCTTATTTATTTATTCTATTTTATAAAATGTTTTTTTATACTGATATATATTTTTATTATTTATTTTATTTATATAATAAATAATATTATTGTTATTGCTATTGTTATATTGTTATTTTGTTATTTTATTATTTTTCACAAGAACTTTCCCAAAAACACACTTTTTCGTCCTGCATAAAATTGTTGTACACTGTATCTGAAACGTATTATTCGAAATACATGGCTACACATACATGCGTGCGGAAAATGATAATCCTACCACCACCATTCCCCACAAACCAACGCCTGCACACTAATCATTTCTAGAACCTGTTTATCATACGGTCTTGAAAACTCAGTAAATTTACCTTCATCTACATTAAATTTTACTCCTGAATATAAACTTTTACACTTTACACCCTTCTTACTTAGTAAATCTTTAAATTCTGGAACGTTCAGCATATCTTTAGTCGCATTAATTACATTCACAGTCCCAACAAAGTTATTATCACTAAGACATTTAGCAACTATTTTCATCTCGTCTGGATTATCTATAATCAAGTTAACCGTTCGAAAGTCAAACAAATTTACAAAAATAGGAATTTCAATTACCCGCATGTTCTTTACGTTAGTACTATCCTTAAAATATTCAATTGCTTGATCATAATATGAATTTATTTTGTCAGATACAACAACTAAACTAGTTTTTTTTACCGGTTCTTCCGATGAAGTAACAACGTCGCCAGTTTCAAGGGTTGACAATACTTGACTAAATGGAGATAGTTGAAATCGAATATGTTCTTTCACGTGCTTTGTTAATGATACACTTTGTCGAACATCGTCCGAAGTGGATAATGTTGCAAATAGTTGAACTCCTTCAAATATTTTACGATTTTTTTTGAAATTTTTTAGCTTGTCTTCTAAATGGTTTACGAGCAAAAGTAAAGCTTCGTCATTGAGATGAAGAATGAATGTTCTAGTACCTTTTTTTATTTGTTTCACCATAAATCTACAAATGTGTGTTGGATTACCTGAAGTTTTCACTTGTTTTCTTGGCATATCCGTATATTTTTGTAATATCTCTTTAGTGAAAACATGTTCTGATTGAATCAACGCAATATGATACGGAGGAATATCTTGTCCCTGTGGCGTATAACTATTCGCTGCACATTGTTTCGCGTTTTTATTTTTGGTATTCATAATATTCTTTGAAATTGGCATTGTTATAAACTAGTATAATATTATTTTTTTTCAAAAAAATAATAAACTAATAATATTATTTTTTTTGTTTTTATTATTAAAATATCTTTTAATTGTTATTACACATTGTATACTACTTATTAACGTTACTGAACACAAACGCGGTAATACGTTGAATGAATCGCCGACTTGCTGGGTCGGTCAATTTTGCAAACATCACCCGGCCGCATTCCAATCGCTAAAGCAACCGGATCATACCTGGAAATATCCGGTAGTTGCGATTTATCGGCCACATTATACTTCTTCATCATGTCCTCCGTCTCTTCCTTTGATAAAATGGTGTGCGGCGGAACATACTGATGATTCAAAATGTTAAATTGAAGCCGATCCAATGAAAGTAGAACAATGTATCTTCCCTGCAAAAAGAGCTGATTCAAATACTGATTCATAGTTTTGACTTCTTGTTTCGTAACAATAATCAGCATATCCTTTTCCGTCAAAACGGTATCATTTGCATTGGTTGATATTCCCAGCCCTCCAATTTCACCGCCGGAACCTAAGACATACAAATCTTCAACCAAGTCGTTAATGTGTCCCGTGCTCAATAGTTTCTCAAGGTGAAACTTAATGTACACTTTTTTCTTTGGTTTTTTTTCATTCATAGCGGCCTTACCTTTTTCTGATGACGACGACGACGACGACGACGACGATTTCGTTTCCACCAACATGTCAAGCTGTTTATGCGCATACATGGCATTCACTTCATTCACGCCGAAATTCGTGTAGCCCTCTACATCATATCCCTGTGCCGCCATTAATTCCAATAAAATCTTTCTCGCATTATACAATCGCGCAATTGTTTTACTCGCATTCGATGACATTGTTTTGATTTTCGCTTCGCTTTATACTTGGTTCGCTTTATGGCTTCGCTTCGCTTTATGCTTCGCTATTAACAATAATATATGTATACATCTTTAATTCAATTTTTATACTATTTTATTCATTTATAAAAAAAATAATTAAAAAAATAAAATAGTATAAAAATAAAATAGTATTATTTTTTATTTTAATTTTAATGAAAGGATATTATATCAATTTAGATGAACGGGTTGACAGAATGAAACATTTTGAGAATTTAAAGCTTACATATGATTTTTTTACAAATATAAAAAGATTATCAGCGATAAAAAATAGTAATGGCGCCATAGGTTGTGGAATGTCACACATTGAAGCATTGACAAAATTATTAGAATGCGCCGATGACTCAGATGACTATTTTATGGTCTGTGAAGACGATCTTTGTATTTTACACGACGATAACTACAATAATTTTGTTAAAGATTTCAATACCATTAAAGATAAACCGTGGGATATCATTGTTATTACGCCTAGTGGAGATAAAATGCCCGGTCTGCCATATCATAATTTTTATAGAATTCATAATAATCAGACAGCTACCGCTTATATTATAAAAAAAACATTTGTTCCTGTTTTGATATCTAATTTTAAACAGTCGGTCAATGGATTGGTAAAAGGAGGTCATCCAAATACGTATGCAATCGACCAATGGTGGAAACAATTGCAGCATCAATACATATTCTGTTACTATAAAGATATTTATGCAGGACAATTGGTCGGTTATTCCAATATTGAAAATAGAAATATAAATTATAATGAACGCTTTCTTCGTCAATAACGGTTTTTGCTAGAGTTTATGCTATTTAGAGAAATGTAACATCAAACATCACGAAAAAAATGGTCTGATAAAAAATGTAACGCATTCTTCTTTAAATCGTCATCCATATAATAACCAATTGCATGATCCTCTATAACGTGTTCTTTTATTCGCTCTTTTTTGGAAAGTAAATTTACGACTGCCGCTTTGGATAAAAAATAAAATCGACCACTACAATAACTTGTTCTTCTCAATAATAATTTTTTAGGTAATTCGGAATGAACAGTGTAATACGTCGAATAATGATCGTTAACATTCAGTAGTCGCCCACCATAATTATAGTTTTTAGTTGAAAGCGTTGTCATCATTTTATTAAAAAAATCATCGTCGACTAGTTCTTGGTCATCGTCCGTCTTAAAAATATAGTCGTAATTATATGTATGATTTACAGCTTCAAGCGCCGTGATAACCTTGTGAGGCAAACTCAAATAATCGTCATTCGTTTTCGTATAAAGAATTCTATTGTGAAAATCAAAAAAATAATTGGCATCATCATTATTATTTTTACATTTCTCAACATCGCCAATCACATGAAAATAAATTATATTGTTATTACTATTATTACTATTATTATTATTATTACTGTCTAGTTTTTTTAGCCATGTTTCAATTTGTCGGTCGGCCTTGTATTTGTACTTGTAACAATTGAGAATTAATAAAATATATTTTTGGTCAATCATATTTTATTATAATTAATATGTATTTATTTATTTATGTTGATATTTTGAATCTATTATTATTTAATGATTCTATTATTTATTGAATTCAGTTTTTAATTGATTTACTGAATATCAACATGTGTCAAAAAGTGACGCCTGCAACACATCTTCGTAAATCCAATGTCGTCTAGAACTTGCCCTTCCGCCGTTTTTTTAATATTGTGCTTCGTCAAATAAAGCACCTTGTCAACCGCAACGTCTCCGCCTCCCTGTTCCTCCAGCTTCTTCTCTCTCACCTTATTCAAGTAGTATCGATACTTGTCTGCAATTACCTTGCCGCACGTATAACACTTGACCGGAATAATCATTTGTTCTTATAATACTCCTCGTCTATATAATCTATACAACTATATTATTCTATATCAATTTTTATTTTAATTCTTTTTTTTGATTTATTGTAAACAATTAAAATTGCGAAATTATTTTTTATGCGACCCGTTCCCGTTCCTTGCTTCTATTCATTTGTTTTTTTTTCATTGCTTTTTTTTCATTGCTTTTTTTTTCATTGCTTTTCTTTTCATGGTTTTTCTTTTCATTACTTTTCCTTTCATGGTTTTCATTGATTTTTTTTTCAGTGTGCGGCGGCGCCCACGCGATCCACCTGCTGATGATACTGGTATCTCTTGTCGTTCTCGTTCAGGACGTATCATTGTTAATAGATTAGAAAAGAATGATTTTTGTTGAGGTTGTTGAGGTTGTTGAGGTTGTTGAGGAGGAGAAGCAGGAGGCGGCGGCATGTTTTCAAGTTCCTCAAGTTTCTCTAAACCGTTTTTAAATCTATCCGCATATTTTGTAAATTTGGCAGGACATTTTATTTTATCTAAATGCTCCCCGGGTTGACAATAAGTGATATCAAATCGGTAAATGTATCCAAGTTGCTCAAATAAACTGATGAGATAGCCATAAATACCAATTGCGCAATACGCATCATTCAATTTATTTCTCAAACAGTAAGACGGTGTAAGTGTTTTGTACTTGTTTCGATTTTTTGAATTCGCTTGCATAACCCGAACAACATGCATCACCGTGGGAAAACAAGTGTAACTTTCCTCGCGATAAACTAGAGCTTTTGACGTATTCATCAATATTTCAGTAAGCTTATCGCTTGAAATGTCCACGATTCCTTCGGTAAAATAACGCATCTTTAATTGCACTGTTGACTCTTCTGCCGTTTGAACCAACTTGTAATATTCTTCTCGTGCGTCTGCGTATGGTTGTGACATGTAACTACTCGCAATGTTTTTGGCCTGGTCAAACGCAACATCAAGGTCTTTATCCACATTCACATTCTCAGGGGGGACGGTTGCATACTTTGCATACCTTCTTACAATTTCCAAAAAATTTGTTCCAGTTTTTTTAGTCGCCACATCTAAAAAGTCGGTAATTTTGAACGATTCTACTATTTCAGCAACAGATGCGCGGGACCCAATATCTTTTTGGGCAATGATATAATTTCTTATTATGCCTGCAAATACAAAGGGTAACAATTTCAAAAAATCAGAATAAGTTAATATGCTTGTGTCGTATGGAAATACATCACGAACATTACTACAAGAATTTGCATCTGTTTGTAAATTGTCCCTTCTGTCCGGAATTGTAACAAGATCGGCATACGTCTCAATGTCAAATTTTAAACTACTTTTTCCGGTAAAGATCAAAAATGAATCTTCAAAAACAGATACAATGTATGCCAACCCATCAACACTTGGATTGAATCCGGAGAATTGGATCCCTAAATCAATGTCAGACGAAGGAGTTATGCTTCCAAATATTCCCATCTTGTAATTTTTCAATTCAGCCACTATTTCCTTCCTAAATATTCTTTTAAGAGTTCTCGAATGCTGATAAACCTCATTAAAAAGTCCCTCCTTATTCATCATTTCAGTCACTGTCATCAATAATTGATAAAACAACAATGTGCGTAGACACCATAATTCTTTTTGCTTCTGATCATCGTATCTTCTTATTTGGTGAGGATAATCAAAATTCTCCATTGATATTCCAGAAGTGGAAACAATTCTATCCGTGATGCTTTTCATTCGTAATGTAAGCACTTCATGCGTGTTTGCATCCTTAAATATTCCCGTATCCATCGATACTCCTGGCAATAAGTATTCGTCGACATTAAACCCGTATAAATTCGCAAATTGTTTTAAATCATTCGAGCACCGCTTTATGATGCTTGCAAATAAGAAACATGGGTACGGACTTGGAACGCTGGGACTTGGACTATTATTTGCCATGTTTTAGTAAACTGGTAATATATAAATTACATAATATTTTTTTATAATAATAAATTTACTTTATAATTATCGTTAAGTGTTATTTTACTTAATAGTTTTTTATTATTTTACTAAAATGATTATTCTAAATATCAGTTCTGAGATTATTTTGTTAAAAAGAATGATTCGCGCACTTATATTTAATTTATTATTTTCCTTATGACTTGAGTTAGTTACGTTACTCAATTACATTCAAAGCGTGTCGTTTTCGAATATTTTCTGCGTATTTTACAAAATAGTTTCCTTGGTCTCTATAAAAATTTTTTTCATTTTGTGTATATTTCTTAAGTGAACTTAAATATAAATATTTTTTACCCAGTAGTAAATTAAACTCGTATTTTTCATTCGGTTTTAATTTTGTTGGATGTATCGAATTTAATTTTTCAAATCGTTTTTCCTGTTGTTTTGTTATATTTTTATTTTTTTTACTTTCCATTATCAAATTATTATTTTATTTGATATAGTTATAAATATATTTATATAAAAGATTATTAACAAATTAAATAAAATCGTATTATTATCAGGAAGAACAACGAGGTCCGCTCTTCGCATCCTTGTAATAATAACAGTCCACATCTATTTTTTTACCGGTATTATCATAACCAAATGTCATGCCGTTTTTGTTTCCAGAGCGACACACGCCGTCAGGTTCGTTCGCCGTAACCACCCATCCACAACAATCCGTATTTAAACAAGATGCTTTTCCGAATACTTTGCATTCTTTATCAATGTCCGTCGCCGAACTACCCTTGCTCGTATGCATGTTGCAGAACCCCGATTTTAATTTCTTTTCAAGATCAATCGGCGGAGTCAGTAGAGTACTACCCCCACTATCGTAATTATTATTGTTATTGTTAGTGTCATCATCGCTGACATTTTTTCCGCCCATCTTGTGTTCCATTGTCTCAATAATCAATCGTTTTGTTCTCATCATCGGAATTTCAAATGTCACATCTGCCATATGAATATAAATAATCACGCCAAAAATAACAACCATAATTCCAATTATATATGTAATATTCTCATAGATGAATGCAAGCACTGGCGACAACGGCGATGATGATGGCGATGACGATGACGACAACGACGACAACGACGACGACGACGAATCGAACGAATCGAACGAAAACGAAGAATCCATTTTAAAATACGCCTGTACCCTTGTAATTTATTTATAATTTAATTAGATCGTCGAGAGATAGAGAGATAATACGATTAAATTTTATTATTATATTATATAATATTATGACAAAAATATTGTAAAATATTATACATTAAGTTTTTCTTTATGTTTTAACTAAATATAATTGAACATTTTTATATTATTTTATTTGCATCGTTATTCATATAATTGTGCATAAATGTATCACCTCCCACATTTACGACTTTTCCCGTCATATTTACATCTTCGTATATTTTTCGCAATAAATTCGATGGAGCTGTTGAACCCAACTTCAGTAAATTATTTTTAATCAATTCATTCTTCACATCGTGAATCGGAACATTTTTTAATTCACGTTGCGCATCCTGAATTTTTTTAATCGTCTTATTGTTCTTGATTAAAATACTTATTTTTTTTCCATATTTTCCAAGTTTATATTTTTTTACTGTCGTTTTTCGTTTTATTTGTTTTATTTTTCTCGGTACATGTTTCGGTCTACTCGATTTCTTTTTATTGTTTTTAGATAATAACGGTATTCCACCCGCGCCCGAACTCCCCGCCGTATTATACCGTTTCAACGTTTTATTAAAATATTCACGATATGATGGTTTCGCACCTCCTTTTAAAGCGCCGTATGGTTTATCTTCGGGAACCTTGTATTGAAACGTCGTTTCGCTAATACCTGCACCTTCATAATCATGATCACCATGACCACCATTTTGATTGTTTATAAACTCCTCGTACTTTATTTCGGAACGCGGCGGTGGCGGAGGAGGCGGAGGAGGAGGTGGTGGAGGCGGAGGTGGAGGTGGAGGTGGAGGCGGAGGCGGAGGTGGAGGCCGAGGAGGCAGCGTGCCTTTTTTATCTTGCATTTGCACTTGTTGTTGCTGTTGCTGTTGCTGAATTTGTTGAAGTTGATGCTGCAACTCGGTAATCGTTGTTGTAATGTCTTTTATTGGAGCAGGAGCAGGAACAACAGCGGCATGATTAGGATCAAGATCCATTGAAGGAACAAAAGATGGCATTTCTAAAGAGATTGGCGAAGTAAAATCGCTTGGAACGTCCAACACTGCGGGAACTGGAACTGAATTTAATGTTACATTATTATTAAATACGTGTTGTTGTTGTCTCTTTGGCGTCATCGAATGACGATGATTTTGTTGTTTAAATGATTTTAAATAATTTAAAGATTCTTCAAAATCTTTTGAAAATATATTTTCATATTTTTTTTTATCAAATATAGGTGCTGAATTAGTTAATACATCTTTCGGTTGTTGTTGGCGTTGTTGTTGTTGTTGTTGTTGTTGTTGTTGCTCTTGCTCTTGCTGTTGCTGTTGTTGTCTTGTTTTTTCTTCGCGTTTTTGTTTTAATAATTTAATTAAATTGTTCTTTAACTCGCTCGGTCGAACAAATCCGGGCATTTTTTTTAATGTTCTTTTCGAACCAGCAGTACCAGCACCCATATTAGAACCATTTTTTGCCCTCTTTTGTGCATTCAGATTTAAATGTTCATGATTAATAACAATTTTTTTCTTTACTTCGCTCATTTATTATTTTATTTTTATTTTTATCCTTATTCTTATTTTATTTTATTTTTCTCTCTATCTCTCTTTAAAAAAGAAATAAAATTATATATTCATACTTAGTATATCATTTTTATTTCCATTTTTGTTAAATATAATTTCGATTTTTTATTTCGATTTTTCATTTCGATTTTTCATTTTTCATTTTATATATGTAAGAAAAAATATTTAAAAATAAATTGATTATTCATTGAATAAGAATCATTTTCACAAATACCACGAACCGCCGAGAAAATATGGAATTTTGTGCAGCTCCTTCATCATCGTCGTATGGCGATTATAACGGTAAGTTTACTATAAGAAATAGTGGATACAGTGGTAGTTACGAGAATGAAAATGAAAATGATAAAGAAAAAGAAAAAAAACAAACTATTCATGTTCATGACAATATTCAAAATCATACTACTATCGCATCGTCTGCATCTGTCGCCGCCGAATCTGCCATTGTTGTCGCAACACATTCTGATTACGATGATGACAGTCATGTCGAATACGATGAAGCGCCATGGAAAATTATTGGCTCTTACTTTGAGGGCCAACATTTGAAACGGTTGGTTCGACACCAAATTGAATCTTATAATGACTTTGTAAATAACCAACTGGAAAAAACCATTCAAATGTTTAATCCGGTTGTCATCGCATCAGAACAAGATTATGATAAGAAAACGAAAAAACATAAACTTGACATCGAAGTCACGTTCAGCGACTTTCATTTGTATCGTGCCCAAATTCATGAAAACAATGGAGCGACCAAACTCATGTTTCCTCACGAGGCACGTCTTAGAAATTTTACATATGCATCTTCAATGACAGTAGATGCAAATATAAAATATACCATTCGCACCGGCGAAAATCTTGAAAATGTTCAAACCTTGCATAAATCCATTCCTGGAATTCACATTGGAAAAATGCCAATCATGTTGAAGTCATCCATTTGCATTCTCAACCAGTATTCCCATGTTAGTCATACCGAAACAGGCGAATGCGCATATGATGCCGGCGGCTACTTTATTATCAACGGTAGCGAAAAAACAGTGCTCGGACAAGAACGAGCGGCCGAAAATAAAGTATTCTGTTTCAACATTTCAAAAGGAAACACCAAGTGGAACTGGCTCGCAGAAGTGAAATCTGTACCTGACAACAAGTGCATTTCACCAAAACAAATCAACATGATGATCGCCTCGAAAAATAACGGATTCGGATTTCCCATCTATATCCAGATTCCACGCGTCAAGCACCCGCTTCCCCTGTTCGTTCTCTTTCGCGCATTGTCCGTTCTTTCCGACAAGGACATTTGCGAGAAAATCATGCTCGACATTGAGGGCGGACACAACAATGAAACCATTCTCGCATCGCTCCAAGCGTCTATTATTGACGCCAATACCGTTCTCACACACGAAGACGCCATGCGCCATCTCACGTCGAATGTAATGTACACGCCAATGTACATGGATAAAGAAACTGGCGCAAAAAAGAAACGCGAATTTGCTCTTGATATCCTCAACTCTGATTTGTTTCCTCATTGTAAAACTGTAACGCAGAAAATATACTTTTTGGGATACATGGCCATGCGCCTCATCAAATGTAGTTTGGGAATTTTGAAACAGGACGACCGCGACTCCTACATGAACAAGCGCGTCGATTTGACTGGCGCGCTGCTCAACAACCTGCTTCGAAACTATTTCAACAAGGTGGTCAAAGATATGACGAAACAAGTCATTCGAGAAATCAATACGGGCTCTTGGCGGTCTACCGAAGATTATGTGGGAATTATCAACAAGACCAACGTGTATAAAATCATCAAATCAACGACCATTGAAAACGGCATCAAGCGTGCACTTTCCACCGGCGATTTCGGAATCAAAAACACAAACACAACCAAAGTCGGCGTTGCTCAAGTTCTGAACCGCTTGACGTACGTTTCCAGTTTGAGCCATCTTCGCAGAGTCAACACACCTATTGATAAGAGCGGCAAGCTCATCCCACCCCGAAAATTGCACAACACCACATGGGGATTTTTATGTCTGGCCGAATCGCCTGAAGGTGCCAGCGTCGGTGTCGTCAAAAATATCAGCTACATGAGCCATATTACTATTCCCAGCAATCCCGAATCGCTTCATAGTCAAGTCGAGTCCCACATTGACACGCTGGATAAATTCGCCGATTGCAAAGATTTATACGATAAAGTCAAAGTTTTTGTAAACGGCGCATGGGTCGGAATCAGCAGAGACCCCGTCGAACTGTACACGATTCTGAAGGAGAAAAAATGCAGGGGTATGATCAACGTCTACACCTCCATCGTTTTTGACATTCGAAACAAGGAAATCCGCGTTTGCAGCGACGCCGGCAGAATCACCCGCCCCGTTTTGCGCGTAAAAGACAACAAGTCGTTCATTAGTGCCGACCTCCTTCGTAAACTGGACCGCAAAGAATTGAGCTGGGACGATCTCATTACCGACTGCAAAATCGGCGATGCAATCATTGAATACATTGACCCAGAAGAACAGAATTTCAGTATGATTGCCATGAAGCGCACCGATCTCCGAAACTCGCTTTTACAGCGGGGGTCGCAGAACTACAATTACACCCACTGCGAACTTCACCCCAGCACCATTTTCGGAATTCTCGCGTCTTGTATCCCGTTTCCCGAGCACAACCAGTCACCCAGAAATACTTATCAGTGCATTGGAATCTACGAAAACGTCTTGATGGAAGACGGATCGCGAAGACAAATAAAGGATGTTGCCATCGGCGATCGTGTTGTGTCGTTTAATCCCAACACATTTGAAATGACAACAACCAGTATTGTAAATCACTTTATTCGTAAAAATGATCATCCTGTTTACAAGGTCAAAACTATTAGCGGAAGAGAAATTGTAGCAACAGAAGATCACAGATTTATGACGAACTATGGTTGGAAAACTGTCAGCGAGTTGATGCAAAACAATGAAATAAGAATTGGAATTTACGCAGACCAGACATTTACAAAAGAGAATGAATATTCGAAAATGACATCTTCTTCTTCCACTGCTAAATATGTAAAAATGGGAATTGAAGAATGGATGAAGGATATTCAAGTTATTAATAACTTGGCATTTATACCGATTGAATCTATAACAAGACAAGAAGATTGCATGATTTCTGACATTGAAGTTGCACACGATAATCATTCATTTATTGCCGGAGACAATTTTGCAAGTTCAAACTGCGCTATGGGGAAGCAAGCAATGGGCATGTACGTCACGAACTTTTATAACCGCATGGACAAGACGGCATACGTCCTATCCAATCCCATGCGCCCCCTCGTCGATACTCGCGTCATGCGCATGATTAAACTCGATGAAATCCCATCCGGCGCCCCCGTCATCGTCGCAATCATGAGTTACACCGGTTACAACCAAGAAGACAGTATTCTCATTAACAAGGGCGCAATTGACCGCGGTTTGTTCAGTGCAACCATCTACCACACCGAAAAAGACGAAGACAAGAAACTCAACGGCGACGAGGAAATCCGATGCAAACCCGATTCCACAAAAACAAAAGGAATGAAGTTCGGAAACTACGGCAAACTCAATAGCAAGGGCGTCATCCCCGAAAACTCCATCATCGAAAACCGCGACATCATCATGGGGAAAGTCATTCCCATCAAGGAAAACCGCAACGATCACACCAAACTCGTCAAATACGAAGACGTCAGTAAAATGCACCGCACTACAGAAGATTCCTACGTCGATAGAAACTACATGGAACGCAACGGCGACGGATACGTTATTTGCAAAGTCCGCATTCGCACCTTTCGTAAACCGGTGATCGGAGATAAACTCAGCAGTCGTCACGGACAAAAGGGCACCATCGGAAACATCATTCCAGAAATGGATATGCCATTCACCAAAAGCGGACAGCGCCCCGACATCATCATTAATCCCCATGCCATCCCATCCCGTATGACCATCGCACAACTCAAGGAAACCCTCCTCGGAAAAGTCCTCCTCGAACTCGGCCTCTTCGGTGACGGAACCTCCTTCGGAGAACTCGACGTTTATACCATTCGCAACGAACTCCTAAAACTCGGCTACGAAAACAACGGAAATGAACTCTTATACAACGGCTTATCCGGCGAACAAATCGAATCCGAAATTTTCATGGGACCCGCATTCTACCAGCGCCTAAAACATATGGTAAATGACAAACAACACAGCAGATCCATCGGTCCTATGGTAAATCTCACGCGTCAGCCTGCTGAAGGCCGTTCGCGAGATGGAGGATTACGGTTTGGGGAAATGGAACGAGACTGCCATGATGGAAGCACACCAATTACGCTCACAAATGGTCTCAGTGTAAGATTAGATTCACTCGGTGAAAATGATGAACATGTAAATATTATGGGTTGGAGTGAGGAAAAAAATGGAATGATTCCTTCTAGACAAGTTGCATTCATGGACAAGGGAATGCGCGATTGTGTTGAATTAACATTTGAAGATGGTAGAAAACTTACATGCACTGAGGATCATCCTGTATTAACTTCTGATAATACATGGGTTAAGGTAAAAGATCTTGAATTGAATGCAACTAAAATTAAAACAAGTATAACTTGTCCACTTGTAAATATTAAAGAAGAAATAGAAGAATGTGCTGGATGGAAACTTGAGGTTGGAAATATATTACTTCAAACGAATACTCACGAAGAATATATGAAAACTCTTGCATTTGCGCGCATAATCGGACTTTTAATTACTGATGGACATATGAATGTGAAAGATAAGATTGCATCGTTATTTTTAGGACACATGATAGATGTATATTCTGTTTTAGAAGATATTAAAATGTTTTGTGAAAGTCAACAAACAAATTTTGTAATTAAAAATTTATTTATAGTTAGAATTCCTGCAAAATTAACGAATCAAATTATTCAGTTACCTGGTTTGTTAAGTGGACGAAAAGTAAATCAGACAGGAATGCTTCCCGAATTTATCTTGGATGAGAAATGTCCTCGCCCAATTATTCGGGAATTTCTTGGCGGAATGTTTGGTGGAGACGGACACACATGCGTTCTCGGAATGCATAGGGGGAAGCGCGATTTGTTATCATCCGTTTCATTTTCACAAACAAAAACATATGAGCATCGCGAGTCGTTGCAAACAATGTTTGAAAATGTTCAGAAACTACTTGCCAAATGCGGAATTCATAATACAACAATTCAAAAACCAAAGGAAACATCATTTTCAAAAAATAAATTTCAACTACAAGATAAAAATGATGCATCGAATCGGAGTTTTCAATTGACGCTTCATCTTCCCATTGAACAACTTATTCCATTCTCCGAAAAAATCGGATTTCGTTATTGCTGTCACAAATCCCAGCGTCTTGAAGCCGGTGTTTCATATCGCCGCCTGCGTGAAGAAGTTTGTCGTCAACACAATTGGCTGGTGAATCGTGTGGATGAAATCACGCATTTCAAGGAAATCAAATCAAAGAATCCGGATAAGACAGTGCCCACAAAGAGTGCTATTATTAAAGCTGTCGAAGAACTTAAGAAAACGGAAGGACTCCTTCACGATTATGCGATTCCAAGTACGCATGATATTACGGATCACCTGATTAAAGGCACCGAATTTGGTAAATTCACATCCAAATCATTTCCTACTGCCGAACAATTTCTGGAAAAAATTGGAGCGCTCAAGTGGTTTCTAAGCGATGATAATCAACCCAAAAAAATGGATGATGTGAACGAAGAATTATTCAAAGAAGTAGAAGCAGATGAAACGGAATTGAATGCAGGATATGGTGTCCATCGCGAAAGCAACGCTCTTCCGACCATGAATTTGGAGGTTGTGTCGCGCATCAATGTCGGCCCGAAGCACGTGTATGACATTAGCGTTGAAGACACGCACTCCTTCCTTGTAAATGGAATCGTTGCACACAATTGCATGGTATCACATGGAGCTGCACGATTCACGCGGGAGCGACTCTACGACGTTTCCGATAAATTCCAGGTGCACGTGTGCTCGAAATGTGGTATGGTTGCTGCGTATAACGACGCGCTTGGAATTCACTGCTGCAAAATGTGCGACAACCGCACCGATTTCGCGTATGTCGAGATTCCGTATTCGTGCAAACTCTTGTTTCAAGAGCTGCAAACCATGAATGTGGTTCCACGAATTATGACGGAATAATTAATTATGTTCATTGGAAGTTACCGCATGATGCGAATTTGCAACAGCACGTATTATATTTACCGTTTGGATAACCGGAAGAATCAACAATAGTATTCGGTTTGCAATACCGATACGAAAATGAGCTAAAATATGAAATTGGATTTTGATACTTTCCCTTGTATCCGATTCCAGAATACGATTTATATGTCGAATAATTTTCTTTTGGAACACAAGCTCTCGAATTCAAATAGGAAGGATAATTATAATATGTGCACTGGCTGTTTACGCAACTACACGCATTATTTTCACACGCGCATTTATAATCACACATTTTTTTTATTTTGTTAATATAGTTATACTAATATTTTATTTTTAATTAAAATAAAATATCATTTTCTCTTATTCTCTCTGCAAAACACTGAATGAAATCTATTAACTGCATGTTAATCGCAAAACGTGTTGGCGATAAAAAACGCACCCACGAGTCCGAGCAGCGCGCCCAAATGGTAATTGTATTGCATGATTCGATACACGTTCAACCACGCCTGTTTCTGTTTATCGCCGTCAACGTGAAGAATCATCCAGTCGCTTTTAGGAGACAGTATGTAATAAAAATAATTCGTCATGAATGTAATTGCCCCAACCACGCAAATGGTTGAAAAACGGTTAATTTTATACGAATTCTTTGTCGCGCTTTTCCAAAATAAGAATAGAAAGGATAAAACAAGTCCTAAACCGAATCCCGTGAAATAAATTCTACGCCGCTCGTCTGCAATTTTTTTATAAATTGCATTTTGTTTTTCAGAGAGAACTTGAGTAAATTGTTGAATCGATGACACGCTGTCTGTTTTATACATTGTGAAAATCATTGCAACAATAAACATTGTCGCGATAATGCAACTTTTCATACAAACCATTTTTATTAAAACCCTTTTATCTTTTTAGATTAAACAAATAAAAAAATAAATACAATACAAATTAAAATATTATTATATTATTATATATTAATATTTATTTCAAACTCGGTTTATAAAAATAGTAAAATGAAACTAGTTTTAGGAGGTTTATACAATGGATTTTCCGCTAAATTGCTTGGAGGCGGTTCAGGTAAAAGCGGGAGCGGTGGTCCGGAAGGCGGCAGCGAGCGCGAAATGACTCGTGTTACGCTGAGGGAAGCGTGGAATGGTCAAGCCGCTACCGGCACTGTAAACAATGTGACAGTTGCAGCCACTCCGTTTCGTGCCGTAAACAATGCTGGCGATTTGTTGAATCGTCAATACTATACTTCTGGCGGTTCGTCCCAGATCAATTCTTTAAGAGGGGGGCTCACTGGATGGAAGACCATGGCCGGCGCCATTCAACCGAATCCTGATGGTAGTGGCGTCCCCTCGTCCACATGCAACGTGAAATACGTGTATGACAGTTCCGATTATACGCGATTTAGAAAACTCCAAGCGTCCAATCGCAACTACAATGACGGCAGCTTTGGCGGAAACTTGAACAGTGGAGCCCAGTCGAAGATTCGAGCATCCAAACGATTTTTTTAATTATTTACGTCATCATATTTAATATAATTTTATTATATTCGTTTTTGGTTATATAATCTAATAAATAATATAATATAATAAAATTAATAAAAATATAAAAATAATAAAATAATATAAAACATCATATGTCTTCTGTTAAGGAAGTAAAAATAAATAATGCGGCAATTGCGTTATTTTTTCAAAGGGAGGTATATCTTGTTGAATTGAATTATAGCAAGGGATGGACTTTTCCTGGAGGTCTCATCGATCGAGGAGAGATGTCATATGATGCAGCATTTCGAGAATTTGATGAAGAAACGGGAACTGCAGTATTAAAAAATTGGGTTGAACAAAATAATCAACAAGTGATGAAATGTATGTATGGTCAAGAAAAATACCACACCGATATTTATGTTATACAATGTAATGTAAGAAGACCAGATATTATATTTAACATAAATAAAGTTAAAAAAGATAGAAATGAGAAGCCAGAAACAGTTGCAGGTAAATGGTATTCGATAGATAATTTGCCGGATAACGATAACCTTGCATATAAAAGTATTAACGATTTTATAGGATATCTATTTCGAGGTGAAAAGATGTCAAGTATTTCGTGTTCTTCTTTAACAGGTACAGGTAGTTCTAGTTTTTCATATCGTTCTACTGCTTCTGCGGCTGTTCCGACTCCTCAACAAGAAGAATATCCGCCGGCTGTAAATGGTATTTCAAATTTAGCTTCATTCGGAGGAACGTCATGTTGGTTCAATTCAGCAATTCAGGCGATATACGCTTGCAAACCATTGTTGAAAGCTTTATTAGACCTCGAATGTTTCGAAGATGCTAGAAACAATAATATATTGTCGGGATTAAAAAAAATATTTAACCAACTAAAAACAGAGGCAGAAGAACACCCATATCCAATTCCCTATGAAGTTCTTATTACTTTAGAACCGTTGAATTTAACTGATTATCTTACTCTATTTTTTAAAACATTTAAATTTGAAAAAGGCGAAACATATAATTCTGCAGAGTTTCTGCAACAAGTGTCTCATTATTTAATAACTCACTGCAAAATAACGCCTGAATTTTTTGGTATACGTGCAACAGGAAGTACTCGTGGCGCATTTCCATATATAAATTTATACCGCCGAGATGGCGATGGTGGCGATGGTGTATTAGATTTACAAACCATTTTACAATCTAATTTTGAAAATTGTTGCAGTGATATATCTTCAGATGCATCATTTATAATCATTCGTGCTCCCATTCTAAGTGATTCTTCCGTTCAACGAATGAAATTACCGAACAACGGAATAATAAGTTGTGATTCGAAACTATTTCAAATTTGTGCGGTTGTCATTATGTCACATGTAAATAAGCATTTTTACACAATTACATGGCATGGTAGGTACAATGATGTCACGTTTACACAAGATAAAGATGGAGATGGAAACACAAGTATTATGCGATCATTTTTACAACGTGGCTATGATGTTGGAGATGGCGGAGATTCTGAAAATAATGGAGATTTATATTTTTTTGAAAGAATAAATGGGGGGGGGAGAGCAGCATCGGGACTACCACCGCCACAATTTACACCGTTTACACCATCATCAGCATCAGCATCATTTGTACCATCATCATCATTTGTACCACCATCATCATCAGCATTTGTACCACCCCCATTTACACCATCATCAGCATCATCATCATCATTTGCACCACCGCCACAATTTACACCACCCCCATCATCATCATCATTTGTACCATCATTCGCACCACCCCAATTTACATCACCCCCATTTACATCATCATTTGTACCACCCCCATTTACACCATCATTTGCATCATCATCATTCGCACCACCCCCATTTACACCATCATCATCATCATTTGCATCATCATCATCATTTGCATCATCATCAGCATCATTTGCATCATCATCATCATTTGCATCATCATCAGCATCATTTGCATCATCATCAGCATCATTTGTACCATCATCATCATTTGCACCATCATCATCATTTGTACCATCATCATCATTTGCACCATCATCATCATCATCGAGTTCTGGATCGGTATCGGTACCGTCAGTACCACAAGAAGAAGAAGAAGAAAATGCGTCAATAAAAACGAAAACGGTCATAGATTCACTTGCCACACAAAAAATACTTGAAATATTATATAATCGTGGTTCCGACGATCCCATTTTATCCAAAGATGCCGTTGAAGCAATCGAATATAATCAAACAATGTCAGATCCTTTTTTATTCGACAAAATGTTGAGAGATAAAGATAAGAGGGGGACAAAAGCAAAATGCAGCGAAATATTTGGATTTACAATGAGAACGCTAACACATAATGAATGTGTAAAGTTTAAAATAAATTCATCTAAAAATTATCAAATGATTACAAGTATTCAACCAGGCAGTATTGCATCAATAAATGGTCTAAAAATAGGTGACATTCTAATTGGAATGTACAACGGTGGCATCCCCGGTACTGTACCTGTTAGAATGTATGACTTTGATGACGAAGATGCTCTTTATAATGTAAATGTAAATAAAATTACCCCTGATGCTACTATACTTTATATTCGTTTTCGCGTATTACGCTATGTTAATAAAAATATCTTTGGTTTTAATTTTAAATATGAAGACATTGACATTCTTCCATTTGACTTATCATTGGCACTATTTCATACAGACCGATTTGCACTCCCTTACAATAATGCAATGTTTGATAAAAATGATACGATCATCAATTTTGGAAGTGTATATTTTGAAAAATACATTGACGGATTAACCGATCCTACACAACAAATGGGAGGAGGCAAAGGGGAACCAGCCAAACCATCGTTTATAGGCCGTATAAAAAATTTTTTTAAAAAAAAAGATGATGAAGGAGATAAAAGAGGCAAAGATGAGGATCAGGCCGATCCAGCCGGTCCAGTCAAAGACCAAATACCGCTATCGCAACGTATAGAAAATTTAATTGCGGAAGAAAAAGATGAAACTAAACCTGAATTAGATAGAATTGAAGCGCGAAGACAACTATTAGAATTTTTAAATATACATAGAGAATTTATCGAAAAAAAAATTAGTCAAAATAACTATGATCAACAGGTAATAACAAATGTATTGACGGATCTGTCAAATGAAAGAAGAATAACAAAAAACAAAGATTTAGAATTAAAGGAGATATTAAAAAAAAAATATAGCTCAGACAAAAAAAGACAATTTGAAGCAGAATATATAAAAAAAAAAAATGTCGAAAAACTTCAAAAAGAAAAAGGTGATGTTGATAGAAATATACTATATTATGAATTAAAAAATTTATTCATAAGAGAAAAAGAAACGGAGCCCGAGCAAAGTAAAAAAGACATACGAAATGAAATATTAGAAAAATTAATGTTGAGTAAAGAGTTTCTTAATGAACCAAAAGAGATTGAAAAAAATGATATGTTGATAAAAATTTACAGAAAAAAATTATTACTAGATTCTGCAGTTGATGTTGGTACTGGTCAAGCTGGTGAAGGCAAAGCTCAGCAACTTCAAGAAGGTGAACACCAACTAACAGTAGAAGAAAAACAACAACTAAAAGAGGAATTTGAGGAATTATTGGATAAACATGAAGGTAAAAAAACGCCTCTTAATAAAGAGCAGTTAGACGCAGAGTTTCAAAAATTAGAAGAACAACAAGATAATAGCAGTGGAGCTGCCGTCGACGATCCCGTCGTCGAATATCCCGCGTTCGATGATCCCGCTTCCAAATTCATGACCACATTTAACTTTAAAGGAGCGGATCCAGATATTGATGAAGATGAGTTGGAACGTATCATTGCGAATATGGAAGAAGAGATTGAAAATGAAGCTAAGGGAAAATCAACTATTACATTACAGAATGCTTATCGAATGCATGTGGCTAAAAAAAAAATGGAAATGGCAGATAAAAAGGCCAAACAAACGGCTGCTCTCGAACTAGAGAAGGAGAAAGAGCGCATGGCTGCTTTAAACAAAGCCGCTACTGCAGTACAGAGCGCTTTTCGAAACCGACTAGCTAGACAACAACTCCAAAAAGCTAGAAAATTTAAAGAAAAAGCTGCTGCTGATACTTCTGCTACTGCACTACAGAGTGCTTATCGAAACCGACTGGCTAGACAATTTAAAGAAAAAACTGCAGAAAAAGCTGCTGCTGATACTGCTAATACTGCTGCTACTTCACTACAGAGCGCTTTTAGAATGGGAGTTGCTCGAAAAGAAATGAAAGAAGCTAGAGAATTACAACAACAGCAACAACCAAATGTTATTGCTGAAGCTGCTGCTAGTAAGATTCAACAACGTTGGCGCGCCATTAAACCTCTAATTGACGCTAAAACTACTGCTCAAAATTTGTTATCAGATGTTGAAAACGAATTAGAAAATATTAAAAGTCAATTAAATTCTTTACAACTACAAAATCCCGATTATATAAATCATGTTGAAAAAGCCAATGAATATATAGTCAAGGCAAAAGGTTATATTCAACAAATTACTGTGGCTAATCTTGCTTCGATAAGTAATGCAACTCTTGCCAATCAAGAAAGTCGAAATGCGCAAAAATCCATTCATTTAATAAAAGCTAATTTAGATTTACAACGAAAAAAACAGCAACAACAGCAACAACAGCAACAAGAGGAACAACAGCAACAGCAAGAGCAACAGCAACAGCAACAGCAACAGCAACAGCAACAACAAGAAGAGGAACAACAAGAAGAGGAACAACAAGAAGAGGAACAGCAAGAAGAGGAACAACAGCCATTATCAACCGAAGAACTCGAAGAAAATCCTGCCACCGAAGCCAAAACTCGTTCAAACCCAGTTATATTCAATTTTACGTTTACTGACAACACTATAAAATCATTTATTTATGATTCTAGATCAAGTATTGGAGACATGAAAAAACATATGATGGTCGATTCTTTTAAGTATTTTAAAAGACCATGTTTTAATACTAAAAATATTATATTCACTCTAACCGAAAATAAAACTATAATGAATGACGATCAACTGGCAGGAGAATTTAGATCCCCAGTTAATGTTTCGGTAACATGTAAACCCGAAGATGCGGAAGAAGAAGTTGCTGCTCGTATACAACAAAATGAACAAGACAACGCAAAAATCATTGATGAAGCATTCAACGTACTAGATACTACTACGCATCAAGAACCAAAAACTACAGAGTATGCATTATTAAAAAAAGAGTACAAAGAATGGCTAAATTTTATTAGAATATCGCCGCCATCTTTTGCTGTTAAAACAGAAACAGAAAAACAAAATATTTTTAACTTTATAACAACAACTACTAATCATTTTAAACAAGATCCTCTAAATGCATTAAAAAATTCTTGTGTCACATTACGAAATATATTTCCATCACATTATATCGAACAACAGCCACCACAACAACAAGAGCCACCACAACAGCCACCACAGCAACAAGAGCCACCACAACAGCCACCACAACAGCAAGAGCCACCACAACAGCCACCACAACAGCAACAGCAACAGCCACCACAAGTCAGTGTGGCATTGGAAGCGGTTACTAACGAGAATAGTGTAAAATTTTTTAAGGATGTCACGTGTTTCAAGTTGCCGAGACTCATGGCGTGTGACTCATATGGAAATGTTGTTGTTGCCGATATGGGCGAAAATCATCTTCGAGTTGTTCGACTCAGCGATGGCGAATGTCTCCGCACTATAGACCAAATAGGATCAGGCGATGGTGAATTTAATAAGCCATTCGGTGTTGCGTTCGACGCAGAAGGCCATATCATTGTAGCCGACACGTATAATAATCGAGTGCAAGTACTGCGCTACGATAACGGTCAACATGTGCGAACCATCGGTCTTGGAGATTTACAGCTTCCAAGCAGTGTTGCAGTTAATGCCGGGAACGTGTTCGTGTATAACGGATTCGATCGCGGCAATATTCGTGTGTACCGTGTGAGTGACGGCTCCCCCTTGAGAAGCATGTGCAGCAAAGGTAGTGGTCCAGGGCAGATCTCCGGCTTTGGCAGCATTGCATTTGATGGACAAGGCAATATTGTAGTGGCTGACGGTGGAAATAGTCGCGTTCAGGTCCTGAATTCTAATACTGGACAGCACATACGCACTATAGGTAACAAGGGTTCGGGCGTTGGTCAATTTAATGAACCCCGCAGCGTTGCGCTCGATAGCGAAGACCGCATAATTGTAGCTGATACGGATAATAATCGAGTGCAGGTTCTCCGCTACAGCGATGGCCAACACCTTCAAACTATCGACAAAGGGGACAAAGGCGAATATAAACTTAATAAACCATTCGGCGTTTCGACGAACGACCAAGGTCGCATCATCGTGAGCGAAAGGGGTAGAATACTATTTTTTAACATTCCTTATAAAGCCGAAGCAAAAGCAGCCGCCGAAGCAAGAGCAGCCGCCGAAGCAAAAGCAGCCGCCGAAGCAAAAGCAGCCGCCGAAGCAAAAACAGCCGCCGAAGCAAAAACAGCCGCCGAAGCAAAAGCAGACGCAGAAGCAAAAGCAGCCGCAGAAGCAAGAGCAGCCGCCGAAGCAAAAACAGCCGCCGAAGCAAAAGCAGCCGCAGAAGCAAAAGCAGCCGCCGAAGCAAAAGCAGCCGCCGAAGCAAAAGCAGCCGCTGAAGCAAAAGCAGCCGCAGAAGCAAAAGCAGCCGCCGAAGCAAGAGCTATCGCCGAAGCAAGAGCTATCGCTCAAGAAAAACAAGCAGCCAAATTAAAAGCTGCTCAACAGCAACCATCAGAACAACCCGCAATACAATCGCAAGTAGAATCTGGCCAAATTTTTTATTATCTTTCACCTAATAATAACATAATTAAGTTTACAACAGTTGAAAATATATTTGAATTTGATGTTACTTTAACAAGTAGTAATATACGGCATAGTTCTGAAACTGTAGAGTTTCTGAAAAAACTTGGAAAAATACCTGAAATTTCTTTAACGTATATTAAACCCATTGTTCAAATAATTTTTAAGTTAACCAACCAACAATTCAATTCACTAAAAGATGCGGCTATAAATAATTCAAAATGGACTTTAGAATCAACAAACAAAAGTACTATAGGTTTTCCTGGTTCGTGGCATAAAGACAAAGCTTCTGCCCTAATTCAACAGCAACAGCAACAGCAACAGCAACAGCAACAACAACAGCAGCAACAACAGCAGCAACAACAGCAGCAACAACAGCAGCAACAACAGCAGCAACAGCAACAATCCAGAATTGAATTTAACTTTATTTTTAATAACCCTTTGACGACAAATAAAAGGTTCTATTTCCCTGACACTACAATTCGAACTATAAAAAATGAAATTAATATTTTGATGAAAGTATGTGGCACAAATGCTTCTATGGGTAAAATGATATTCACTAAACTGCCTGAAAGAACTAAAATGAATAATGATCAACTGGCAGGAGAATTTGTTAGTCCAGTTAATGTCGAAGTTACATGCATAGGAGAAGTAGCAACGCCGGCGCCGGCATCAGTAGCGGCAGCAGCAGGACCGGCATTAATACCACCACCAGTTCCAGTAACACCGCCACCAGTTGTGCAAGAACCCGTTCCTCAACTTTTTTATTATCTTACCCCTAGTAATAACATAATTAAGTTTACAGTTCAACCGCCGGATCCAAATGTATCTGTTACATTAAAAAGTGATTACATATATGATGACCTTAACTCCGGAACCATAATATTTTTGAGAAAACAACAAAAAATGCCTGAAATTGCTTTTTTGAATGATGGCAATATTAAAATAAAGTTAATGTTAACCAACCAACAATTCAATTCACTAAAAACTGCGGCTATAAGAAATTCAAAATGGACTTTAATATCAACAAACGGTAGTAGTGTAGATTTTCCTGGTGAATGGTATAAAGATGAAGCTAATGCCACCAAAGCAGCTTCCGCTAGAACACTTCCACCCGTCGCTTCTGCCAGCCCTAGTGATAAAGAACATACAGAATTATTTTCATTGTTTGCAGATCGTGACGTGAGAAAGGTCGTATTTAATTATTATTTACAAGATGAACCAAGAGTATTTAAGACGTACGAACATCCGCCTGATAGCACAATTGAAGAAATAAAAAATTTTATGTTTGATAAGCTGAATATTACCAATTGTTCAAGAAATCGTCTAGTTTTCACTGACAAAGATAATGGAATAGTCATGGAAAATGATAAAACTGCGAATCAATTTAAGAACCAAGGAAATCCTATGAAACCGATTAATGTTATTGTCACATGTAAACCCGAACCAGCGGCACAACCAGTAATGGCACCAGTGGCACCAAAAGAAATACCGATACTACCGGAAAAAGCACCAGGACTGGCACAACCAGTATCGTCAATAGAAACAAAAGTAATCGATCCAGTTAACCAATCAACATTTGTGAATACTCTAAAGGAGTCACTAAAAAATGGTACTCCACTAACTATGGCGACTAATGGTGAAATCATAATGAATGGAATACAGTATAACCTAAATGAACCAACTCTTTTTATAAGTAATGACGGCACAGGTGTACCTTATACTATACAAGCTGTACTCGATTGCGTCCGCACATTCGACATGGAGTACTCGGATTATATGGCCCATGCAAAGCGCGAAAATATCCCTGTGGTGCTACTTGAAGACCGACAAGATCTTCTCAAGTACCTTCTTGGCCCGAATCCCTCGGATACAAACGTTGAAAAATGTTTGAAAAATGTCACTACTAATCCGCAACTGCAGAAAAAGGAAATTTTTAAACAACGCTTGATACAGTACCTTGATAGTATATCTGGAGATTTAATAAGATTAGGCGTTCCTGACCTAAAAGATGATATAATTAATGATTTTGATAAACCGGATACAAAAACAATAATTTATGATCAAGTATATTTTGATGTTTGGGTTGAAAGAATTAATGAATTTCTGGAACGAAAACGACTCCAAGCAGAAGCACAAGCAGCACAAGCGGAAGCAGAAGCAGCACAAGCGGAAGCAGCACAAGCGGAAGCAGTGTTAAAAGCAGCAGCAGCAGCCGAAGCAGCAGCAGCAGGACCACCACCACTGAAAATATCAAAAAAAGCAGAAGCAATGTTTAAAGCAGCAGCAGCAAGAGCAAGAGTGGCAGTAGCAGCAGCACAAGCAGCATCAGAAAGAGAAAGAGCAGCAGCACAAGCAGCAGCACAAGCAGCAGCACAAGCAGCATCAGAAAGAGAAAGAGCAGAAGCAATATTAAAAACAGCAGCAATATTAAAAGCAGCAGCAGTAAGAGCAAGAGTGGCAGCAGCAGCAGCACAAGCATCGTCATCGTCATCATCATCATCATCGTCATCGTCATCGTCATCGTCATCATCATCGTCATCATCATCCTCATCATCATCGTCATCGTCATCGTCATCATCATCGTCATCGTCATCATCATCATCATCGTCATTATCATCGAGGTCATCGCCGCAATTAATATCACGACAACGCATCTTATTAATGAATTTGTATTTAAATGTTATTTTCAAAGTGCTATTACTGAATAATATATTGAAACAAAATAATAAGTTAAAGCATTTGACCCCATTAAGTATTAAACAAGAATATATATCCGGTCCTGATGTAAATTATATAATACCGATATACCCTAATATAAATTTCAATGACATCAATGTCATAAATAAGTTAAATGAAATGCTTGAAACAAAAATTGAAAATACACTTGCATCCATAGGTGGTGGAAGATTTTTCGATAAAAATAAATTTTTAAATGACATTATGAACGATGTCAACAAGTTAAAAAATATAAAAAATAATAAAACGCTTAAAAAGAAAATAGGAAAAGTAAAAAATAGATACGAACTTGAAGATAAAATAAATGCGAAGATAAAAAAATATATAAAAATGTATCTTAAAAAGAAAGAAAAACAACTTGAAACTTTAGAAATGCAAATTATAAATGCAAAAAAAAAAATAGATGTTCAGTTTAACAAAAAAGAAAATAAAAATAAAATTAAAAGCCGTTTAAATCTAAAGATAAACAAAAAAATAAATAAATTCAATAAAAATACAGTCAATTCAAATGGTTATAAAAATAAGAAAAATACTTCGCGTAAAAAATATGAGTAGGATAATAAAAATGATAATTAAGGAATTTGTTATATTAAAATGATTGAAATGAAAAAAAAATAATATAATAATAATATAGTAACAAACAATATATAAATGTCTCATTACTCGAGAAAACAAAAAAGTAAAAGTAGTCGTCGTCGCCGTCATCAACGTTCAAGACGCCATTCACAAAAAGGCGGCGCCATGATATTGACACCGGCACAATATTCCAATTCCAATAATGCCCATTTTGGAGGAAGGGGATTTACAGATCCAACCGGTGCTGTAACCGGGTGCACGGGCGGCGGCGCTTCCAATATTTATACAACCATCGGGGGAGTAAGAACACCAGTTACTATGAAAGGCGGTCGTCGGAGGTCGTGTCCAATGTGTCATAAATGCAAGTGTGTTTGCAAAATGCGTCGGCGGCAAACGCAACGTGGTGGGAATACAAACGGATATTCAATCGGCGGCGTTCATTTGAAACCAAGTTTAAGTGGTATTGCCAATAACTATCATACCCCATTTGATTCTTGCAAAGGATAACAAATAAACCTTTTATGAAATGATTATTTACACACGTATAACGCCGCATAATAAAGTTAAAGTTAAAATGATAGAAAACACGTACCGTTCAATACTGGGTGTTTTCTATTTGTTACATTCGTTGTTACATCTTCATCATCCCCATCGTTATTATCATGTTTTTCAGCTGTCGTCATCGATTTTACTTTAGGGTTATACGCCGTCAACCAGCATCCATTTTTCTCATCACTTTGATATAAACCGTTTTCCGTAACAATGATTTTATAATTCTGTTTTTTATAGTATGCTTTTCTTTTTTGCCACTGGTTAACAAACAAGTCATGCGCGTCAATTATATCAATCACAACCGGAGTTGTATGTTTTGCACGCAAAATGCGCCCGACCGACTGGCAGACATCTGTTTTTGGCGTCGCCATAATAAGCGTGGTGAGCGTTTTAATGTCTAGTCCTTCGGACGCCATGGCATACGTCGCTATAATAATTTTCTTCGACTCGCTCGCTTTCAGATCCACTTCTTTCATTCCGCCAAGATAATATCCAACAGTTGCAACTTTCTTGTGTTCGATGGCTTTGAATAAATACTGAATGAGCGTTTTATTGTGCGCCAAAATCATGATTTGCTGTTCCGGATTGTGCTCCAGCTCTTTTATAACAACCTCCACAATAAATTCGCTGCGTCGATTGTAATTGCACAGCTTTGAAATCATGGTGCTGAATTTCGGGTTTCCGCGATAGTCATATTCCACTTCATTGAACTCGTCGTCATTTACCACATATTTTATACCCTTCACTAGAACACAGTGTTCCGATTCCGCCTTTTCCTTATGGATCACATCCCCTAAAAACATTTTGAACACTTTCGAAAGCCCGTCTTTGCGCTGCATGGTTCCAGAAAGCCCGAGCGTGTACGTTGTCATCAGCTTCATCATGCAGCGACTAAACACTTCCGCGCCCATGTGGTGACAGTTGCTTACAACGATGCCGTCATTATCGCAACACGACGACGAATCCGTTACTACAAAGTTGTGATTGTCTTCAACTTCAATGTCGTATACGCTGTTATTCTTGCAATCATTTTCTTCATGTTCAACGCATGTTACCGGAATTGTACCCCATGTTTCGAATTTATTATTCCACTTATATTTTTCTTCAAATTGTCCATTATCATCGCGTTGCAAATCAAGTTTATAACGCAGGTCATAATGTATATATTTTTTTATTTTATCCGTCAATATTAGTGAATTCTCCTCGTTAAACGTCAACTGAAATCCCGAGTCGCATTTTTCAACGACGCAGTCAATTCCAAACTTGGATTTGAACATGGTTACAATTTTCGTGTTGCTTTCATAATCAAAATAATGCGTATGAAAATGCACGCGGTCAATCGCGCCACTATTTTTCTTTTTTATAATTGCGCCATCCATAAACCAAACCGCTAGTCCCCGTTCATCCAACTTTTCTAACATTTCGGCACATTTTTCATTCTTGTGTGTCGCGCACGTCAAATTCACGTCCACATCAAATGCCGCAGTTTCTACACATACTCTGTCGTTGTCGGCTTCACATCGCATGGTTGTAATTCCAAACATTTCGACTTTCCACTGAAAATAGTTCCATTTAGATTGAGTATCTTGAGTATGAAACCACTTCATTGTGTAAAACCACTGGATTTTATATCGTCTCAGTCCAAATTTATGAAAGTCACCCTCTCCAAAATAAGAACCATACACAATTTGCAACTGGTCTTCATTTAGTCCGCGTGCAATGTCGCCGTCGTTGCATTTATATTTTGTTTCACACTTGCACATTAGTAAATCTCCGCATTTTAATGCGCTTGCCTCCACATAACCTTTATACACCGTTAATATTTTATGTTCTGGAGTGCACCGAATCACTCTTTTTCTGTCCGATACATGTATCTTCACTAGCTGTTCCCTGACCTTTTTCCACGCATGCGTCATTTTTTTATACTCGAATACTCTAGTATCTCGGTTAAAACTCAAAATATCAGGTAAATAATCACTGCTTCTACTGGTACTAGTACTGGTACTGGTACTGGTACTGGTACTACTTTTATTCAATAATTCATATAATTTTCCAATGGGTAGCGCGCCACAAGAGGTGTGAACGCAAGTGTCATATGGAAAACACTCGTCAAATACAGTCAGTCCAAACGACTCAAACGCGTTTTGTGGGTACTCCTTCATCGACAGCGACTGCACCATTCCAATAACAATGTCTTTATTATCAATGTCAAATATTTGCCCTTGAATTGTGCCGACCCTGGCACCAGGCAAAAATTGCTCAATTCGTTCCTTCCACTGATTTGTCAGGAAACTTTTGTGCACGATTACCAGCGTCTTTACGGCAAGTTGTTCTATTATTTTTAGAGCCATCACCGTTTTCCCTTTCCCCGGATCCACATCCAAAAGTCCGCCTCCGCCACAGTTCGCCGTTTTTGTTGTCGCCGTTTTCAAGTATTTTTCCACAATCACATTTTGGTATTCTCTTAATTCGCCTGCAAATTTCAAGGCAATTTTATCACCCGGCGCTATTTTATTTTCGATGCTTGACCCGTAGCGTTCCATTCCAAAGTATCGCGGAACATATAATTTGAGCAACGATTCGCGATACACGGGAAACGGCGCGGGTTGAACGGGTGATTTAGGAATGTGCGCATTCACCATGAGCTCCTTCCTTATTGTATGTTGCTCTTCCACCGAAAGCGTTTCTTTAAAAATGGAGTATCCTTGGTACCCCAGATATGCTTTTACTGGTTGTGCTTGTATTTTGTTTATAGTTGCGACTTGTGATGTACTGGACTTCATATAATATTACAGTATTGAAATTTAAAGTATATGATGCCATATTTATAAAAAATGTTTCAATTTTTTTATAAATCAATATTTTTTATAAGAATAACGTCGTCGTCTATTAGAACGCTTTTTACTTCTTTTATAACGCCTTTTACTATTCTTTTTTGATTTTATTCTTTTATTACCTCCCCCCTCCATTTGTGCGGCGGCACCGCCGGGGGGGTTATCTATCATGTCTCTTTCTCTTAATAATTTATTAATCTCGGCGGTAACATCATCCAAAGTATAAGATTTACCCCTTGCATATAATTTATCAAATATATACTTTTGAATATCAGGTTTAGTCAAATCTAATTTTATACCACGATTTTCTGTTTCTATTTCAAGTATTAATTCTGTTAATGTGCTATCTCCATCTCCAAAATACTGTTCTGATATTTGCTGAAGAGAAGGATGTTCGCCCCTAATACCCGTTACATCTCCGAATGTCTCTGTTTCCTCCTCACCCTGACCCTCAACCGCATGCGCTTGCACTTGTTGTTGTCTGGCTTTTGCTTCTTCTGCTTCTGCTTTTGCCTTTGAAATTGTTGCCGGTGAAAGTTTAAGACCAAGTAAACTTATAATTCTTCCTATAAAATTGTCAATGTTTGCAGATATTATTGTAAAGTTTTCATCATTTGATATATTCTCCGCTATAATATCAAATAACTTAATTCCGTATTCTGGGTTTGCTCTATTTAAAAGAATAATTCTGATAAAATAACTACGTATAATTTTATTATAAGCAAGCTTAGCGGCGTTCACAACAGCAGTATTAGAACTTTTTTCCGGATTATACCGTCCAATATACCACAATATACTGTCGATAACTCTATTTATTGTTACACTTTGATATGACGAACCATTTATTTTCCTAAATTTAATAACATATGATTGAAGTTTTTCATAAATTTCTAAACCAATTTCTTCATCAAACAATTCTATTAATTCTTTTTGTAATTTGAATGTCGTCCTTCCTTCTTCCATAGATTTTTCTAATTTTATATAAATATATAAAATATAAAATATATTAAATAAATATTTGTTAAAAAAATATATATAAATATTATAAATAAATAAATTATTTATAATATATAAAATATATAATATAATCAATACCAAAGACAAATGGAAACATTTAGAACAATAACGCGCAAAGACAATCAAAGCGAACTACTTTTACTCATTCTATTTATTATTTACATTTTATTCAACATTCGGACACCGTATTTTCTTGCGTCATTCGTAGATACTGTAGGCGGTTACCTCGTTGTCGCCGGTCTCTTCATTCTTCTATGCAAATCCGTTAAAATTTGGCTCGTTGCTGCACTTGGAGCCGTCGCGCTAATCATTTTCATTCAGCGTTCTCGTGTCAGCACTGGAACCGCCGGAATGAACTTGTTTTTGCCAAGCGAAGTACAAAAGTCAAACTATTTTTCTGGTTTGAATGACACTCCTATTACTCTTGAAGAAGAAGTCGTGCATAAAATGGCGCCGTTTCAAGACAGTATCGCAGTGCAAGGGACGTATCGACCCGTTCTAAACGATACGCACGATGCTGTAAGAATCTAGAAAATTATTCTAGATTTTGATTTCCAGCGTTTAGAGAGATTGAGAGAATAATATATAAACACCAAATTATAAAAAATGTAAAAAAAAATGTATAAAAATGTAAAAAAATGTAAAAAACTTCAATAAAGAAAATAAAAATTGAAAATCTTTTTTATTTTTATTTTTTATATAGGTTTCATTCCAACAACTCGTTTTTCCCGCCAAAATGCAAGTCACCAGATCTGTTTCAAGCGAAGTCACCGTTTACTTCAACTTTGGATTCTTCGGTGTCAATATGGATTCAAGCAGCATTTCTCAATACGCCTTGTCGGATCTTCTTTCTCATCTAAGAAATTCAGTCACAGTTCGCGCCTTCAATGAAGAAGTTGATTCAGGTACCCTTGCAATTTCAAAGCTGGAAATCGATGAAATTGTATTCGTGACTAACAAACAGTCCAAAGTTTCAACAAATTTTGATTTCAAAATCACATTCCATGCTTTTCACACATCTTCAACCGTGACAAGTTCAGCATTTGAAGACATTGACAAAATTACAAGAAAAATGTTTGAAAAAATTTCAAAAAAAACATTTGTGCCCGATTTTGAATGCTTCCCTTGTTTTATAAAACCTGACTTTCACGCAACATGCACGTGCCAACACGTTTGCGGCATTATTATAGCACTCCAACATATTTAAGTACTTTATGAATAAAAAACCTTTATGAATAAAAAACATTATATGAAATAAACAAACAAACATAAACAAAAAAGAGAGAGATAAAATATGTAAAAAAATGGAAAAATTCATTAAAAAAATAAAAAAACAAAAAATAAAAAAAACAAAAAATATTTTTTATTAATTAACTCAATATTTTACCCACTATTTTTAGTGCCATATATGACAGCCCAATTCCAATTGCAACATTTAAATACGGATTGTGCATTAAATTATCCATGCTTAACCCACTTAAAGCATCCGAACTCGGCGGCGGTGTCTGAAACAAAATCTCTCCGTCTTCGCCCGTCGGATTGCATTCAATGTATATTTCGTCCCGATTTCCTCCGGAACCCGGCTTCACATTCGGCCCCGACGAATTATAATAATAGTCGCTCCTCGACACTGCTTTAATTCCACTCGGCTGTATCAGTCCTGTAAGCGTTTTCAGCGTGTCGCTGCCAATCGTCACCGGACTCTTTATTCTATCAAATATAACAAAGCTATACTGCCCGTCGCACGGCGAAAATGGCGCCCCGCCCATATAAAAATAATAAGGCGAATTCGGTATAAAATTTTCCATATTATAATTTTGGACATTGATAAGCTGACTATCATTTGTTTTTGTCTTGTCGACCGTTGAAGAAAATTTGCTGATAATGTCGTCCAGTATTTTAGCCGATGTTGCAGCATTATTTGACTGAACAAGCGGAATGGAAACAATGAGTTTTTTTCCGGCACCATCATGAATGATGAGCATTTCGGCATCGGCACTTGAACCATTATATGTGTGAATGGACGGCGCATAAATATTGACTTCGCGCACATTGTACCCTTCATTATTGAATGTAACGGCGGCGCTCGTTGTTGCGTCATAGCTTAGTTTAATGTGGTCCGGAAAATACGTTGCTGTGCACGTGCTGTCGTTATATTGGTGCATATAAGAACAAAATACTTGACAACTGAGCACATTCGCATTCGTCAATATATTGATCGGGGAGTCAGAATTCGAACAGCTCATCTATTTAATACAGCTTTTTAAATGTGTTTTTATTTTATTTTTAGTATAATACTATATTTTATTTTTATTTATTTATTTATATAAAATATATTTTACATTATTATTAAATATATTATTACATATGACAATTGAATCTGAATTATTATCTCAAGCAAATGAACTTCTTGCAGATCTTGCACGTCTAAATTCAAATGTCGAACTTTATACACAAGTTAATTCATTGCAACAAAACTTGGTTTCTTTAGAAGAAAACGTTACATCCTTTCAAAACAATTTAAAAACTGCTACATGCAATAAACAATGCAAAGATTTAAATACAAAAAAAGACCCAAATAACGTCGAGGATTTATTAGTGCAACTTTTATTATACAATCAGAAACCTTCTGCACCGGAACCTTCTGCACCACCGTTAGAACTGGAACCTTCTGCACCACCGTTAGAACTGGAACCTTCTGCACCACCACTGTAATATCTCGCCCTTTTATAATTATTTTTATTTATTAGTCATTTTACACTCGTGAAATTTAGATAAATAAGTATGTAATACTATTTATATAATATTACATAATATTATTACATACATATTTTATATTATATAAATGACTTCAGAAGAAGAAACACATACACAATTGATAAATCATGACGATGATGTTCAAAAAGAAATCCCAAAAATTATATACATTTGTCATAAAAATATAGCATGCTTAAGCATGACATACAAGTATTGGAAAAGATTGAATCCAATATACCAAATTAAATTATTTGATAATGCCATGTGCGAAAAATTTTTACTCGATACATTCTCAGAACTTCATCAAAGCGTATTCAAGTTTATACCAGACGGTCCCATCAAATCGGATTTTTGGAGATTGTGTGTTCTTTACAAGTATGGAGGCATTTATGTGGACGCAGACATTCACCCCCTTGTTCCATTAGACAAATATTTAATACATTCATCTCACTTTGTTACCTGCATCACAAAATCAAATGGAAATTTTAATCCCCATTTTATTGCTGCAAGAAAAAATGACGATATTTTAAAAAAATGCATCGATGAGTACATTCAATTTTATATTCATCGCAAAGAGTCCTACGCATACTGGGATTGGTCAATTGTTCACATGTTTAATAATATTTTGATGCATGTCAAATCTCATTACAATAACATGCCAATGTCTCAAGTTTTTACTAATAATGATAAAAAGTATCAGCTTTTTTTTGAAGTTACAAATCGCGATGAAAGTCAAAAAGGTGTTCTTGGCAGTATTATTATGAAGCCACACGGATTACATGATTACTACTGTACGTTTTTAAATAAGCGCATTTTCAATACGCGTTATCTCAACTATGATCCATATGAACACACTTTTAAAAAACACAATGTTAAAAATAAAATTAACAACGTTATAGGGTTTAATTTAAATTTAACATAATTAAGTAATTTGACAAAAATGAAAAACTATTAAATGTACAATAAATAAATTATTTAAAACAACTTTTTAATATATATATTAACTATATTAACAAGCAAAAAAATTCTCCTCATATAAAGTAAAAAGGTAAATTAAATTGTTATTTCAATAATAAAAAATAAAAAAATGGGAGCTTCATTTTCCGCACAAGTTTCCGCCGAATCCAACATGGAGTTAAGAAAACACATTGATGCAGCCGTAACAAAAGTTATACTCGATTCAACTTTTACCGATTTAACAAATCTTGCAAATGAAAAAAAATGCAATCGTTTGGTGAAAAAGGCAACAAGGGTTTTTCAGCAAAGTAAAGACACGGTCGACCTCGAACTATTAAGACAACAGTTGTATAATAATCAAACGCACGTCGAAGGTCGAGTAAAGACCTCGGAGAAACATAATGATAGTAAAATAAAAACTCCGCAAATTCAAAATGTTAAAAAAAAATGTCTACAAATTTCAAAATTTTATGTGCTGTTTGCTCACTTGTTTGCATGCATCATAAGCACAATGAATCCATCTTTTAAAATCGAATCGAATAAAAAAGAGAAAACAAAAGAAGAAAAAGAAACACCGTCTTTGGACTTTTGCACTCATCGCATTGAAGAACTCGTCAACCGCGAGTTAAATGAAAACAGTGACGGCGATTTCCTTGTAAAACCTAATATTTGTAAAACCAACCTGTCAAAAAACGGCGACCCGCTGCGTTTCACCGATTTACCGGGTATGAAAGCGCTCCAAGAGCTCTACAAAAGCGATACCGACGAAATGGAGAAGGAAGATGCGCGATTTTTATATACCGCATTCACGGGAAAAGATGCGCCCGACACCATTCGTCATATGGATCAAATACCTCTTAAAACATATAACAATGACGAAGAATGCAGGGGGCAAAAAGGAGGGGTTAGCGACGACGAAGATGAAAAAAAGAGAGAAGAGCGTCGAGATAAAGAACGTCGCGACTTGGAAAAAGAACGCATGTTTTATTATTATAATGAACGCGACCGTAAAAAAAATGACGAAGAGAATGCAAGAATTGGTATTTATTTGAAAGGAGTTGTCGGTTCATTAAAAGAACGACTGTTTTCAGAGTACGTGCAACACATTAAAGAAATGATTCAACGCGCCGAAAGTAATCGCTCTAAATTACTCGAAATTTTATCGGAAATGTTTGTCTACACATACGATGAAAGCGGTGGCGGCAATATCAACGGCGTAGTTATAAATCCCTCGCTCACTTATAATAAACTCCAATCTCTCGTCGTTCGAACGCGGCGAATTGTGATCAACCTTTACACTGATTGCGAAGAAGATTACAAAACAGGACTCGATATTTTCTTTGCAATCGTTCAAGAAAAAATAGCGATGAAATTGTCCGTTCAAGAAGCGTCCCTGAAAAAACAATTGTATGATGTCATGTACGACTCGCCCGAACTTTACGTTCCAGAGTCACTCTTATATCAACAGTATCGAGGTGCAGAAGAATTCAATAAAAATCAGTTTATTCCGCGTCATTTTAAAAGTTTGGTAAAATCCATTGTAAAAAATAATTTAACGGATAATGATTATAAACAAATTTTACCGTCATTGAATGAATGGATAAATGAAGAAATGGAAAATGCCACCACTTTACTAGATCCGCAAAACGTTGCTGAAGAATTTCTTAAACAACAATATGGTGATGAATATGAATCTCCTCCGAATACAAATGAAGAATATCTAGGTTCTCCCTCTCCTTATTCTGATGCCGTTTCTTTTGAATCCAGTTCTTCCGCTCCTCCTCCTCCTCCTCCAGTTTCCTCTGATTCCAGTTCTTCCACTTCTCCTCCTCCTGCTCGCACTTCTACTCGCTCTTTTGCTCCTGCTTCTCCTGCTCGCACTTCTACACGCTCTTTTGCTCCTGCTTCTTCCACTCGCTCTTTTACTCCTGCTTTAAAAAGGAAATCAACATTTCTCCCAATGCAACCGACAACTTTAAAATTTGATGATTGAATATAAATAAAAAAAAATAAAAATAATATTTAGAAAAAAGTATATTTTAAAATCGATATTTTACAGGAAATATTTAGGAAATATTTAGGAAATATTTAGGAAAAAATAATTAATTATATATATTTAGAAAAAAGGACTTAAATAATTTTCTCATGTTAATATATGGAATATAAAAATACATATATTCCATTAAAAACCGACATGGCGCAGGGGCAGCGCGCGGGGCTCATAACTCCGAGGTCACTCGATCGAAACGGGTTGTCGGTATTCAGAGGGGAACCCAAGGTTCCCCTTTAACCCCTCCTTTACATCCTACTTTACATGATAGGCAAGGGGTCAGGGGGACAGCATGTCCCCCACATCACACGGGTGCATAAATGCACTGGAGCATTTAACAAAACCGACATGGCGCAGAGGCAGCGCGCGGGGCTCATAACTCCGAGGTCACTCGATCGAAACGGGTTGTCGGTATTCAGAGGGGAACCCAAGGTTCCCCTTTAACCCCTCTTTTAGAATGAATTTGGTTTATAGATATTGTATTACATATCTATAAACAAAATAAAATAAAAATTATAATAAAAATAAAAAACAAAGCGGACACAAAAATAAAAAACGGACACGATAGGGATCGAACCTATGACCTTGATGTAACTGTAAAAATTTATAACAGCATCACGCTGACTACCGACTGAGCTACGTGTCCATAATTAACGCCAAGCTTATTTGCCTAACGCTATATAATAATAAACAGTTGTCTTTAAGTAGTTTATTAACCTATATAATATAATATTTTTTAGTTTATTATTATTTTAACAATTTTTATATATAATATAAAAATAACATTAAAATCATGAGTTGTTTATTTAATAGCATGTCACATTTTATTAAAGAAGACGGAGGTCCAAATGGTATTCGACAGCGCATTTGCGATTATTTAGAAAAAAATTTACCCATTTTAGAAGGCATGGAAACCCGCGACGTGTTGGAGATGGAAGCGCCCAGTTCCCAAAATTATATTTCAAAAATGCGAAAATCTTCGACATGGGGCGGAGCAATCGAAATACAGTGTGCGTGCAATATTTGGAATGCGCGCATTATTGTGCACGATATTCGTTCTCGTCATTCAAATAATAATAATAATAATAATAATAAAAATAAAAATAATAAAATAGAATTTTTACCCTTAAAATCTGAAAATGCTCAACCCCATTCTCTCGAATTAAATTTAGAATGGAGTGGCGGACATTACGAACCGCGTACTACAAAGTAAAAAGAACACAATTCATACTGAAGCAACAGTAACTTCTTTTGAAATTGTTTTAATGATGCGCTTCTCTCCGGAATCCGGAATCGGAGTGCAAACGTGATTCATCGTTAAAATAAAATCATCGCGTTTTACCTCGTTTGTTTTTATTTCGGGATCCGAATCTTTCAACTCTTTTAACACCTTTACATGTTTTCGAGAGATTTCATTGATCGAACTTTTTATTTTTTCATTTCCTTCGTCTTTTTTCCATATGTCTTCGTCTTTAATGTACATGATGTCTCTCTTCGAATCGGTGCAGTGTATCGGCCGCTTAAACACATCGAGATCTTTGAGTCCGCGTAAAAAAATCGAGCCCACACTTTCTTCCAGATTCTTTTCTCTCGTCACATTCAAATCGTCAAACGTTATATTGAGAGATTTCACAAAATCGCATAAACTGATCGCGTCCTTGCACTGCTCATTTAAAAAGAAATTCAAATTAAATTTTTGCTTAATATTTGTCGTATTATTATTGTTTGTAATGTTTCCGATGCACATCTTGGGTAACATTTCAATGATTTGCTGTTGCTGTTCTTGCTGCTGTTGCTGCTGTTGTTGCTGCTGTATCATAATTTGCGTCTGTTGCTTGTTTTGTTCAATAATTATTTTCTTCATTTCTTCATTGTCTTTTAATAGTTTCATTATTATTTCATTTGTATAATCTTCCGTTGATTTATTCTTTAAATGTATGCATGTCTTTTTATGAAGGCAAAGTCCTGATGCAAATGCAAATCGTTTACCACATTCACAAATATTTGCACTGTTTGATTCACCTTCCGATTCATTTATTTTTTTTATAGTTAACAGTTTATGTTTACGAGTTACCTCGTGACGCTTACGCTGACTATCTCTACTCGTAGTATAGTTACAAAGATCACATTTGTAAATATTATTTTCGGAAATCTTGGAACTTTTTTTACTGTTATCACAACCAGTATAGTTTTTATTTTTTACAATTAAATTTTGTGATTCATTATGATATTGAATAATTTCATTTTTTTTTTTGGAACTTTTTTTGATGTTTTTATTACTGTTATCATATTCAATGTTACAATTTTGATTTAAAATCGGATTTTGAAATGATATCTCATCAGAGTTTTTTATATTAATATTGTCGGAACTTTTTTTTGTCATTCTATTACTATTTGTTACTAATAAAGTTCCTATATATATTTTTTTAAATATATTTTTTATATATTTTCATTTTCAAGGATATAATTTGATATAAATTATAAATTATCAAAATATCCTCTAAAAATGAAAATCTTATTTTTAACTCTACAAAAATTATATATTTGGATGATACTTTTATTATATTCTCAAAATTATATATATTCGGAACTTTTGGAACTTTTTTTTACTGTTACCATACATCAGTAACAACATTATTATTTTAAATGTTATTTTGTTGGCATATGGTGTTATATATTTTTTATTATTTTTTTGGAACTTTTTATCCATTTTTTGTTACTGTTACTATAACCAATAACATTTAAATTGTATAAAAAATAAAAGTTGGCACGATATATGTTCACAAATAATTATAAAATTAAAAATGGAACTTTTTTTTTAAACTTTATTACTATTTATTACTAAAAAAGTTCCAAAGTATTTTTTTAAAAATATACTTTTTCTTAAATTTTTCACATTTTTCACGATTTTTCTCGATTTTCCCTTATGGTCTCAATCGCATATTTGTGTTTTTCACTCTTACTTGTTATCATAAGAAAATGTGAAAAAAACGTCCTCAAAAAAAACACAAAAAAAATGGAATTTTCTTTTTCAAGACTCTATTTTATTTTTCGAAAATGGACAAAAATAATTGTCCAAAAAAGTTTTTAAAAAAAAAGTTTCAAAAAACGGGGATCTTTTGCTTTTTTTTTTCATTCATTGTTTTTATAAAAATTATCAAAACATCCCCGAAAATCGCGATTCTTGTTTTAAACCCTCGAAATTCTCATTTTTGTATGGTGTAAAAGCGTAATTTTTTACACCATCGTTTCAAAAAATAATAATTCTATATCATAATTGCTTTGGTGTCGATGAAACTTTATAAAAAGACCCTTATCATTTATGCATTGAGTGGTTTTACACCATACCTCCCAAAAAAATATGAAAAAGTCAACATTTTTCACGATTTTTCTCGATTTTCGCTTATGGTCTCATTCGCATATTTGTATTTTTCACTCTTACTTGTTATCATAAGAAACTGTGAAAAAACGTCCTCAAAAAAAAACACAAAAAAAATGGAATTTTCTTTTTCAAGACTCTATTTTATTTTTCGAAAATGGACAAAAATAATTGTCCAAAAAAGTTTTTAAAAAAAAAGTTTCAAAAAACGGGGATCTTTTGCTTTTTTTTTTCATTCATTGTTTTTATAAAAATTATCAAAACATCCCCGAAAATCGCGATTCTTGTTTTAAACCCTCGAAATTCTCATTTTTGTATGGTGTAAAAGCGTAATTTTTTTACACCATCGTTTCAAAAAATAATAATTCCACACCATATTTGCTTTGGCGTCAATGAAACTTTATAAAAAGATCCTTATCATTTATGCATTGGGTGGTTTTACCATACCTCCCAAAAAAATATGAAAAAGTCAACATTTTTCCCGATTTTTTCGATTTTTTTCTTATGGTCTCAGCTTAATTTTGCAGTTGTTGTTGTTGTTGTTCCAATAGTGTTATAATTGTCACTGGTTCTATAGAATAAAACCAACTAGCATTACCATTATAATAACTCCCCCCCCAATTACCATTTTCCAATTTTTCACCAATCCATTCTTTTCCAATAATGCTATAATCTAACTCATTTTTCCCCTTCTCAGTATTTATTCTTGTCATTAGATTTACCATCGTTTCAACATCAGTGTTTTGTGTTTCTTTTACCTGCTTAATTTCTTCTATTTTCCCATCGATATATGGGATGAGTGTGTCTTCTAAATACCTTTCTACGTCTCCTCCTTCAGAAATTACTTTCATGACTTCGTGCTTCTGTGATTCTAATTTAATAAGAATACATGATGTTGTCATTAGGAGTAATTTTAATCGGATTATTCTGTTCAAAACGGCAACTACCAACAGTTTTCTATTATCTTTTTCTTCATTGATATGATATCTTTCTATTTCTTTTATTTCGACAACCGCACGTTCTATTTGCTTTGTTTTAAAATGTTCATATTCCTTTACATCTTCAACAATACTCGCATATTTTTTAAAACGTGTTATCAAATCAACGTAATTTTTGTGTTGTTTTTCATCATCTACAGAAAGTAAACTGTCCCATAATATGTCACTAACTTTATCTACGATGACATCAATACGTTCCTGTTTTTCTTTTTTCTCTTTGAGTTTTTTTTGTTCTTCTATTTCTTCTATTAATTTATTTAGAAGTTGAGTACTTTCTTCAATAATTTTGACAAAAAAATTATTATTGCTGGGAAAATTAAAAGTATATTTTTCATTTTTTTGGTCGGATGTAAATAAAGATGAACGTATTGTTTCTGTTAAATCATGTAGATTACCAGTGTAGTTTTCTATAGGTAATTCAAGTGTCATAGTTTCGTTATCCGCCGTTGTCAATTTTATTTTGATACCATATGAATACGTACGTCCTATATATACAGATATAGATACTGTAAATTTACCAGTTTTTTTATCATTAAAAAAGGGAACCCAACTTATTTTTTTATATTCTACTAGGCCAGCATCATACTCTATTTTATGTGCCCCTCCCTTATGAAATATTTTTACGCGTTTGTAGGTCTTCACGCGTTTATGACCTCGACTACGTTTTCCGGATTTTCCTAAACTATTTTTTTCATTACTCTTTTTCTTCTTCCTATGAGAAATGGAAGTAGAATTGTGGTGACTACTCCGCCCTACTTTTCTCGAAACTTTCATGATTTTATTATAAAGTATATATAAATATATATTATACCGACCGAAAAGAAAAATGAGACAAATAAAAACTTATTTATAAATTCTATAACTATGTTTTAAGTAATTTGTTAGATGTTCTTTCTTGATTTTATTTGCTAATACATCTTTAATTGTAGTATCTATATCTTCATATGTATTTGGACTTTGCTTCTTTATATAATGTTTTAACTGACTAAAAAATTCCTCAATAGAATTTGTTTCTGGATGATATGGAACCGAATATAATAATTTATTACTATCATTTTCTATCTTATATTTTATCAACTTTGATTTATGAATAACCGCATTATCCATAATTATTAAATAATTTTTATAATTATTTTTAATGAATTCATCAAATAATTTATATTTACCAGATAAGAAAAACATAGAACGAAAGATGCATTCAATCCTAACATTTAAAATGGAAAATAAACGGAAGGGATGCATCAATCGTGATAAGAATGGATGTAAAAATATACAAAAGGTATTTAATCACTATATAGAAACAGGAGAAAGACCTGAAAAATATAAGCGTGATTATAAGTTTCAATAAAATATACTAACCACTATTAGCGATTAGTAATCGCTATAGTCGTCAAATAGTATAATGCTCTTTAAGAGTGCATTTATATCACCAAAAAGATTAACTGAACGATTTTTTATTTTTTTATAGAAAGTTTGTCTCATTTTTCTTTTCGGTCGGTGTAATTAAATAATTGGCTGTTAAACTTACAGTATAAGCAAATACAATATGAGAACAACCTATTACTTTCGTATATGGATTAAAGTAACTATTCCAGAAAACAGAGAAATTATTCTGTAAATCGTAAATCAATAATACTTAATGATAAGAAGAATTGTGGTTATCCTCGAAAATCTCAATTCTTACGTTTCGATCTCCAAAATTTTATTTTTTAAATTATTATATATATAATAAATAATATGAACAACGATGGTTTAGTTATTATATCATTAACTTCTATTAAATCAAGATATGAAAATAAACAATTACAAAAGACACTTGATCGGTTATTAACTTTAAATTATAATAACTATATAATTGTATTAAATATTTCAAAAGAACCAAAATATTTAGATAAAGGGTTTACAGATGTTGATATTAAATGGTTAAGTTTATCATACCCAACAATAAAGATCAATGTTGTCGAAAATTATGGGCCACTTCGTAAAATAATACCTACATTAAAACTATATCCAAATAATATAATTATTACTGTTGACGATGACGCTATTTATAAAAAAAATATTATATCTAAATTTACCCATATATATAATTTACATAAATGTATAGTTTGTGGAAGGTCTAGAAAAATAAAAACAAATTATATAGAAAAAATTACTAATTACGAATTATCTAATAAAAATGGATTAAAAATTAATTTATTACCAGAAGGGGTTGGTGGTGTTTTATATCATTCTTCAATGTTTGATGAAAAATTTATAAATTTTAATTTTAATAGTATTGAAGACGAATTTCTAAGAAATGATGATCTTTTATTAAGAGCATGTACAATTATTAAAAAAATACCAGTTTATCATATAAATGATACATATAAAAGCAATGGCGTATATAAACCTTTACAAGTAATAGAAAAAATATTTTTAGATTCCAAAAAAAAAATAAAAAAAAATAACAGTAAATTGATAACTAATATTTTTTATGAAATCACAGATTTACTGCCAAAACTAAATGCATATTTGGGTTATTTGGGTTTATATGGAGTTTATAACTATAAATATATTATTAATTTTAAAAAATATATTAATAAAGTTAAATTGATAATGAGTTCTTAGCTATAAGTTGATAATGAATTTGGATTAGTATATATTGAATTCATTTTATGGATATGTAGTTAAACCATAAATTTACTTTTAAATTTTCCGAAGAATCTATCGAAAATGAATTCATTCAGAAATAATCTCTATATTTTCGGCGGATTACTGTTATTATAAAATCTGAATTATTTTTACAATTGATAATCTTCTTCAATTGTAAAATTTAAACATTATTTAATAACATGTCCAATAATTTATCAGTTTGTATTTCGATAATACCAGAATCATAATCATTTACTCCTACCGTTAAAATAAGTTTATCATTTAGTTGAATACAGCCATAAGGTAAAACACATTTAGAAAAGTATGATGATGATTTTATATCTTTTGTAGAAATAATTAATGGTTGTTTAGTATAATTTGTGATGTTAAATTCATGATCAAACAAAAATACACCAATAAAATATTCTCTATAATAATCTTTAGTTTTTAAATGTGAGTGAAAAAATGATAGATATCTATTATATTTTTTAATAAATATAGGTGTTGTTGATGATCTGATTTCTCCATAGTCCCAAGATATTCCTATTTTGTTAATGATTTTTTTCCATTTTATAAAATCATTCGATTCACTTTTATAAACAATCATCATTGGATCTAAACTATATATAAGATAAATCTCATTATTTTTTTCAAACAATAGCCAATTCTTTTGTGATGAAAATACTTTGTTATTATTATCAATATCTGGAGTGTATATATTTTTTATTTTATTTCCAGGAAAAATATTTGCAATATTAACTCTAAAAAAATGATTATAATTATGATAATGAATAAAAGATACATATAATTTATTTTTATAAATAAATAATCTACAATCTTCGTAAATTTTAATATTATCATCATGAACAATGTCGTAACTACTAATTATGTTAAAATTATTATCTATCTCACACATATATGTTTTCCTTGATAGTGGAGTAACATCAACACGAAATGTCATAAATAATTTATTATTATATTCAATAATACTTGGATTAAATACTTTATCAAATCCAAAATTAGTTGTATTTAATGAATAATATTTACCTCCATATAATTCCAACTGTTGATTAATACTTCCAAAATGTAAAACATTAAAATATTTTATTTTTTTGTCAATTATATTATTGACTAAGTTAATTTTTTTACCTTTTAATAAAATAATAACATTACTTTTATTATTATAAAATTTATTATGAATTGGAAGTGACAGTAATAACTTACGGAAAATGATACTATCTTTAATAAAATTAAATGTTTTTGTAATTATTTTATCGTGATTTGTCATTAATAAATTATAATAAATTATAATTTATTATTATATTATAATAAATTATTATTAAATTATTATTATAATATGGATTATTTAAAATATATAACACACGAGATGAAAATTGCGATGACGAAGATGAACCGCTTTTCACTATATATACTTTCTTCAAAAAAATTAATTACTCCACATGGTAAAATAAAAAATAACTTAATTATATCTATAACTACTATACCATCAAGAAGTAAATATATTATGCATACTATAAATTCGTTATTAGCCCAATCTATATTACCAAGACAAATATATATAGGTATAAGCGATAATTGTTATAGAGAACCAAATATTAAATATTCATTACCACATGAATTATATAATCATCCATTAATAACAGTTTTTAAGAATAATCAAGATTTTGGCCCTGTTATGAAATTGGTGACAGGAATATGTAACTCAAAAAAAAAAGATTATATTGTAACAGTCGATGATGATATAATTTATGAAAAACATGTAATTGAAAAATTATACAGTTCTGCAACAAACGATGCATCAAATTCTGTATATAGTGCAATTGGACGAGATTGTGATGGTATTAAAATTCTGCATTCTAATAAACAAATTAATCTCGAAACGGTTGAAGGTTATGGCGGCGTAATATATAATAAACAACATTTTCAATCAGAATTTATGAAAAAAATTCTCACCTATAAAAAAGAAATTCTTATGAATGATGATTTATTAATATCTGGTTATCTTAAATCTAAATCTATTGAAATTAAACACATTAATATACACAAAAATGAACCACTTACTACATATTCTTCTTTTATGAATCCATTATATGTTATTAACTCGAATAAAGGTAATAATTATTTTAAAAAATCTTATAATGCATTGAAATTATTTACAGATGCAAATAATAAGATAAATTATGTTTAGAATTACACCGATCGAAAAGAAATTAAATAAAAAAAACAAATTATATTTACATTCTTATATCACTATTGTTTTCTTCATTGGTATCTCCTATTTTTTCAACCATTAAAATATTAAATTAAAAAATAAAATAAAAAGCGCTCATATTCAAATTCGGCAATTGTTTTGAATTTGATTATCATTGAATATTTGGTAACAACAGCTATTTGATATATTGTTTCCGAATAAATTTATATTTTGCGGTGTCCAATTTGTTATGTAAGTGTATATGAAAAAAACGGACAGTATAGACAAAACATTACTACAAATTAAGAGATATTTGAAATTGTATTTTTTTGTTCTTTTGTCCCACATAAATGTTAAACTAATGAGCAATCCATAACAAAATCCAAACCAGTGAAATAAGTAAGCAACATTCTCGACTTTGATAAAAAAGAAACTAATTATTTCTACTACTATAATTATAAGTATTGTGAAAAGTAACATTATTTTCATAACTTTATCCATGTATTTGGAATTGATTGCATAGTCGGCGATTAAACTTCCAGTATAAGCAAATACGATATGAGAACAACCTATTACTTTAGTATACGGATTAAAGTAACTATATGTAATACCAGAATATAAGGAAGTTAAAACATAAATTAATAAAACTAGTTTATAGTTATAAGAAGATTCCACAATATACATTATTGGAAACAAAATGATTGTGTTGCAACTGATGTGTGTAATACTTCCATGAACAAAGGACATTGTAAAGAATCTCCATAATTCTAATCTCAAGTCGCGACAAACCGGATAGTATGACACGATTCCAAAAAAAAAAGCATCAAAATTGGGTGATACTTTTTTAGTGCTCATTTGATCCAAGTAAAACAAGCCGATAACATAACTAGTCCATACTAACAGATTAAAAACAATATAAATAAAATTCGTATGTTCATTTCGAATGTAATAAGACAGTAAACCATTTCTATTAAATGTGTAATAAATAATGTTGTTATTATTATCATTATGTAACGATTCGATGTTTACATTATTCCCGTCTGATTGTCTGTTAATTATATTCATCTGTAACAACAACTGAATATAATAAATTATATTTTTTAAGTTCGATTACATTATATTATAATTTTCTTGTCTCTACTTCCATTAGAACCGCTTTCATCATCATTCGTTTCCCCCGTTTTTTCAATCATTAAAATTGACGGTAAATTTTCGGATTTTGTTTCTTCCTTCTTTTCAACGGCTTCTTCTTCGGGGCGTTTATTCGCATCCGCAAAGGTTACATCTTCCGGCCTTTCGATTAGATTTTTCTGTGGATTATGTAAATAGATATGCCCTCCATTATCGACTGCGTACCATCCAAACGGCGGACGAAGTTCGTAATCTTTGCTTGGTTGAGGAGTGAACCACATGGTGTCTTTTGTTAAATCATTATAATAATACTCTTTTCCGGATTCTTGGTCTACCAATTTTGTCCACTCCTTTCCTAAACTGTCCTTTTCGTTCACTCCCGATTCCAAGTTGGTAGAAGCATTCGGAGTTGCATTCGCACCTTGTTTCGATTGGCTCGCAACTAGATTTGCTTGTAGCATTTGTAAATCGGCAGAGGAAGCAGAGGAAGCAGAAGCGTCTTCGGTCATTATAACACCCTCGCTGTCGTCATTTTCATCGGATTTTTGTTCGACGATATCATCAGTATCGCGATTCGGATTTGGATTTGGATTTGATTCTGAAATAACCAATCTGAATTCATCGGGTTCGGCATTAACCCTTTTTCCTCGCCCTTGTTCCAACGATTCAATACCTGCATCTTTTTGCCCCGAGAGAATCTTGTAATTGTCTGAAAACGACATGCTTTCAATTTGGTCAATATTGTCCTCGGTTATAACGCGCATGACACAGTTCATGGTCTGCAGCTCTTGTATGAGCAGTTTGAGCGAGTAAGGAATCTGCACCACGCTAAAAGAGCGACCGAAGCGCGTAATATTGACCAATTTCGGATTATCCGTGAGCGCGTCATTAAACTGTATGGGTCCATCGGCCATCGGACTCATAAACACGTCGCTGTCCGGATTATAAATGGCCGTCATACCCGTTTTGTTGCAAATCGCCATGTAATAATTGTCTCCGCGCACCAACATGGACTCCTGCAAAAAGCGCGTGGCGCCGTGCGCAATCACCCCGTCGCGTTCCATTTCACCAATTCGCAGACCACCATCATTGGCTCTGCCTTGCACCGGCTGGCGCGTCAAATTCGTGTTTGGACCTCGAGCGCGGAAATTGATTTTATCCTTCACCATGTGTTTCAAGCGCATGTAGTACGTCGGTCCAATGAAAATCTCGCTTTCGATTTGTTCTCCAGTGGCTCCATTGTATAAAATTTGTGTCCCGGTTGAGCTGTAGCTTTCTTTTTGAAGCATGCTGCCAAATGTGGCTTGTTTATTTCCCAGGTTTACGAATGCGGTGCAGTCGCCGAATGCGCCGTACACTACACACGCCTTTGCCATGATGGTTTCCACGAATTGTCCAATGGTCATGCGCGACGGAAACGCGTGTGGGTTGACAATTAAGTCGGGGCGCACACCGTCTGCAGTAAACGGCATGTCTTTCTCCGGAATAATGAGACCGACGGTTCCTTTTTGGCCGCATCGAGATGCGAACTTGTCTCCGATGTTCGGTGCACGGTCTTCGCGAATGCGGACTTTGGCGATGCGAGACGGAATTTCGGGATTCGCTGCTTCCGTAATATACGTTTTATCCACGTATCCGATTTGTCCTTTCTTCGGACGAACAGATGCATCGACCACTCTACCCGGATTTTTAGAATTGGTCACGACTTGTCCGATGAGCACGCTTTTTTCGGTTACCATTGTATTCTCAAGAATGAGACCGTTTGCATCCAAGTTACTGTAATCGTACCCTTCGCCGCGTCCGGCATTTACCACGGCATTTTTCTGCTGATACTCGTTCATATTCACGACTCGCGAATCGATGCGTTCGCCGGACGATTGTTTGCTGTCTTCGCGCGTTTCATACATGTTGTAATAACTGGTGCGAAAGAGGCCGCGCTTAATGGACCCCTCATTGAACAGAATGGAATCTTCAACATTGTAGCCGTTGTAGCACATGATGGCCACGATTGCATTTTGGCCGTACGGGTTTTGTTCATTATTGAAATATTTGAGGTAGCGCGTTTTTACAAGCGGAATTTGTCCGGCATTTAAAACAACGCCCATTTTATCAAAGCGTTGCAAGAACGACGTATTGTATAACGAAACGGCCTGTTTTGACTGACTGCACGAAAACGTGTTGCGCGGAAGCTGGTTGTTCTCGGGAAATGAAATTAAATTGCCCATGACGCCAAACATGAGGGACGGATGTATGTCCGAGTGCGTGAATTGTGCAGACCCCTCTTTCACTTTATCGTCGGGGCGAAATGCAAACAGCGCATTATTTTCCTCGGACGCGTCAATGTATTCGAGTACTGCCATTCTTTGAGCCATGCGTTCAAACGTTATCCCCTCTGGTAAATTGTCGTACAGTTTCATCATACTCGCAATATCGTCTGCTGTATTATAAAATTCATTATAGTTGATTCGTTTTACACCGAAACCGCCGACCAGTTCATTCCAGTTGAATTTTCGTTCCGTCAATAGTTTTAGAATGGTTTTATTGGCTTGGAATGCGAACATTTTCTTGTCATGGTTATAATAGTAGACGGGACGGCACGCACGACCACCGTCTGTGAAAATCTGAATTTCGCGAAATTGGATGTCCCATGAGCAGCTGATGTGCACGGGTATAAATGACAGTCGCCGACACGTTTTAATGCGGTCAACGACGAGTTCCGGATCGGTAACGACGCCAATCCACGCCCCATTCACAAATACTTTGGTTTGATAAAAGAGGAAATCTTTCGGATGTTTTTCTAGCGACAACAAATTGATACCGGGTTCTTTTAGCAACCAGCGCGTCATGTCGCTACCGTTGCAGCCGTTTGTAATGTGCGCAGAAATGGCGAAATGTTTTTGCAGACCGTCGTCCGGCACGTCAACCGGGTCCATGAGGCACCATTGAGATCCGTGAAGCAAACGGGGTTTAATGACCTTGGCAGAAGCATCGAGCGGCAGGTTCACTTTTCTCAAATGGGAAATGGCGGAATTATAGGAAAGTCGGTTCAGGTCTTGCACGATACCGGCTTGTTTTGTGAATTCGCTGCCACCCCAGTCGCCTTTGAATGCGCGGCGGAGCCCTTCTTCGACAATGCGGTCTTTAAAAATATCGTCGTATTCTTTTACGATTTCAGTGAAACGCTCCGACAAAATCGCGGAGTTATAATTGTATTTGAAATCGAGGAGGGTTCGAATGCGTTTAATTTGTTGCGCATAGTATTCGTTGAATAAACTGTGGATTAGCTTTCCAGATATTTTAATGCGTTTGAATTTCAAGCTGTCGCGGTCAATCGGACTTTCAACGTTTGCCTTGACGCGCACCAGTTTATTTACCATGTATCCTAAAAAGAATGCTTTGGATTGGTAGTTGAGTTCTCCGATTTGCGGCAGGAAGAAGTTCATTAAAATGTGTTGGGCTTGAACCACGCTTTTTCCCTTGATGAAAATGCCAATGTATTCAATGGCGGCTCGCTGGGTGAAAATCTTATTTGCATCATGGACACTGGAACGAAACAGTTCGATGAGATCTCGATTTTCCGACATGTTTAGCAAGCAGGTTTCGATAATGTCGTAGTCGGAAATGACGCCGAGGGCGCGCATCAAAATGAAGAGCGGAATAGGGCGTTTTACGTTGGGAATTTCAACGACGATTTGACCGTTGGTGTATCGCGGACTTGGCGCGACCATGTAGACGCGAAGTTTGCGTTCGGGTTTGGACGTGTCTTCGGACACGGTGCGTATTTCGACGGAATGGCTGTATTTATCGTCGGGGCTGCGCGTCTGAACGTAGAGCATGTTGTCTGCGAAAATTTCCTGGCTGACAATGATTTTTTCTTTTCCGTCGATGATGAAATATCCGCCGTGGTCGCTCTTATCTTCGCCGAGATTGTACGCGACGTCTTTGGGAAGACCGGTAAGAATGCACAAATTGGAATGAACCATGATGGGAAATTTGCCGAGCAATATTTGCGGAAGCGTAGTTGTTACGGTTTTTTCTCTTGATACCGATTTTTTCGACAATTCTTGTTCGCCGCCGCGACCTTTTTCTTCTTGTTCTTGTTCTTGTTCTTGTTCTTGTTCTTGTTCTTGAGTTACAACATTGTCGAATTCGACATCTACGTCGTAGTGAATGGTGACGCCGTATGTCATGTTCCGAAGACGCGCTTCGTTGGGATACATGTAATGAACGCGAGATGTTGTTCCTGTTTCGTCATATATAACCGGTTTTCCATAATATATTTTGTCTCCATTTTTACCGCCGAGATAAAACCGGGAAACGTTTCTAAATGTGTCGGTTTTTTCATCCTTTTCTTTTTGGAAGACGATGGGGTTGTGTTCTTTGAAAATTTGGCGTATACCGTTTAACATGAACTCGTTGTAAGAGTCAATGTGGTGCGCTACCAAGAGGTTGGGATTGTCGTTGAATAATTTATCGATGATATTCCATGGAATTGTTTCATTTATAAGCCGACTTGTTTCATCGCCATCGTCGCCATCGTCGCCATTGTCTTTATTTCGTTTTTTTTCTTTTTTCTCTAAATGTTTTTCTTGTTCTCCTTCTTGTTCTCCTTCCCGTTCTTCTTTCTCTCCTTCCCGCTCTTCTTTCTCTCCTTTCCGTTCTTCTTTCTCTTTTTCCCGTTCTTCTTTTTCTTTTTCCCGTTCTTCCCGTTCTTCTTTCTCTCCTTCCCGTTCTTCTTTCTCTCCTTCCCGCTCTTCCCGTTTTTCCTGCGGATCTTCTTCTGATTTAGATTCGGGTTCAAGTGCGGATGCTTGAATTACAATTTTTTTTTTAGATTCCGATGACGACATCAAAGATGGCTATAATTATTTTATATTATGAAGATGATATATATTTAATTTGTTTCACTTTAATTAAATATATATTCTATTAATTTTATTTTTACAAAAATATTATAAATTTTATTAAAAATTTAATTGATATAAAAATTTATTTGTAATGCACATTTTTCCCACCATCCCCTTCACGACTTTCTTTGTATGCTTGTTTCGTCCTTTGGTCTAGCGCATGGTCATAGTCGCTGTAAGAAGAGTACTGTCCTCCAGTGCCATCCGCATTATATCGGTTTCCTGCAAACTCTGGACTTTGTTCAAACCAATGTGTTTGTTCAGATCCTGGCGCATGAATTCGTTTTCTGTCGCGATCTTGCATCCTCATGTGTGCCGTCTGCGCATCCACTTGTTGCTGATAAAACGGGGAAGACGAAGACGGCGGCATGGATGGCATGGATGTGGTTCGTTTATTCAAAAGGGTTCCAACCATAAAAACCAAAACAAAAAACAAGATAAAGGGGAGAAGAAGTAAAAACCACGCGAGCTGATTGTAACCATAACTACAGAGAGCATTTAAAATAAAAGTCCATAATGCGACATATAATATTTTCATAATAAAAATGGGCACGCTACTTTGGACGGGACACTGCACATTGCCAACACAGTACATGTTTGGAGACATGCCGTAGTTTTGAAATGCAATCATAATGATTCCAATTGCCGAGAGAACGAGATAAATGGTTGCGGGAGTGCACAAATTCATTTTATAAAACTTGTTAAAGTAAGTATGAAAAGTAAAAATATAAATAATTTATAAATTATACAAATATTAAATTTATAAATTATGCTAAACAAATCAACAACCAACAACAAATCATTTTTTTTATAGATGCGAACTTTGCAAAGATGGTTGAACAAACGGACTTGGATTGGGTGGCCGAGATGTTCCGCCCAATGTAGCGTTGAATTTATTAACTAAATACGTTGCGCCGTCGAGAACTCCGCCTCCCTTGATATTTTTTCTGCTTCTTCTTCTCCCGCCAAGTTGTCCGAGTTTCGGAAGCTGTGGGCCGAGCTGTGTTGGAAACCTGGCACTACCGAGAGGTCGTCCGTCATCAAATTTAGGAACAATACCGGTTCCAACGCCTTTAGGACTTAGAGCAAAATATTTTCCTGTATTACCCGGTTCTGCACTCCACGGTTTGCCGATAAATTGCGAAAAGAATCCTCCGCTACCGCTGCCTCCACCGCCTTGATGAATTCGCCCCATTCGTATATTACGAATCATTTTATTCCGCATTCGATTTTGTCGGACTTGTTCCATGCTTGCCCCCCGTACCCTTGCTTTTGCTCTTGATTTTCTTTGCGTTTTATTTGTTTTACCGTGATATTTTTTTCTTGTATTCGTCGGCATTGTTATTAGTTGGTTGGGTTATATTATAATGATATAATAATTAATTAAAATATTTATAAAAAATAAAATATTTATAAAAAATAAAATATTTATAAAAAAATAAAATATTTATAAAAAATAAAATATTTATAAAAAATGAAATATTTATAAAAAATGAAATATTTATAAAAAATGAAATAAAATGAATAGTCGACTATTTTCTTAATAATCATCTCCTAAAAGTAGTTTGGAATTAAGATTTTTATTTTTTGGTTTCATCTTTTTGAAACGGTATGACTTTATTTTATCGAACACGCTTTTTATACCCGCGAAACATCCGGTGTAACAATGACAACAAGAGGAGCTAGAAACTTGGTCATAGCTTTCATATAACTCGTGGTCTTTTTCACGACGCGAAAACATTCTCAACAAAAAATGTTTGTATAAATAAATGTATAAATATTTTAGTTTTTAAATATTATTTTTTTATAATTTAAAATAAAATATATATCAAGTATATGTATATGTAACCAAATGAAATATAAATCAACATCGTCATCGTCTTCATTTAAATGTTTGCCGAATATGTTTTGTATAAGAAACACAACAATATTTTTTATTGTCATATTAAGCGCAATTGGAATCTATTTTTTTTATTCAAATTATTTGAAAATGGCGACCGCACCGCCATCAATGCAAACCGCACCGCCATCAATGCAAACCGCACCGCCATCAATGACACCACTATTCATGATGTCGTCAAGAGCGAATAGCGATATTCTTGAAGATCCGTATGCGCCACCGTTACGAAACGACAGTTATTTTGGCGGAATCAATGCGGGAGGTCAAAACACGATGATGATGCCAATGGCCGCCGGTGTTCCAATCAATATTCGAACGCAAGGACCGCCCATCAATACGAATTATCGTCAGGTGGGTTTGTTAACGCGTATCAACGGCAAAGAAACCATTCTGCCGCTGATGGGTAGACCACTTCAAAGAAATCGGGACAAGTGGCAATTTTACACCATGAGCGACAAGAACAATTCGGTAAAACTGCCCATATCGTTTAAAAAAAAAAGTTGCACGGGTGAATATGGGTGCGATAACATTTACAACGGGGACACGGTCTATGTGGAAGGGTACAAGGACGCGTTTCAGGCCACGATTTATGATAATGCTGTCATGGAATATTTTTAACAAGGGATTTCGAGAGAGTCGATAGAATCGAGAGAGTCGATAGAATCGATAGAGTCGATAGAATCGAGAGAGTCGATAGAATCGATAGAGTCGATAGAATCGAGAGAGTCGATAGAATCGATAGAGTCGATAGAATCGAGAGAGTCGATAGAATCGAGAGAGTCGATAGAATCGAGATACTCGAGAGAGTCGATAGAATATTTAATACTATTTCATAAATGTATTAAAGATTTCGATATATAAACAAGTATTAAACGAATATAAAAAAAGGTAGAAAAAATGTCATTTGATATACGCACAGCGGTAACCGAACTCTTTATGATTCAACAAATAAAAACCGGTGTTTTATGGGCGGATGCAATTATGTTTGGTTTTTTTATATTTACGCTTTATCAAACTGCCATTGTTACGAATGTAAAGAGCGTGTATAAAAAAATAGAAGTAATAAAAAATCAGTCCATGAAGAAAAATTGGTTGTATATAACAAATAAGTTCAAGAAAAAGTCGATCATGTATGCAGGTTACATGTATACCAGCGGATATCGAACCGTTAAAACATATGTGGATTATCCGCCGCCAATGATTCACGTGTTGGACTACATGCAAAATCACGTGTACAAGGTTGAAAACACGTATAATATAAAGTACTGCGAAGTGATAGATGTGGAAACGAATACCGTTGTGAAAACATTTATTCCGGCCGACGAAATGGTTTCGTTTGAATTGTATCCGGACATTTACATTGAGCTCTCGAGTAATAAAACTATTCCAAACAAGGATAAAAACAACGACTTTTTAGATTTTTCAACAATAAGTTTTTATATCAAAACGTATGAGCACGATATTTCGTATATACACTCGTTTATTAAAATGTGCGAAGAAAAATTCGAGAATTCAATCAACGAACAGCTGTCAAAGCAAAAATACATTTTTAAATATAGCAGCAAGAAAACAAAAGGAGGAGATGAAGGAAGATATTATGATGATGACGAATGCAGAAGTTCAACGCGCAACAACGGAATCAAGTGCGATGAGTATCCGCTGGTAACAAACAAGCACTTGATTCGAAATTGTTTTTTTACGCAGAGGGATGCGCTAATCAAGCGAATTGATTTTTTCATTCATAACGAGCAGTGGTACAATGACCGTGGGATTCCTTACCAGCTCACATTGGTTTTTGAAGGGCCGGCGGGTTGCGGCAAAACATCAACGGTAAAGGGAATAGGCACATATACGAATCGACACATTGTGGACGTTGATTTGAACGAAATCAAAGACGTGTCCGAGCTCGAGGCCATTTTCAACGGGACGCACATTAATGGAAAATACATTCCTTCGAACAAGCGGATTTTCATGATTGACGAGATTGACAAGTTCTTTGAGTCACTGGACGACAGAGAACAAAAGGAAAAAATGAGATTGGCGGCGGCAACAAAAGAACCGACAAACTCGAGCATTGTGATTGTGAAAGAGGGTTCTGGTAGTGGAGGAGGAACTAACGGATCAACGGAAAATAGGTTTGGATCGAATTTCGCATCAACGGCTGCGGCGATAAGTGGGTGCGCGAACAAGACAACGATGAATGATTTGACAAAGGGGCAAATTTTGAGTATTATGGACGGGATTATTGAGGCAAAGGGGCGGTTCATTATTTGCACGGCGAACGACACGTCAAAAATCGATTCCACGTTTAAACGGCCTGGGCGGATGGATGAATTCATTCATTTTACGAAATGCGACGCGCTAATGATTCATCAGTTGATGGAACTATTTTACGATGGTGTAGTCGATGAAACGCGCGTGCGTTCAAAAGAGGAGCTGGAGCGATTCAAATCGGCGGAATTTAAATTATCTCCATCAGAACTGAATAAAATATGTTTTAATAATATATTGTCGAGAGAGGATGCTGAAAACCGAGTTTTAGAAGAATCGGGAAAATGAGTTTATTTTCAAAGTATTATATATATTTATTTTCAAACTTTATGGAATAATTTTTATATTTATATCTACTATATTTATTACTATATTTACAACTACTAGTAATTTATTTGTAAATATAAATATAAATATAAAAATATAGTATATAAAAAAAATATAGTATATATAAATGCAAAATTTACAGCAACTACAACAGTTACAACAATTACAACAACAACAGAGAAATGGTACAAGAATGGTTTTACAACAGCAACCGTCTCAGCAGTTACAACAGCAAGAACAACAGCAACTTGATGTTGAAGTAAAAAACGCAATGGAGTCGTATTCAGAAAAAGAAAAGATAATATTCGAGTTTTTGAAAAATATAATTATTAATTTGATTCTCTCGATCAAGCAACTGCGAGTAAAGCTGGAGCCAATTTTAAACCAGCCGAATGTAATTTATGCGGAGATTTTCAAAGTGTACGAGGAAATCAAGGCCGAGTTCACGGCGAGCGATATTGAGAACATAGAGTCGGTCATTTCAATAACAACCTGTGCGAATGAAGTAAACGGCATATTTACAACGGCGTTTACGAGCATTATGGAAGATGGAAAAATCGACATGAATGATGCCGTACATTTCATGACATTCATTCATCAAATTATCAACTTGTTCAATGACTACACGTCGAATCAGAATTTCAAGGTGTCGCTTTCATCCGAGTGCATTCTACATTTTTTAAATTTCATTGTGAAAAGTATACTGGTTTTAACGCTGGACGGTGTGGAAGAGGCGATTGCAGTACAAATGCTGGATGCGTCGATGAAATTAATAAAAATAACCGTGTTGCCGATTACAAAATGCAAATGTAAATATTTTTGTTTTTCGTGTAATTAAATAACTACTTATTAACCAATAGTTGTACCCGGTGGACAATTACCCTGGGAGCACGATGGCCAGTCAGGAATTTGTCCAGGTCGTGCGCATGGTAAGCGCCATCTAAATGTTCTAGAAAGTCGACCAATACCTGCTCTTCCAACTGTAGTACGTACAGGCATCCCGTTTGATAACCTTATTTCATGAGAAAGATTAAAAGAAGCAAAACCATTACTACGACGATTAAAAGGAAAGGCAAGAGGAAAATCCATATAACCATTTCGACAATCAACACAAAGACGATCGGGACAGGTTTGGTTATCTTGTTGGTCATTTTCTAATGACATAGTAAAAAACATTTCACCCGAATAATCGTCATTAAATTGTGATAATGAATTAGAAGCAAAAGTACCAAATGCAATTGAATCATCATGTGAAACTTTGATTTTTAAATATTTTTTACCATTCATTTTAACAGGTTTTACATGATCTATTTTACATACCTTTGTTTTATTTTTGCTTGAATCTTTAAAAGTTGCTACCATATTAAATTTACCCCCTTTTAGTTTATCAGCAACACTTTGAGTATTTGTTTTTTTAATACTTGATACTTTATTATCTTCTACTACAATAATACTTTTAGTAGGGGAAATATACATTGTAGATTTAGAAGTATTTTTTTTTATTTTTTTTTGAAAAAAAACTGTTCCATTAAATGATAAAATTATGATGGGAATTAAAGCGGGAGGGTTGTAAGTCATTTTTTAAAAAAAAATATATATATATATATATTATACACATATATATTTTTTTTTTAAAAATATTTTATGATGTTTTTTTTATAAGTTACAATGAATAATGTAATTCCTGAAAAAAACGGCTAAAGAAACATATTTTTCACTGAAATAAAAAAAGGAAAATGAATTTGCCATCGTTTTAATTATAAATTTCGTATGTGATTGTGCGTTTATAGTAAAAGGTAAAAGTGTGGCACAATTTTTCGTGTTGTCAACATGGAAAACTTTTACAAAAACAAATAATTTGAATAAATAAAGAAATTAATATAATAAAAATTGAATTAAATACATATTTACAAATAAAATAGTAACTTAAAGTCCATAAAGTCCGATAAATAATATCAGTGGTATATTCAATAAATGTCACAAGGAGGAGGATTGGCTATAACCACAAACACAAATTCAAGTGCAAACATAAAGACAAAAATAGAAACCATAAAGTCAGTGTCTTTATCTTCGAATGAGCACAATACGACGAAAAAAAATAGACAAAATAAAATAAGCAAAAAAAAACTGTGGGATCAAATAGAAAGTAGTTTTAATAATAATGATAATAGTAACAATGATTCACAAGAAACAAACAACAAGGGCAAAAAAAATAGCTTGGAGTGTGTTTATAGAAGCAGCGGACAGAGAGAAATTTGCGACAACTGTTCGTCGGCGGTTTGCTTTACGGATGATGGATTTTTGACGTGTACGAATCAAAAATGCGGCATTGTATATAGGGATGTGCTTGATCAAGGCGCAGAATGGCGGTATTACGGCGCCGACGACAACCAGTCCAGCGATCCGACGCGGTGCGGCATGCCGGTGAACCCGCTTTTAGTGGAGTCGTCATACGGCTGCAAGGTAATGTGCGACGGCGCAACAAGTTACGAGATGCGCAAATTTCGAAGGTATACGGAGTGGCAGTCGATGCCGTATCGCGAGAAGGCGCAATATGACGAATTTCAGTGTATAACCATTATTGCGCACAATGGCGGTCTGCCCAAAATCATTGTGGACGAGGCGCTGCGTTACCATAAGAAAATTTCCGAATTCAAGACGTACCGCGGGCTGAATCGCGACGGAATCATTTTGGCTTCGACATATATTGCGTGCAGAAAGCACGGTTGTCCGCGCACCATTAAAGAGATTGCGACGATTTTCAACCTGGACAATACAAGTGCCACAAAGGGATGTAAAAATGCGATTACGATTATCAACGAGTTGGAGCACGAATTCGAGAATGCCGACAAGACGAATTTTAGCAAAACGAAACCGGAGGCGTTTATTGAGCGGTACTGCAGCCGATTGAATATGAACAGCGAGTTAACAAAGGTGTGTCAGTTTGTGGCGACGCGCATTGAGAGACAGAATTTGATTCCGGAAAATACGCCGCACTCGATTGCTGCGGGAATCATATACTTTGTATCGCAGACATGCAACTTGAACATTTGTAAAAAGGACGTGAATCGGGTGACGGAAATAAGCGAAGTCACGATTAACAAGTGTTTTAAAAAGTTGGAACAATTTACAACCAATTTGATACCGCGAGTTATTTTAGAAAAGTACGCGGTAGTTGATGGGAAGATGAAAGTGTAAAATTGCTAGTAAAATATTCTAATACGTAATAAATAGTTTAAATATTATAAATTACATATTATATTATTAAAAATATAATTAACTATGAATGATACTGAACAAAATGAACAAAATATGATTATAAATGTAGGAGAAACGGAAGCGGAAGCGGAAGCTACTACAAAATCCGCCGCTCCAAAACTTGTATTTATTGTTCCGTATCGTGATCGCGAGCACCATTTGAAATTTTTTTCAGTGTATATGAAGCACGTATTATCGGATTATGATCCGTCGACGTATGAAATCTACATTGTTCATCAAAAGGATGTCCGACCGTTTAATCGTGGAGCCATGAAAAATATTGGGTTTTTAGCAGTCAAGGAAAAATATCCAAACGAGTACCAAGACATGACGTTTGTGTTCAACGATGTGGACACGGTTCCGTATGACAAAGGCGTTATACAATATGAAACGCGTGCTGGAATTGTGAAGCATTTTTACGGAGTGAAATTTGCGCTTGGCGGCATTTTTTCAATCAAGGGGGGAGATTTTGAACAGACAGGCGGATTTCCAAATTTTTGGGCGTGGGGCGGAGAAGACAATTACATGCAGTATCGGGTTTTACAGAGTGGTCTTAAAATAGATCGGCGCAATTTTTTCCCGTTGCAACACCCGAACATATTGCAAATGGTGGAAGGAATCATGCGAACGATTTCGCGATCAGAAGCTGAAATGGTGTTTTATAAAACGACGAATGACGGACTGTATACGATTCAAAATTTGAATTACAAGGAGGAACAATCGATTAAAAGCACGAATTCGGCAGTCGACTTTCGGTATATTCACGTTTCGCATTTTGATTGCGCGTACAGTCACGCTTCAACTGCGTATGAGGAACAAAATATTCATGAAGAAAAACGGATAAAGTTCAAATCGAGGGGGATCGCATCGGCAGCACAAGAAGAACAACAGCGTGCGCTACACCAACAACACATGTTGGCAGAACAAGAGCAACGTTTAAAACGACTACATTTACAGCAGCAGCAGCAGCAGCAGCACCAGCAACGACAACGATTACAGCAACAACGATTACAGCAACCGCAACCGCAACCGCAACCGCAACCGCAACCGCAACCGCAACCGCAACCGCAACAACAGCGAGTCGTCAGGCGTGTAAGGAGAGGGTTTTTTTGAAATATTTATTTTATAAATCTACGAATGATTTTATAAAATAAATTGTTGCGGCATCTAATATTTTTTTGTAATCTTATTATTCATTTTTTTATATTTTCTTAACGACTTTTTTATTTTATTTGATTTTAATATTAATTTTATTTTTTTTATTTTAGTGTCAATTTTTCTAGAGTATCTTTTTTTTTTAATTATATTTTTTTTTTTAGTGTTCTTGCGTTGTTGTTCTTGTTGTTGTTGTTGTTGTTGTTGTTGTTTTATACCTCCATACAAATTACTTTCATTATTTGGCTGATATTTACTTTCAAGATACGCGTTGTTGAAACCACCATCTGTTAATGTTTTTAAAATAAATGTATGAATTTCCTTCACATTCGCGGCCTCTGTTCTTATATTTGCCCCAATATTATCATTTTGTGTTCTTCTATACATATCTACTATATCAAAAGTGAGTTGTTGTTTATTTGGAGAAAAAAATAATTCTATTATTTTTACTCCGGCACGCATTATATTAGGATCAGCGCCAGTGGAATGATTGGTTAAATCCTGAATAATGCTTTGATATAACATGAGAATAAATTCGCTGCCGCTCCCCCTCCCCATTTCAAATAAATATATACCTTTAAATTGGATTGCTCTAATTATAAATTTTAGTAGGTTTGATACTTGAATAAAATAAGAATCTGGGATTCGACCTTCTGCAGCTTCAAAAACAAACTGGTTTGTTAAAAAAGAACGCAATATATTTGTAACATTGTGTAAAGATTCAATAAATCCGCCCTCTGCATTTGGAAATTCAAAATCTAATTGGACGACGTCAATTGCGTCTTTTGGGCTTGTAAAAAATAATCTTGGATCCAACTTACATGTTAAATTCAATAATTCTAATTGATCTACTTGGGCACTACTACAATGAAAAACACGACAAAAATCAGCTGAGGTTCCACAGCCGATGTCGGAAACTTCAATAATCTTTCCTGTTATATTCAATAGAACTTTAGTGACTTTGGGATTTCCTCTTGCACTGGTTTCGTATATGTGTCCGTTACCTTTCTTTACAAACTTTTTCCATTCAACATCATTACGTTCAAAATAAATATGAAAATTTATCTTAGGAATATTCCAAAATAAATTAAATACATGAATTAGAAATTCTCGATTTTGCATAAAATTTGCATCTGCATCATTGTTGAAGATGGCATATACATCGAAATCTGAAGTTTCTTTTGGAATACGCAATTCTTCACATTTATCCTGCGGTAACATTGAATGACATGCAAGTAGTTGAAGAAATGTTCTTCCAATAAATGCAAATCGAACATGTTCAACTCTACGGAGTCCATTTAAAAGTGCCAAGACAAAAAATGCCCTAATTCTTTTCCCGCTACCTTGTAGATTCATATACTCTGTTAAAGGAACCACCGCATCTGCGGACCTCCTAGAATCAGGAGTAAATGACGACATAATTCTTACAATTTCTTGGTCCGATAATTCGCGAACAACGGTTGTGATTCTAAAAAATTGTTTTAAGGAACAACTAAACATGAATGCGAAACATGCAGCCCCGTTTCCATCGCATAATGATGCAATATTCTCTTCGAACTGTATTAATTTTACAGATTTTTTTTCTGGTACTTGTATTGGTTCTACTGGTTGTGATTGCACTTGCACTTGCACTTCAACTGGTTGCGCTTGCACTTGTTCTACCGCTTTTGGTTTTTTTTTATTCGATGATTTCATAGATTGAGTAGGCACAGAAGGAGGTGCCACAACATCAGGAGCAGTAACAGTAACAGTAACAGGGGTCACAGCAGGAGGAGGAGATGCAACAGGTCCTAATAATTCTTTATATGCTTGCATCATTTTATGTGAAAATTTTGCCATGTTGTCTGCCGTCCACGGAACATACAAGCGAAATTTTGGACTCAACGCATCGTTTAGCATATTTGCAGCATCTTGAAATTGGCCAGATTGAATTGCATCTGAAAATCTTGCGAATATGGGGATTATATTATTTTTGAAATTTTTGTTTCTTTGAAAGATAAAATTTTCTTTTTCTTTATCTGTTAAAACTTTCGGGGAAGCAGCAGCAGCAGCAGCAGCAGCAGCAGAATCGGCGGCAGAATCGGCGGCAGAATCGGCAGAATCGGCAGCAACTCTTTGTTGTCGCATTTGTTTTTGTTTTTTTAATAGAGCAACTCGTTCGGCACTCTCCAGGGCTTTAGCTCTTTCTTTAGTTTCTTCTTCTTCTTTTTTTCTTTCTTTATCTCTTTGTTTGCGTTTTTCATCTGTAATTTTCATCATCTCACCCCTTGTATAAATTTCAAAAACAGGAACTTTAATCCGACATTCAGAAAAATCTGCAAAAACTTTAATCTCATCCTTCGATACACCTGGAGTGACTGAAGAGATTTTACTAACCAAACGTTCTAAAGCTCTTAGAAAAAGAAAATACTCACGTTTTTCATTAAAAGCTTTATGAATTTGTTCCAACTCTTCAATAAAAGGTTTCGCGGTCTTGGCAAGATCAGGTGCAGTAAGAGCAGTCAATCTTTTTTTTTCATTACATTTTTTTATAATTTCCAAAATCATATTCTTTGCATTTGGAAAAACAGCTGGAGTCACTGGAATAAATTCAAATCTTTCTATTGGGAACAATTCTGTAACGTCTTCGCCTGATTTTTTCATGTCTATTACTTGTTTTAATGTAAAATTACTACCTCTTCTTCTATCAAAAAATATTTCTATATTTTCAAAATCGCGCATTAACTGTTTAGATACGTATTCGGGTTGAATTTCATCATTATGTAACACGCGATTTGGCACATCTAATAAAAAAGCTGCAACTCTGCCTAATCCATTGTTAATTTTACTTTTATTTTCCTCATTAGGAGTGTTTCCAAATATGTCTATAAATGTTTGAAACATTAGAGTTAAAAAATCAATATAATTTTCAAAAATAGTTGAAGAAATACGATGTAACGAATCAAAAAACTTATAAACCATAACATTTGATAAAAGAGTTAAAGAAATACTTCTTTTATCGAAAACAAAAAATGGTAAAGATTGATTTGGTTCTCGTAAAAAAATATACAACCTTGAATATAATAAAACAATGTTAGATACATTTTCTTGAATTACACCTCTCGCCATCATATCTGTAAACATTCCAATTGCATTATAAAAAATATCAAAGAGAGGATTATATAGTAACGTTATTAACTGACTAGGTAAAAAATCCATTATGGTACGTTCCAGTTTCGTTTTTGTATCTCCTTGATCATCAACTTGTTGAATAATTGCAAATTTAAAACATATCCAAATATCAAAAAGAATTTTATAATATTCTCTTAATTCTGTTTCAATAAAAACAATAGTTTCTTGTAACTTACTATCATTTGTATCATAGACACGCTTGGACGATGAAATAATTTCCTCTGCAGTTAAAAAATGTAAGTTTGGTTCTGGATGATCGCTTGTAAATATCGTTAAAAACATACATTCTGCGGGGTTAACACACAAGAAACTCATAACTTGTTCTGGAGGTTTATAATTGTCTCTAATATATTTTAAAATAACACTTTTATCATTTTGAGACATCTTCTTTTTTTGATATTATATTATTATATAATAATGTATACAAATATATTTTTTCATTTAGATGTAAATAAATAAAAAATGTAACCAACTAATTAAATTATAATATAACCAACTGTTCAAAATGCTTCGTTAAAATCAAATATTTCTTCCGTTTTTGTTTTTTCTGCAAGGGCGTATTCGCTGACCCGTTTTTCAAAAAAGTTCGTTTTGCCTTCAATGCTTATAAGCTCCATAAAATCAAACGGATTGGATGAATTGTACATTTTTTCACACCCCAGCTGTAACAGCAGCCGGTCTGCTACAAATTCAATGTATTGCGTCATCAGCTTGGAATTCATGCCAATCAAGCGACACGGCAGCGCCTCGCAAATGAATTCGGTTTCAATGTCGACTGCCTCTTTAACAATGTCTTGCACTCGCGACTTTTGCACCGGTTTTGCAAGTTTATTATATAAAAGCACAGCAAATTCGGTGTGAAGAGCTTCATCTCGCGAAATGAGCTCGTTGCTGAAAGTGAGTCCGGGCATTAAGCCGCGTTTTTTCATCCAGAAAATTGAGCAAAATGCACCCGAAAAGAAGATCCCTTCCACGCATGCGAATGCAATCAACCGGGTTTGGAACGAGCTGCGTTTGTCGTGAATCCATTTTTTCGCCCAGTCGCCCTTTTTTTTGATGCACGGGAAATGATGAATGGCATTAAAAAGGCGTCCGCGCTCTTCTTCGTCTTTCACATACGTGTCGATGAGCAAACTGTAGCATTCGGAATGTATATTTTCCATGGCGATTTGAAACCCGTAGAATGCGCGGGCTTCGGCGAGCTGAACGTCGGACATGAAACGGGTCGCCAGGTTTTCAAGAACGATGCCGTCACTTGCGGCAAAAAATGCAAGAATCATGCTTATAAAATATTTTTCATCAGCTTCCAAGGTTTGCCAATGAACGCCGTCTTTTGAAAAATCGATTTCTTCTGCTCTCCAAAAACAATCCACTTGTTTTTTATACATTTTCCAAATGTCGTTATCTTTGAGTGGAAACATTACGTAGCGATTATCATCTTCGGTAAGTAAAAGGTCGGCGAAATTTGTACCAGTCGGTGCTTTTTTTGACATTTTCCTAAAAGTATCGATGAATAATTGATTGTATATTTATTCAACAATATTTTTTAAATTTTTTAAAAATATATTTTAAAAAAATGTATGTAAATAATAATAAAAAATAGTATTACAGTAAAACAAAGAAGAAAAGAATATAAAAAATAAAATGACAAAGCACAACAATAGCGATATGAACAACAATGATGAATCTACAGGACTCTCGGTATACAAGAGAGATAAACAAATGAATGAAATTCAACAAAAACTTGAAGAAAATAGAAAAAAGATGTTTGAAAAACGTTTAGCATTAAAAAAATACGCAAAAACGCACGATTCCAATGATTACATCAAGGAAATTATAAAAAAATACGATGAATACTATCATGAGTTTACAACAAATGTCAAGTTACAAATACGCGCTTTAGAAGAAATTATAAAGCACTTGAACTTTGTTTTAGAAGAACAAAACATAAACGACGATTCAGATTTAGATTCCGACGAATTGGTTTCCAGAAATAAATCACAGTTAAAAAAAGATAAAAGGATGATTTTGAGAGAAATCGATATTCTTAAAAAAATAGTAAAATCGTAAACACAAAACACGGGTAAACACAAAACACGGGAGAAATGAATTTTTACAGTCCACCAATTTCTCTCAGTACCATTCCGCGAGGTTTTAACAATTTACGCACCATTTTCATTTTGCGGTGATAGTATTTTTTCCATTTGCGCTGAATGATTCGCAACCAAAACGTTTTATAAATTCCCACATGTTCTCCACCCTCCAGTTCCACGAGCTCTATAATTTCAAATGAAACATACTCCTTTTTTACAAGCACGTGTTTATAGTTTCGAATCACGGGATGGTCTTGGTTCAATGTTGTTATGTAGCGAGCGTATCGGCAGCGCAATATTTCAACATATTGTTGTAATAAATTGTATTCATAAAAATCATAAAAAATATTTATTTCTATTACTTTTAGTATTATAAAATGAGATTCAATATGAAGAGAGCTTGAATCATTTTTTCCGTGAATGTCGGCGTTAAAAAATTCACATAATGCGAGTTGATATTTTGATTCCATTTTCGAATGGAATGGAATGGAATGATTTATTGTTTATACTTTTTATTTGGTATTATCATTTATCATTTATTATTTAATATTTTTTAATATAGTTTTACATAGTTTTACAAACAAATTTACTGACTTATAATATAATTTTGAAATTTTTCCATTGTTGTTATTTTAGTTATTTTATAAAATAATAATATATTATATTTATATTATAGTAAAATTGTGTTAATTGGGTTGTAAAAATGGTAAACATACATATGAAACTTCCAAAGGTCGTTGAAACAATGTTGAATGATAAAAATGTTTTGTATATTGTTGCGTTTTTAGCAATTATGAATTTTTTTGGATACATTATTTTGAGAGATAGCTATGCGCTACTGATCTTTTTATCCATTGGATTCATTTCAACATACTTTAGTAAAAATATGACAATTGTTTTACTTTCAACACTTTTGCTGACAAATTTTATTACCGTATTGTCCAGAAATTATCTTGTGAATAAGGAAGGATTTGACGCGACTGCAACCGATGCAACCGCTGCTGCAGCAACTGATGCGACAGCAGCAACCGATGCGACGGCAGATGCGACAACCAATGTAAAAAAACCAACTGCAGCTGCGACTACTTCTACAGCAACTGGGGCGAAACCGGTATTACAATCAGGAATTATGGGCGCGGGCGCAGCAAAAGCTTCAAAGAAAGTGGCTTCTTCTGCATCATCGACGGCGGCTGCTGTTGTTCCCAACGGTCAAAAGAATACAACAACCAAAGAACCTATGACGGAACTCAGTCCGGCAAGTTTGGATGACGAGGACGACCTTCCTGTAAATCATCGCGTTGATTATGCCAAGACGCTGGAAAAGGCGTATGACAACTTGGAGAACTTGGTCGGCAAAGACGGAGTCAATGGACTAACATCCCAAACCAACGTGCTCATGGACCAGCAGCAAAAACTCATGGAAAACATGAAGAGCATGGAACCGCTTTTGAAAACGGCGCAGTCCTTTTTAGACAAATTCGAGTCGAGTTCAATGGGCAAGCTGTTTGAAAAGATTCCAGGCATGTCGTCCATGTTTGGCGGAGCACAACCAGGTGCTCAGAACGGAGGTGGTGTAAAGGGAGCGGCGGCTTAAACACAATTAAACACAGTTAGAAAAAATAAAAAATAATAAAAAATAATAAAAATAATTATAAATAAATAAATATAAAATATAAATTATTTATTTATAAAAATATCATTACTATATAAGCAATAAAAAATATACGAATGAATAATAATTTTCAGAATGACATTCAGGCCGTGAATCAAACGTTTGATGACATGATGTCCAATTTCAAAACCAATTATGTAAATTTTAACACGAATGCAATGCTTTCACTACCGTCTTTGCCGCCATCCGAATCTACTGCAGGGATGGCAACAACGCCAACCATCAAATTTACACCCGCATCAGTTAAATCCGCAGCACCCCCCGATCCGAATGATGCCGCGCTAATGAAATACAGGTATGCGGCAAATCAGCTTTTAGAAAAGGTGAGGGCACAAATTGCTTCCAATTCAAAACAAATTTCGAGTATCAATGCAGATATTACTCCGGTTCAGAAGACATACTTGCAGGTTATGGACGCGGGAATTGCACTGGATCAAACCAAATCGGCATCGCTTGTTTCTTTAGAGGATTATAAAGAGCTGTATAGAACAACCGTATTTGGAACCGTAATGTATGTTGTTGGTGCCGGAGCCATACTTTATTTATTGTATAAACCGCGAATACAGAGCGAGTTTTAGGACCGAGGGAGGAATAAAATAGGAATAAAATAGGAATAAAATAGGAATAAATAGGATGAATGGAAAAGATATATAAAAAATATTATAAAAAATATTATGTATATTAAAAAAGTTTATAATATAATAATATAATAGTTAATAATTAAAATAAAATAATCCAAAAATAAAGTAAAGTATGCACAGTTTAGACCAAGGACGCGCATTTTTGAATGATCAACTAAATGTAACAAATGAATCAAATGTATATTTAGCGCAAATAAATGAACCAAATGAACGAAAACAAAAATCTGGATCAGCATTTGGATTTTTATTGGGTGACGGTATTCCTAAAAAAATGGTTGAGCCATTTGAAAGTGGAAGCGAATTGCCAGCTCCGGCAGTCGCATCTTCATCTACGGCATCGGCGCCCGAATCTGTATCGGCAGTAGCAGCAGCAACAGAAATTGCAGACATTCAAAAGCTGAATGACGCATTTGATTCGAAAATGAACGCATATTCGAGCGCCGTTTCAGAATACAATAAAGAGATTTTAAAAGGGCATAATTTTTTTGTAGTTCAAGTAAACGCGCTAACGCCAATCAACAGTTGTTTTAATTGCGATGCGTCTTTAGGAGGAACCGACTGCAGCGCAATGGGCGTCTCCAATTCAAACGGCGAAATTCGAACCGCGCTTCCAAATTCTGCATCGCCAACCGCAAACTTGTTACCATGCGTTCAAGCCGGTGTAACGGTTCCGGGGTGGAGCGCAAATCCAACTGACAGCGGTACGTGCATTGCACCGCTCGCCGGTCAAAAGTGTTGTCCAACAACCATGTTCAACGGGCAACCGGTTTGCATCGCCGGATTTAATGGTTACGACGAAACTGCCATGAATAACTGGATGAGTTCATGCATCACACCGCCGTCACCCGACGAAATCAATCAGCGCATTGCACTTGCAAACGAGTACTGTAAAGGGAATGGCATCGAGTTAAATTACTGGAGTAAAAATGCGAATAACTTTGCACTGGTTACAACACAGGATCCGGGAGACGCCACTAAAAAATTCGTGGATCAAAATGACAATTGTTCAGGGTGGGCAGATTCCGGAGAGTGCGAAAAAAATCCAAATTACATGTTGAGCATGTGTTCCGCTTCGTGCATTCGTGTTGGAAGCAATGTTCCCGGTGAGAATATTCGCCCGTTTGCAAGAATGAACAGCGTTCCGGTGTGGATTATAAACACGTTTACAAATAAACAAGACGCAAATAAAGCCAAAGCGGCTGCCGTTTTTAGTCCAACGGTTCAAAGCACGTTGAAATCAACACGTGACGATATGATGAATGCCGGCACCGCATTAATTAAAGCGCTTTCCTCCCAGCAGTCAGCGACCGCCGAGGACCGAAATAAAATAGAACAACAGTTGCGCTCAGTTGAAACGAAAATGGCCAATTTGGCCTCTCAGTCACGCGACATGGACATTTCATTAGCGGATGCCGCAATCATTAAAAAAAAACGCGGGATTACGACTAATGTAAAGGAAACGTTTTTGGGAGCGTCGTCGTCATCATTGCTTGCACAAGAAAAGGATACTCGAATACAGTTTGAATCGAATTATACATTTTATACAGTGTGGTTAATTATTGCGATTATACTCCTTGTCATTATGTTTAGCAACTTTTTTTATACGCCGTCGTCTTCAGAATCGTCATCATTTGGTAGCGGTGGCGACGAGTCAAATTCATCTTACGGGTTGGCATTTGGAATCATTGCATTACTATTGTTTATTTATTTTATTATACAATTTATGTTGGCTCGTTTTAATATTTCCCGACCACAACTACCCTTTTCAAGTATTAATCCGTTGTTTGTACTTTAAGAAGAATAAATTATAGAATATATGGAATTGAAATAGATTGAATAATTGTAAAAAATAATAAAAATAATATATATTATATAATATTTTTATAATATATTTTTTCGTTTTTTATTATAGGATTAAAACCATTCATTTTATTTAACTAATTTAATTAACTTGAATAAACATGTCTTCTTTAACTGTCGCACCAAATTCGCCGAGACAAACTGCTGCATCAGTTGGCGCACCAACCGTTCCGACACAAGTTATTGTTCATGGTGGTGACGAATCCGAATCCGCATCATCCACTCCGACTTCAACTGAACAAATAATTGAAAAAATATCGAATTTACAAGATTTAGAAAATAAAAAATACGATGATTTGAATATTTTGCTGGCTTCAAATCCAACACCGGACAATATTGCGCAACAAAAGGTGCTTATGAACGATATTACGCAGCTTACCAATATTCGAACTCAACTATTCAATGTGCTGCTGCTGCATGCTAAAAACAACGTGAATGTGAACGACACCATGAATGCCAATGTGAAAGATAAACACACAATTGTTACACTGAAAGAGAATGATTTGAATGCTCGAAGAGCTGCAAATGCGGCAATAAGCCAAGACATTGAAAACACGAAAAGAATGGTGGACATCAACGTGTACTATAAAAAACAATACGAAGCGCGTGTAACCATAATGAAATACATTGTTGTCGTTTGTTTTCTGGTAATATTTTTTGTAGTGCTCATGAATTTGGGCTGGTTGCCGCATGAAATGGTGATTGTTTTGGTGGTGCTCATTATTCTTGGAGGTGGACTATACATTGGTTCGTTAATGTATGACGCGTATAAACGAAGCAACATCAATTATGATGAATACAATTGGGGCTTTAGTTCTCAAGATTCTCAAGAAATGGCATCCTCAAATTCGAACCAATCCACCACCAAAAAACCCCGGTCAAACGATCGAACATGTAGGACTAGCGACAGTATGTTGGGATCCATGTATAAATCCGTTTCATCCACGGCATCATCCATTGAAGATTCAATTCAGTCGTCGTCAACAACATTAATGTCAGACATAACTCAAACTGCTGCAAACAGCGGCGATCCGCCCTCACCGGCTGCACCGTCGTCTTCAATTTCTGCCGCATCAACGGCAACAACATCGACTGGATCACACGCCGCCCCACCTTCTGTCCAATCAAAAGTATCTGAAAGTTTCATGCTGCAAAAGGTGCCTCGAAAATATTTCTCTGAAGGAGTACAAGGCGCGACACCCTTTACAATCGAAGACAATTACGGTAAAATATAATATATAAATAATATTCTGAAAAAATTTAGATGAAAAAAAAATGAAATTAAGTAAATTATGAATTTCATTATTTAAATATTATTATGAATAATAATAAATATTATTATGAATAATAATAATATATGGTTACTATAGTAGTAACAGTAATAGTAACAACGCGAAAATATGACAGACAATGCCGCATTACTTCAAAGCATTCAAAGTATAAATGATATGGTTGCAAGCGTCAACAATTCGTGCGGTCATGATTGTTTAATGCAGAAACAACGGAGCGAATTAAAACAACGGTATTTAGATGCACAACGAAATGTTAGAGTTGCGCCCGAAAAATTGACACAAGCCGAACACGATTATTTATTAAATAGAGACGGTCCAAAAAAGTATAGAGAGAATTTGAGAAGTCGATATGCAAAAAATGCAGAGCAAGAAATGCAAAAGTTAAAGGATGAGCATGCGAAAATTAAGCATGAAATCGATATTGGAACTATGAAAATTCAATCACAAGAGGTTGAAATATACAATTCCACAAATTATAAAAACATGTTGTCAAATACACAGAGTCGCATTGAGGGCGAACTACAGGATAGTGAGCGCAGTGCAACTGTAAGCAGTCGAAAAATATTTTACATGGAAAAACAGATTGAGTCGTTTTCGTGGTGGTTTTACTTGTGTCGCAATTTATATTGGGTATGCGCAATAGTATGGGTCGCAATCGGCGTCATTTATTATCGCCAGTTTACCACGCGTTCTTTCGCCACATTCGTCTTCATCGTAGCATATCCGTTTTTCATGGTGTGGCTGTTTGTTGCCGCGTATTCTTCGATAAAATATGTTGTCTCGCTGTTTCCGAGAGATGTGTATCTCAGCATTTAATTTTTTATAAATGATTAGTTTATTTTAGCTTGTAAGTTCGCTTATGTCCGCTTCGCTTATGACCGCTTCGCTTATGTCCGCTTCGCTTATGTCCGCTTCGCTTATGTCCGCTTCGCTTATGTCCGCTTCGCTTATGTCCGCTTCGCTTATGTCCGCTTCGCTTATGTCCGCTTCGCTTATGTCCGCTTCGCTTATGACCGCTTCGCTTATGACCGCTTCGCTTATGACCGCTTCGCTTATGTCCGCTTCGCTTCTTGGTTCGCTTTCCGGCATTAATATTAAAATAATCTATCCTCTTTCTTCGAGCAAATTGTTGTTTGTACTCACTTTTTCCAATCTCCTTAATCTCCTTTAATTTTGGTCGAGACAATACATTAGTTACATCATGTCCCAGGGTATTAACAACAGGAGCTGATACAGGAACAGCTGTTTCATCTTGAAGTTTATCACATTTTATTCTTTTAGCTCTATCTTCAGTTGTAATGATTTCCATAAAAACTCTTTTTGCATTTTCAATGTTTTCAGGAGTTAATTGAACATAAGTTTTTAATAAAGGTATCTTAAGTACTCTTGGAATTAGATGTGCGTTTGTGGACTTGCTTATTGTTATTGGTTTTTCGTTTTCGTTTTCATAACATTGAGCATTAAATGAATTTATCATTATCTTCGCTGATAATGAGTTGCTGGCAATAGATATTAGAGTATCTATCTTTTCATTTATTTCTTTTGATATAATTATTGCAACAGCTCTCAATAATTTGTTAAATTTGCGATTCTCATATCGCAGAATCGTTACGGAATCAATGTATAATGTGTATCTGGTAAACGACATATCTATAGATGAAACACACTCATTGCCTGTGAATAAACATAATACTATTCCGGAATAAGTATATAAAGAATTTAGGTATCGCGATATTATCCCGAATAAATGAATATTGCTATTCTCTGGAAATGATGTAAGATAATCGATGCACAAATAAAAATCAGGACAGGTCACTTTAAGTGAAACATTTAATTCTTCAATTTGTCTCTTTGCATTTGATAAATCGAACTCTTCCTTTAGGTCATAATTGTCTGACCCTGGCCCTATCGGCACAAATTCATATTTATTTTCACCATCATTAATTATTTGTTCTTGAAGTTCTCGAGCAGTTTTATAATCACTTATCTGTTTTTTAATTTCTCGAGTGTGGTCGTTCGATGATTTATAAGTAAAATCAAAATAATCAATTAGTTCACCTCGAATGCTTTCAATATACGCTTTAAAATCATCCGGAAATTTCATGTCAGTTTCCAAGTTAAATATATGAATGACTCCGTCATGATACAATGCTATAAATTTGGTTGATTTCAGCGTTAAAATACTAACTGGACGTTCTTTTGTGTCAATTTTATACGAGTTATAGTGATTATTTATAGTAATTGCAGGGTAGATTTTAATAGGCGAATGAACAGAACTAAAAACTATCGATTCCATTATTATTAATATATATAAGTATATATTATAAGTAAAATATTTAAAAACTTAAAAAATATAATTATAGTATAAAAAATATAATTATAAATGGAAGAAGTAAATAAAGGAATAGATATATCAAAACTAAAGCTTAAAACCGGAGATTTGCTGGTGTGTGATGACTTGCAGCATGATGATTGGGGTGTATTCAGTTGGTTTATAAAATATTTTACAATGAGTGATTTTTCTCATGTGGGAATGGTCGTTGTTGATCCGGAAATGACGAATCCCGCGTTAAAGGGCACATACGTGTGGACATCGGGAATCTCAAACACGCCGGATCAAGAAGACGGTATAAAGAAATTCGGCGTTCAATTCATCGAATTCGAGAATTTTCTAAAAACGTACGAGGGGAAAATATACTTGCGACGACTGAAATGCGAATCCGATGAACAATATCATAAAATATTCAATATTGATGTGTTGCGCGAAATTCACCAGGTTGTGTACGATAAGCCGTATGACACGGTGGTCATGGATTGGATTGAAGCGTACACTCAAAAGGATTTCAAACCGCAAAAAACGTCGAGGTTTTGGTGCAGTGCGCTAATCGGATACATTTACACGAAACTCACACTTTTGAAAAGCGATCTGGATTGGAGTATTTTGACCCCCAGTTTTTTTTCAACTGAAAATAAGTCGTTTAGCATGTTGCATGGAGCAACGCTTGAAAAAGAGGAACAAATCTGGGGATAAATAAAATAAAATTGAATATTTTTTCTAATTGCATGTTATTGACAGCATTGAACGCAAAGCAATTAGAAAAAATATGAGCCACCAAGATTGGACGCCCGTTGTATTCAACAAGAAATCAAATGATGGAAAGGATACTGGAAAGCCCTCATCATCATCATCATCATCATCATCCTCTTCGTCTCTATCGAATGTCGGCATTTACAAGGCAGCAAATGATGACGAGATGAAAAAAACAAAATACGTTTCGAAATCCACGTCGCAAGCAATTATGAGCGCGCGTTCTGAAAAAAAAATGACACAAAAAGAATTGGCGCAAAAATGCAATATGGACGTTTCCATTATCAATGAAATTGAGCGCGGAACATGTGTTTACAATGCAACCCACGTGAACAAGATTCAGAGTGTTTTAGGTGTAAAAATTCCGAGGTCTTAATCGCAACGCAATGCAACGCAAACCAGGTTGTTACACGATATCATCAATTACGACCGCACAAGGCAGTCCGTTAAAAATTTAGAGAATGGTGGGACCGGAAAGAATACAGCACCCAGAGAGATGATTTTGCCGATACTTGTCGAGTGCAATATATTGAGTGAGCGGAAAGTTTCTATTTTTTACGAAATAATTGTTCGATGCATTCGTTCCTTGAAAGTTGCCAGCATTCGCCATGGTTGCCCCATATGCCGAATAATATGAAAACCCATTGCTTGTGATCGTGTCGGATTTTAGTTTTTGTAGGCGCGTGCTACCAGAAACGGCACCCTGTCGCGCAAATTGCGGATTGTTTGGCTTGTAAATGGTGCTGCAGTAGTTATTCGGTGGAGTGTTCAGTGCGTTACTGTTGTATATTTTAGGATTGGCGCAGTTTTTGGGTTCATACACTTGCGGACCTCGAGGATCGTCGTTCGGGTATAAAAAGATAAAAGGAACATTATTTGTTGGGCTGGGATAGTATGTGCCGTCTGGAAGTTTCGTGGTGGATTCGCGCTGCGCGTACGTTCTGCACCTGGATTCCATATACTGCGTTATAGAAGTGTAATACGACTGACTTTGCGTTACTATTCCCGACTTTATAACATTGTTTTCGGGGTTGCATGCAACGCATGTCGTATCAAACACGCCGGTATAAATGTGATAGTTTGTATCCACGGCTGACATCGGTTCAGGAGTCGAGTTTTCATTAACTGGTACGATCGGTTCCATACTTGTAATGTCTGAAACCGGTGGGGCATTATTATCGTCGTTTTCATAAGTGATTTCAACAATCAACGCTGCTCCCGGCGCGTCACTGTAGATGTCATCAATGATGGGCGCGCTTAAATAAGAGGAAGGAACGTTGATTTGACCGTTGTTTTGAATCTTTGTTCCGCTAGTTTTAAAGTTGTTTTGACCGAAATCTTCGGCAATTTCAAAGGAATTGTGTCCATTATAAACTTCGGGATTGATTTCGGGTCGTGCTTGAAACGGCGTTATTGGAGTCACATCGGTAATATCAAGGAAGTCGTAGTCGTATTCAATATTGGTAATGACCACTGCTCCCGGAACTTCCGGTACAATGTCTAGAATGACGGGTGCATTGTTCACGAGACACCTACAAGTGTCGTCGTTGTTTTTATAAATGGTGGACCCAGGCGTGTCCATAAAATATACACGCGACATCCGTTTTTGTGTAGAATTATCGCTCGATATATTTGTGGGGACCAGTTGTCGCCGCCAATGTTTTAGCGGGCGCGCTTTAAATTCGGGTCCGATAAAATCATTCTGCTCCAAATTACTGGGAACATTATTTGCATTCGGGCGATGCATTCCCGGAACAATATTGAACGCTGTGCCTACTTTTGTTGCATAATGCGGCTTTCGAGTTGTAACTAAAGTATTCGAACTTTTAAAATTTTGCGGGTTATTTATTTTTGGAGTTGTAATATTTGGCATGAGTTTTTACTCCTCTTATTCGTGGTATTCGTATTATTATTATTGAATTATATAAAAAAATTGAAAATATAATTCAATAATAAATAAGTCATTAATTATAGGTTCACCGACCGATCGAACAGCGTTAAATCAATGGCAGCAGCAACAAGAGAAACAGCGGCAACAAGAGAAACAGCGACAGCAACACCAGTTAACGACGACCACCTAGAAGGAAATAAAGAGTCGTTCAGTAAAATATTTCTTCACGAAGACCATAATTTCAAAACGGACAAAGAAAACCAACCGAGTGTGTATTTTTATAATTCTAATCCACCACTTGAATTGGGCACGTTTGAATTCAATCAGAAAAAGTGGAATGCGGGACTCAACGGGTGGGGAGACGGTGAGTGTAAGTTTTCAAAACATACGTTCAACTACGAATGTCCGTACAGTAAAGTATATTACTATGGTGTGAAGGAGACACCTGGAACAACAATCGGTCCAGAATATGAGTTCAACAAACAACCAAAAGATAGAGTGTATTATCGACGCTTGAATGCAAAGGGGGATGTGGCTATGCTTGGAAGAGTGCTGGACCATGGTTATCCGTATGATGCGGGATTTAATGGATGTTCAGACGGGTATACCATTTTTGAATTTGATAAAGAATCATTCAGAAATTGCGATTGTCGGTGCATATTGCCTCTAAAATACAAGGTATACTTTTTAGAATAATTTTAGAATTTTAAAAAGTATGATTTTGTTTGGTGATAAATGTTTGGTGGTAAAGTTTATTTTCTATATTTTCTTGTAGAATGACTGCGACGACGACGACGATGTTGTTTTTTTTGTCTGCTCTTTTTTTTTCTTTCTCCTCCACCTTTTTTATCTGGAATTTTTGCAGTTCTTGAAAATAACGCTCCAGGATAACCGGGTTTTATTTCTGAAAAATAAGTATTTAAATAATGCTGATAGCCCTCTCTTTCTCTAGCTTCCGCTATGTCTTTTACTGATGTTGGATCAGGCAATAGCTCAAAGGGTTCAGAGGAGAGTGCCGAGTTTGATGGTAAAACAGGTCGTGTTCTACTGGCTAGTCCTTGTAAATGTTGTAAATGTTTATTTTCTAATATATCTTTTTGCCTTTTTTGTGAAAAACTATTTGCAGAATCTTGTAAAGACATGGGAGGAACAAATTGTTGGACATCTCTGGCATTTTCAAAATCTTCATAATCTGGAGGAACAAATGGTTGGACATCTCTGGCATTTTCAGAATTTTCATAATCTTGTAAAATCATGGGAGGAACAAATGGTCGAGCATTATGCGCCATAATTATACGAGCATTTTGTGATTCTGCTGCTGCAGCTTTTTCTCCTTCCTCCGTCAATACTATTTCACCATTCTTTTTTCTACCTCTGGTCATTGCGATTCCTCTGAGCGCATTTGATGCCCCCCTTCATATTAATGGCATTACAATAAAATTTTAAAATATTCCTAAATATTGTTATATAATAACTCAATATAATAATATTTATTTTTTTGTAATTTCTAATTGTGAGAGAGTGTACGGAGTTTGAATCAAATAAATTTCATCATCGTCGGGATGCGATTTATACATGGAACAATTCGCGTACTTTAATTTCATGAGTTTCGTAGTTTCGGTTTCACGTCGTTTTGAAACGGGTTCTTCCAACGCTTCACCCACATTTTCTGCCGTCGAATCTTGATACTCGGGATCAAATTGGAGAGAGGACTGATACGTTTCTAGTATATTGCCAATAATTTCAACTTGTTTCAGAGGGTCGTGCGTTTTTAAAATCAGTTCTTGCTGTTTTTCAATATTGGATAAAACCGATTGAATTTCGTCTCGCGTGCGTATATAACGAACGTGCTCCTCCTTTTTTCCAACAACGGTTTCATAATCAGAGAGATATTTTTTATAAATTTCTAGCTGTTTATTGAATTCGGGGATTTTGCCAGAAATTTCCGCGAGCGTCTCGTCTTCTGTTTTATAATTAAATAATAAATCCAGTTTCAAGTTGATAATTTGTTCCTTCATTGCTTCAACCTTTTTAAATTGTGTTCCTAGTAATGCTTGAAGATTGTGCGTGTTTCCGAGTTTAAAACCGCGACTCCTTTTCAGTCGTTGTATTTTTTCCAAAATATTTTTTATAGTTTCAGATTCAAGAAGTTTTTTCTTTAATTCGATTCTTTTTTTGTCGTTGGTCATTTCCATAAATTTTGTTTTTTTATTGAGTTGGCTAATTATCTTTTTTCTCTCTTCAAAATAATCTTGTCTTAATTTAAAAAACATGGTCATCTTTTCTTCATCGTTTGATTCAACCGGTTCTGCAATTTCGCTCATTTGTTTTGTTGTGTGTGTGTGTTTGGTTGTTTTAATACTTCTTGTATGATTATATAAGTATAAATTATATATATAGTTATTTTATATTATTTATTCCATTTATATTTTATTTTTTCTTAAACGTTTTGTTAGTTTTCGTTTCGCAAATTTACTTTTTTTTTTAGTATGATTGTATTTTCGAGGTAATCGTCTTGTGAAACGACGTCTTTTACGCTTACCGGTGCTTCCGCCAATATCTGCAAAAAATTTGTCAGAAGGATTATAATCAGGAGGAGCAAAAGGAGGATCATCAGCAGCAGCAGCAGCAGGAGGAGCAGCAGCAGGAGCAAAATCAGGAGAAGCAGGGGCAGCAGCAAGAAAAGGAGGAGGAGCAGCGCCAGTAGTAGCACTAGTAGGCATCTCAAAATGAGTAGCAAAAGCAGGAAAAGGAGGAGCAGCAGCAGCAGCAGGAAAAAGAGGAAGCAGTGGTGTTTGTGTTTGTTGCCGTTTGTAGTCCACATAATATGGGATTTTCTGTAAAATATCGGCGATAAAATTTGTCCTCATCTCGTCGGTCGGTAGTTCTCCGGTTTGTTGAAAGTGTATGTTACCTGCTGCTCGTTCTATCTGGTTTGCGACTTCCTCTGCGTTTGCTGGGTCAAATATATCCGGAAAGGTTATGGGGTCTTGTATTGACTGTTGCATATACGCGTCAAACCGCTCTATATCACCCTGATCAAGAATTGCTTCGTGTCCTTGCTGCTCTTCCTGCTGCTCTTGCTGCTCCTCCATCTGCTGCTGTGCAGTCGCTGATTTTTTGATACTGCATATTTTGCAGCTTCTTCTTACCTTTTGGTGCTCACAAGTACCGCCGCCTTTGCAATCAGTGCACAAGGATTTCTGTATTCCATGATCACAAATACCGGGCCCCCTGCAATCTTTACAACGGTATTTATAATTGTCATGCTGACAAATACTTTTGCCCCCGCAAACTTTACAAACGATTTTTCGCTTTCCATGCTTACAAATACCGGGTCCATCGCAATCTTTGCAATTATAACTCTGTCTTTTATGCACGCAAAAATTTTCGGGACTGCAAATTATGCAACTGTTTTTATTTTTGTTATGATGACAAGTTAAGTGAGGGTTGCAATTTTTGCAAGAATATCGATTTTTCCTATGTATACAAGTGTTATGGCCGCATTCGACGCATACATATCTATTATGATGACGACATTTAGAGTTAGAGGACATATTTATATTTAAGTTATATATATAATTTATAATAAAATTATATATATAATTTATAATAAAATTATATTATTTGTATAAATGTTTCTAAATGTCGCAAAGAATCTTTTTGCCACCGGTTCATGTGACTGCGAGGATTTTTCTGTTCAACAAGCGCAATTGCTTGTTCGGAATTCATTCCATGTTTATACATTAAGTATGCGGCCGCTCCGCAGTTACTTCGCCCCTTCCCTGCGTAACAGTGTATTAAGATGCGCGCATTCGGAATATCGGCATGAATTTTATCTATAATGTCAAATAATTTTTTATAACATTCTTTTGATGGAGGCATATAATCAGGAACCGGTACACAATAATATTTGATAATTGTTGAGTTGATCCATTCTATTTCCTGGCTTCGATACTCATTCGGTTCAATGAAACCAATAACCGCATCAAATCCAGAAACCGCATCATAATTCTCCTTGGTCGGAATGCTTGAAACCGAAATAGAATCATTTATGTGATACATGTAAAAAATTGAATCATGGATTAAACCGGTTTGTTTCGTAACATTGATAATTCTTTTAAAAAATTCAAGTCCAATATACTTTAAATAATAAAACATGATATTATAATGATATTATAATGATGATATTATATATAAATTATTATAAATTATTATCTATATGTCTTTCATTTTATATATTTATTACAATACAAAATGGATGTATTCAACATGGATAAAATAAATTTACCATCCAGGTAAATCAGTAATTAAATTCGCATTTGTGATGTTTCCAACTTTTTGTCGGTCCATATTGATCACTGCAGAAACATTATTTAATCTTGTTAAAATGTATTGTTTTTCTTGTTGCAATTTACGCTCTTTTTCTTCCGGAGTTAATTTACCCTTGTATTTAAAATAAAGGATGGAACAGAGAAGGAAAACGAAAAGAGCAAACATGGACACATTGAAAAGCGTGTTGTAGTGGTTGCTTCGAATTTGATTGCATCCTTTTAGCACACCACTAAAGAATGATTTTACACCAGGTTCGATCAGGGTTGGTTTTTCATCAATAGAAGAACCCGATCTAAAAAAATTCATTCCAAAATTCATTTCAATCAATTTAAACTAAATAATGTCTATTTTCTATTTTAATTAAATGATAGATAATTCAATTAAAATTTATACATAAAAATATATATTTTTTTATAAATGTATTTATTATATACTATATTTTCAAATATATATTTCTCAGTTATCTTTAAAAAAATATACAGAAAATATGTCTTCTCCTGAACAAACTCAAAATAATGCAACGACGCCAACAGCGACGGCAACAGCACCAACAAATAAAGGCGGTATTGATCCTGTAATTTCAATTTATGCATTCACTGGGATTACTCTAGTGTATTTTATTTTTAAATATTTTATGCCTCAAAGGGAATCCGTCTTATTCATTATATATTTTCTATTGGTTCTTTCAAGTCAATTCGGTTTAAATATCTATTTAGCAAAACAAATGTGCGATAGTCCTTCCAATGTAGGTACCGCCGCTCTAGCAACTTTTATTCCGTGGCTTTTCATCTTTGGACTTCTCAACTTGCTACTAAACGTCTTTCCAGGATGGCTGTCTGCATTTTCAAATACAATTGGTTATGCCATCGCAAGTGTTGCTGGCGTGGCTTCTTTTTTTACAGACAAGCTTCTCAATGTAAATGTTGGAACTACGTCGAGCAAGGATGCATTCAAAGTAATACAAAATGTCACCAACGACCCATCGACAATTATTAATACAATCAATGATGAAAATGTTGAAAATTTTTGGAATAAGAGTATAAAAGTGCAATTTTTCAATAATTTTCAGGAAGTAAAACCTGGCGTTGAGCCGCCACCAGAATTTACTCAACTAAAAAATTTCATCCGATTGAAAAATATTGTTTCTTATTTTATTTGGTACTTGTTGACTGGTATTTTAATCACGTCCATAAGTTATAACTACATGTTGTCCGTGCCGTGTGTCCAAACGCCCAAACAAGCACGTGAATTGGCGGCGCAGTTTTTAGCAAATCAAACCGCTAAAAAACAGGCGTCTGATGATGCCAAGGCAAATATGCCGGTTTATAAAACGGATGGAAGGTAGTTTCAGAAATTAAAATTATGGCATTCATAACTGAAACCATTTCGACGAAATAATTGCATTGTCGATTAGAAACATGTCATATTTTGAAATAAAATATTTTTCGAACCATCGTTTGCTAATGACATTATACCCCTTTTCAAAAGCATATTTGCAGTACGATTGATAAATCGAATATAAAGAGTGACTGTTCATCGATGTAGAATTAATTTGCGCAGGAGCTTGTGAATGTTTTAATAATTTATAATACTCATTAAACTCTTCGATTTCTTTTTGTTTATTCCATATTTCCGATTTAATTCCAACTTGAATCAAATATTTGTCATCTTCAATAATGACATCGGGATAAAAATGGCGTATAAGACCCAACAACATTTTATCGGATGCGTTGTTATGCAGTAACGTGGTTGCCGATTTTTTGATCGATTTATTAAACAGCATGAGCAGTTCATCCACTTCTAATTCGTATTCTTCTTGTTCTTCTTCTGCTTCTTCTTGTTCTTGTTCTTGTTCTTCTCCGTCGGTTTCGCTGCAGTCATAATAACAAATAATATTATTTTCCCAATACGAAATAAAATTGCAAACAAAGGGGAGATGTTTGCTTGTTCTATTTTTTATGATAAATTTTTCAATTTCACAACTAGTTCCTCCAACAATGGATTTCAAGTTCAGCGTAATGCCAGATTCGGATGCAATTTCAAGTCCGAGTTCATGCGACTGTGACAACAACATTTGTTTGAGAGAGTGATTGAAAAAAATATTCGGTATGTTTTCATCTTCAATAAATACTTTCCATAAATATAACATATTTTTCCACGAAATGTGGTATCCGCTGCATTCTTCTGTGGTGGCATTTACAAATTGTTTTAAAATTTCAATGCTTTTACTATTTTTTAAATATAAAGCGTAATTAATGACCGAATAATCATTGCAATAATTTTCTAAATATGAATCTCCACACACATAGCGCGTAGAATAGTGCGAAGCCACACAAAATAAATTAATCAATCGATCCAAGTCAATAAAATTGAACAGTGTTGAACACGGAGAGATTTCGCGCATTTGAATTAAACGACAATCTTCGCTCGAGTGTTCATAATATTTAAATTTGAAATGGTTCAACAAGTTGATTCCGAAAAATTTATAACATTCTTGACTCAGCTCTTTAAAAAGCGGCGTCAGCGTTTTAGAATGAATAAAATAATAGTATGATTTCTTTTTATGCAGAATGTCACCAATCACAGTCAAAAAATATTTCGCAGCATCTTTCGTTGAAAAAAGTGACGGCACTAAAAGTTGTATAGTGTCTTGGATAGTTTCCGATTCCGGAATGGATTTTAAAACACTGTTTTCCCTGATTCGCTTCATAAGTTGTATTTTAATTTTATATTTCCACGGCATTAATTCCGGGAATTTCGATGTTATTGTCGTGAGAATCAAATGCTGAATGTTGTCTTCTTTTACGACTTCATACATTTTCTCATCCGAATATGTGAAAAACAGATCGGTTGGCGAGTAATAAAAAAAACGTGTTTTTGCCAGAAATTCTTCAATAAACTCGTCCGACTTTTCTTCCAGCGTGTTTTTTCTCTCTTCTCTCTCTTTTCGTTGCTGGCACGCATTTTCGCAAACACCCGGTAAGATATTTTTAATGTAATGATGTATTTTTTGTTTCATGTTTGCGTTTGGATACTGTTCAAACATTTTTTTAACCGTCTCAATGCATTCTGTTTCTAAATTGTCATTTACAATTATATTTGTACTATTCATTCCTATTTTTCTTAGATCAGTTAAATAAATATATAAATGTATATTTTTATATTTATATGATTATTTGATTAAACTATTTGTTAATATAAAGTTATTTGCGCTTCATTGACTTTCTATTTTTTTTACTATATTTGCGGCGTCGTGATAACTTTGTATGTTTCTTTTTATTTTGTTTCATTTTTTTTGTACTTCTTCGTCCACCAAGTGGAAGATAACCATGTTTATTTAAAATGCTTAAATTTTTTAAACGATTTGGATCAGTGCCACTTATTTTAAGTATCTGCATCTTTGCATGCGGTGATATATTAACTTGAGGTGTGTTTTTTAAAAACCCATCATTATACTGTTGGCCCGTAGTAAGTGGATTATTCAATCCTATTTGAGTATTCATTTTGAATTTTTTAAAATACTTAAAATTAATTATAAATAATTTAAATTATATATAATAGAAATATAATAATATTAATACAACGTCGTTGTAATCGCCGTATTCATGAGTCCTAAAAACATTTTAAATCGATGGTCCAAATTATAAACGTGAGTTTCAATATTTACTAAATCTGCGGAAACATCGAAGCTTCGCACATAATAAAAATATTTTTGACTGTGTGCCTTGATTTTTTTCAGCATGTCGTCCAACTCATTGTGCAGCTTGACGCACATTTCGTGAATGCCGGTAAGCGCTTTATGAATACTGGGTCGTTCATGGGCAGCATCCGATACCTCGGAAATGTAACTTTCAATGACTTCCAGTTTGTATAAAATGTCCAGTTTCTCAATCCTGGATTTAATGTATCCCTCGCTGCACATGTAGTCGGATAAAACTTCATACAGTTTTGAATTTGTCGCGCCAATGGAACGCAGCACTGCATCTCGCTGCAACAGTGTTATAACAATGGACATGATTTTACTATGTTTATTAATATATCTGCTATATATGTATATATTAATAATATTATATTTATACTGATTATTTTAATTTTATTTCAAACTGCTACTAAAACGAACTTGTTTTTATATAAATTTCTTGCAGTTCATCGTTTGTTATGCAGTTATTATTGTTATTATTATTATTCTTATTCTTATTCTTATTATTATAATGCCGTAAAATTGCATATTTCATCATGTTGCACCCTTCTCGCGTATCATACAAAAATACTGGAATATTATGTTGTCGTAGTAAAGATAAATATTCTTTTGTTAATGGCACTGTATCTTCAGTTATCAGCGCCTTTGTTTGAAAAATGATATTGGTATAAATGGGAGCAATGGATTTCATCATGTGCATTACATACGCTTCTTCGTATTTTCTGCGTCTATCCGATATACATTTTTTCATATGATACGTTCCAGATATAAAATTAAAATGCAGGGTGTTTTCATTTTCACACATGATTTCTCCTGCAGCATATATTATGTATTCTTGATTTTTATTTTTATTATTCGTGCTATTTTCTTTATCGTTATGTTTTGCCAATGCCAGTCGATACATGATTTGATGATGTTTTGTTCCGAATTCAAACATGTTTGCGGTTTTTGTTACAAACAGTTGTGGTTTTGGTTTTGGTTTTGGTTTTGGTTTTGGGGTTTGTACTGGATGCGATGACGGAGACAATGCCACAATCATGTATGTGTAATATGACCCCGGTTCAAACGTGGATGGATTTGTAAGAAGCGGACTTACTTTATCAATTAGATTTCTTACATTAAATGACGTGTCGTATGAATTTATGTGAATATAATAGTATTTACCTGCGTCAGCGTCAGCATCTCTCCATTTTGATGAACTGAAACCCTGTGAATTTTGCACATGTCGACAAGGGTTTACAATTTTATTGTACGACTGTCGTTTCTTTTCCAATGGAAATTCTTCAATCGGAATGGAAGCATTTCTCGTTTTGGTTGGTTTTATGCTGTCTGAATAAAATATTGGATTCACACAAGACATGTCTGAATATTATATGCATATGCATACATACATGATTGTATTTCTATATAATTTCATTATTTAAATATATTTCAAATAATGAATGTTAACATAATATATATTTTATTGTTTTTTTTATTGTTTTTTAATTTATTATAAAATAACTCGTAAATATATATTTTATTATGAATATTATGGAAACCGAACATACAAAACATAGATGTTATTTTATGTCAGTTTTATGTGGGTTATCATTATACGGTTGGTATAATTATTCATTATTTGATTCTGTAAACACCAATTTTTTTACATCATATTATCAGAACTGTATGTTAATGTTAGTTTATTTAGGATGGGATGCATACCATATGTTAACTACCCCTGTATTATTTAGAAAAGATTTAATAATACATCATTCTTTAGCATTTGTTACATTTCTATCATTTATGAATATATGTCCTTTACAAATGAGCCATACCTTGATTATGGAGAGTATTTCATTAATGAACTATTATTGGAAAAATAAACCAATGTTATTGAAAATATATAGAATGTGTTGTATTTTTTTTATTAGAGGACCACTATGGTTTTGGCTTTGGATTTATTATTTCCCAACTTATATATTAACCCACTATAACCCCATTCTATCTCATAATCATTATATATATTTATCGACACTTATGAAAATAATGTTATCTTTTTGCATATATGATGCATTTATAATATGGAAAATAGTTAAACCAAAAAAAATTAAGTAATAAAATATTTATTTTATATTTTGTAATTATGCATTATCTCTCTTCTCTCTAAAAATGAAATCATAAACCTAAATATAAACATTTGAATCGTAATTTTACTCGCGATTCATTTTATTTTGGGGTTCTATTTTCGAAATGAGAGAGAAGAGAGATAAATTCATAATTACAAAATACAAAAATGAAAAAAAAACAGTAAATTAAATTTCGATTCGGTTTATTGATTATTTTTTATGCTTTCTAGATTTGAGTTTTTTATTACGACTTTTGCTTCGTTTTTTATTCTTTTTTTTGCTTTTTTTTGCGCTTCCGCCACCATTGTATCTTGGTCGTTTCATTCCAACGGTTTCATCCAGTCCCGTTGGACTTCCTTCCGGTACTTCTGCCGATCCTGCCGGTACTTCTGCCGATCCTGCCGGTACTTCTGTCGATCCTGCCGGTACTTCTGCCGATCCTGCCGGTTCTGCCGATCCTTCCGGTACTTCTGTCGATACTTCTGCTTGTGCATAATTTGTATCAGGATCGTCATCCATATCATCAGGATCAGAACTATATTCATTATATGCTGATGCTGGTACCACATTTGATGGTTGTGTTGGTGGGGGGGGCGATTGGTCAGATTGCTGCTCAATTAATGGTTGTGTTGGCGGGGGGGCCGATTGGTTAGATTGCGCATATGCATTACAAATTTCTGTTGCCTTTTTTTGTGCATTTTCGCATGCTTTCTCTTGTGTTTCTGGTTTAAAATTGTCGATTAATCCACTTAAACTTTCAGTAATACTAAATCCACCACGCATGCGTCTTTGTTTTTTGCGCTGGCGCCGCGTTCTTCCGTATTTACTTTTTGATCTCAACGTGTGTGCCATGTTTCAAGAAATAATATATATATATATATATTTACGATATAAAATTATTATAAATTAATATAATAATTTTAATAAATAAAAAAAATAAAAATAATTATTTTTTACTAAAGATTGTTTTAAGAGTTTTCAAGGAGCATTTATCTGCCGATTACCGATACTACCGTATATAGATCCGCCTCCCGATTTGAATGAATTATTTGCCCCCTTTTTCTTAGGGGCAACACACCCGCCGGCGCGACATCTCCTAAGCGCATCATTTCGACTTGTTGTGTCATTGCTTTTGAACGACAAAGGTGCGCTTGTTGCTAAACCCACTTTCATACTTCCTCCACCAATCGCGTTGTTTTTAAGACGCTCGATTCTTTGTGAACTGTCTTGCGGAAATGAAATCGGTTTTCCAACTAGTCCTGTGCGTTTATGAGGCGGTATTTGGTTGAATGTAGAACCGATATTTGCACGAACCGTTCCGGCAATTTTATTGTCTGAATTGTCGACTCCATTTGGTTCGCCTTTTGTTTTTACAAAAGTGCGCCGGCCCATTGCAAACACACTGTCATTTGAAGAAGGGTAAAATTGTTGGGGCATCGGATTGACACCGGTAAGTGTTGCATTATTTCCGCGTTGTTTCATTAACACGTGATTATCGGGCGGACCGTTGAAATAATATTTTAATTTAAACGCCATTGTATAGAGGATTGGATTTTATAATAATTATATATATAATATAATATAATTATTTTATTTAATTATATTGTATTTAAATGTAACGCACAATGTTAGGTTGTTTCAATTCATTTGACACATTCGATTGGTGTCCATTTTTTAAATTTATAATTAAAAATACACTTCATTTTAATTTTTTTAGTTAAATCGACAAATTTATCAATATTTGTATTTTCAAATTCGTCTTCGTCGTCGCTTTCTTCTAAAGCGTCTAAAGATCTGTTTTCTTTAATGTTTCTAAACAACGTATTCATGAAAACGCTTGTTTTATAGTCGGGTATTGATGCAATAAGTTTATTAGAAATTGCATAATTTGATAACTCATTATCATTGATGACTGCATCCGGATCCACGAGATTATAAATGTCGTTTTGAATATCTGCCGAAACTATAAAAATTTTATATTTTTTATTATTGTTATTATTAGTGTTATTATAATCATTTGATTTTTCTATATATTTTTTATTGTTTTCTATACTAGTACTATGTCTTGAAACAATATTTACTGGTGTATGTGGTGGTTGTTGTGCATCCATTTTTTGCATGGTCGGCAACACATTGAAATGAATATTTTGATACTGATTGTTAGTGTCGTCGGACTTCTTTTTTTGAATACAATAAACTTGATAGAATGGTTTGACAGTCGAAATGCGTTCAAGACATGTATCAATATGCGGTAGCCCAATGTCGACTTGGAACGTTTTTTCCAGGGTCGCGGTTGTAAATGCAAGATGAAGTGATTTGCATTTTTCAAATACGGTTTGTGTTGTGTCAAGATTGACTCCATTATAATAATGAATATTCTCAATTGTAAAATAATATTGAACATTTACTACATGATTCGTGTTTGCAGGCGGTGCTCGATAATAAAAATGGGTTCCGTATAAGATTGTATCATTTGGGAAAATGCGCGACGGTTTTTTAGATGAAATATTCACAACTTGTTTATCATTGTCAAGCTCCAAAAATAAACATTCGCCGTTTTTAAACCATACAAGAAATTTTTTACCTTTTGGTACTATGAAGAATACATTATTATTATCGTTGTCGTCCTTATTAAGATTTGAATTTGAAACTTTCTTATAAGATTTCAACTCATAAGAAAATTTTATTTTTGGAAATTGTTGTAATAATTTTGCATATGTATGTTTATCTTTATTACTTTCAATAATAATTTTATTATTACCTTTAACTGCATTCATTTGCTTACTTGCTTGTCGGTATGCGTTTGTTTATATAAACATGCAACTATCTTTTTATACCGTGTTTGTAAAATATTTATTATCATCGTATATCTGAATATTGGATTCATTAAATTTGATTGTAAAAATGCATATTATATATGCGATTTTCTGGACGATTTTCTGGACGATTTTCTGGACAGTGTTTTAATTAATCTTTTTGTTTTTTTTATGAGCGACGACACGACTCTTTTTTTTCTAAGTGACATTTTAGCATTGTTATTATACGATTTTTTTGATTTTCTGGTTTTGTTTCCACCAACTAGTCCTTGAAATTTATTAGGAGGAAGAGGAGGAGGAGGAGCATCATGAAATTGTAACGGATCAATAAAACCTAAATTACAATCTCCAAGATTGCAATTCTTTTTTATGTTGCCATGCTGACACATTTCCGTGCATACTTTGCATTTGCTTTTTTGCATGCCGTGCGTGCAAATATTACTTCCCCCGCATTCTTTGCATTGGCTTTTTACCCTGTCGTGCGTGCAAATACTGCTGCCCCCGCATTCTTTGCATTGGCATCTTCTCTTGCCGTGCTCACAAATACTGCTGCCCCCACATTCTTTGCAAATGTTTCTTACCCTGCCGTGTATGCAAATACTTCTGCCGCCGCATTCTTTGCAAATGGTTCTTACCTTACCGTGTATGCAAATACCGGCTCCCCCGCAGTATTTGCATTTGCTTCTTTGTCTGCCGTGCATGCAAATGCCGCCGCCCCCACATTCTTTGCAAGCGCTTCTTTCCCTACGGTGAGGACAAATACCGGCTCCCCCGCAATCTTTGCATACGTATCTCCGTCTGCCGTGCAGACAAATCCGGTCGCCCCTGCATTCTTCGCATAGGTTTTTTTGCATGTTATGCTTGCATAACACGGCACGACGATCAGTAGGAGGAGCAACCGTGGCAACAACAGCAGGAGCAGCAACATTCTCAGCGACAACCACAGGTTTAGGAGCAGAATCAGTAAAAAAAGAAGTATAATTTACTGCTGCTGCTCCTGCTGCTTTTGATTTTGGAGGAGCAGAAGCAGTAAAATAAGTAGGAGAAGTAAAACGCTTTATAAATGGAACTACAGTATGGTCTAAAAAATCTTTATACAACGTTTCCTTTCCGCTATACTCGAGTTTATTGTAGAGTGTTATAAAGTCCGTGCATAATTGATAGAGTTGTTTATCTGTTTCATAATTGCTCCCTGAACCCAACTTTTGCTTTTCAGAATCTAGTTGTACAATCTTTACAATCTCATCAAATTTAGTGGTAATTTCTCTAAATATTGCATTTTGATCCTCATCCATCTCTTCTTGAATTGTATTTATTATATATATTATATATAAATTTTAATTTATAAAGTTTATAAATAACAGTAAAGTTTTATATACAAGACAATTAAATATAATAAAATTATTTTAATAAATAATTTATTTTTACTTTGTAAATGAAAAAGATGATATGTTTGAATCGAAAGTAGAAGTAGAACCAAGGTCTTTAAGAAAATGAATAAGGTCTTCCTTCATAGATTGCGTAGAGGTATTGTTACTATTCCCATTTTCATGTTGTTGCTGTTGTTGCTGTTGCCGTTGCTGTTGTAATGAGTCAAACATTTCGTTATACCTTTCCTGCGGAAGTGTTACTAAATCTTTTACTTTGGGAATGGTTAGCGTTGACACAAAAAAAGAATAAAGATAATGAAGAAGAAAAATAAATACAAGTGATAATATAGAAACCTTGATAATCCAATACCACATTTAAAAAATTAAATTTTATAATTTATAAAATGGATAATCCTTTAATAAATTATAAAAATATAAGTTTAATATGATAAAAACGTACATTGTTTTTATTTATTTTTATTTATTTTTATTTATTTTTATTTATTTTTATTTATTTTTATTTATTTTTATTTATTTTTTATTTATTTTTATTTATTTTTATTTATTTTTATTTATTTTTATTTATTTTTTATTTATTTTTTATTTTAATTAAAAAAATGAAATAAAAGATCAAGTAAAAGATGAAATAAAATATTATTGATAAATGATTTAAACCCAAGAAATAAGATAAATATAGAAATCCATCAAAAAGGAAAGGAAACATTCTATAATGCCATCGATTGTAATTGTTGAAAAAAATGGCGATTTAAAGTGTCAAGAGTATAAAAGTTTTAATACAGATGAACTGTATAAAAAGTGCGCTTTTAAAAAAGCAGATGGTTTTGGAAAGGTTGCAGAATGGACCTATTCTAAAAAGGGTGAAAGCATGCTTACAGTAGAGTTGTGGGCACGACATGACGGTCAAGCGAACCAAGAAAATAAGTATGATTTTCCTCCACCGGCAGATAGCATGATTTTTTTTGGAAACTGTGCACTTTTGGCGAGAGATTCAAACATGAGCATTGTTGACTTGACGGTTGAAAAATGGAATAAAATCTATGAGCACTTATTTGGCGGGTTTGAAACACTTGCCGATAACGAGGATGAAGATGATGATGAGGAAGACGAACTAGACAATGTTCCTTCGAATATGAAGACAAAAGACGGCTATTTGAAGGATGGCTTTATTATTGAAGATGCATTGGAGGATGGTAGTGATTCGGACAATGACGACGATGATTGCCAAGATGACAGTGAAAACGCCGATTCCGATGACGAACCGTGTGATGAAAAATGCGATTTTACGACCACGGATGATGACGAAGATGGTGGTGGATCCCAAGAATCTTCCGAATTGGCATCAGAAGAGTATGATTATTCGGATTCGGATTCGGATTCGGATTCGGATTCGGATTCGGATTCTGAAAAAGGTGTCGAGTGAATAAATAAATAAATAAATAAATCAAAGCAATGCGAATCGGGAACCCCGATTAATATTTATTTTTATATAAATATTAATAAAAATTGATTTTAAGACACATTATGATTATAATGTATTATAAAAGAGAGAGGAATCTTAATTTTAGAGATGATTATAAAAGACGCAGAATCGTTTCGCCAGAATATTCGCAAAAAGCTGTCAGACAAAATAAAGGATTCAGGGAAAATCGGTCTCAATTTGGAAAAGGGTATTTATAACCGGACACTGAAAAAAGCGGATGAAATGAACATTGTAAAAAAGTGGGACAATCCATATTTTGTTCAACTGTATGTTGACTGGTTGAAATGTATAATTATCAACCTTGATAATTCGGATGTTATGACCATGCTTACGTCGAAAAAAATCAAACCGCACGAACTTGCATTTATGACGCACCAAGACATGAATCCGAAAATGTGGTCAAAGATCATTGAAGACAAGAAGAACCGCGACAAGAACAAGTATGAGCTTAAAATCGAAGCGTCAACGGATTTATTCACGTGTCGTGCATGCAAGTCGAACAAGTGCACATACACGCAACTTCAAACGCGTTCAGCTGATGAACCCATGACGACATTTGTCACCTGTCTTGAATGTGGAAAGAGGTGGAAATGTTAGAGCAATCAATCAGTATTCATAATTCATAAAATTTCATAAAATTGTTCATGATGTTACTTATTTTTTTAGTGTATAAATTGTGGATCAACATCATCATTTTTTTGTTTTTTTCATCATTTTTTAGTAATAATTTGGAATTTTTGCACATGTTAAAAGCGACAGTAAACATAAATTCATTACCATATTTTTTTTTTATTATTTCATCAAAAATATTACTAAAGTTATCTGAATATAACTCTTTTTGGACAAATGAAGGACGTTTACAATAATAAATATTCTCAGAATATAAAATACTATTTGCAGCATTCATATTTATATCTATATCAAAATGTATACCATTTGGTTTTGGTAAACGGTTATTATTTTTATCAAGAATCGATTTTATATATTTCCTGGTAACAATGTATACATGTGTTAAAAATCCATAACCACGTGTAAAATACGCATTATTTATATCTTTTTTATAATGGTTATCATTATATTCAATAAATTTATTATGCAAAAATAAAATATCTATTTCATTCCCATTTTTTTCAATGAATGAAATCGCTTTTTTCAAATAGTAAATACTATTTTCGGTGACTTCAAAATCATCTTCAAATACAATGCATATTTCTTTATCTAAATATTTTTCATAAAAATCATTCCACACTTTCATATGCGAATCATAACAACCATAAATTCCACCCTTTTTGTGTTTATTAAAATCTAAAAAATTAACATCACTTGGTTCAATGTTAATTTTTTTAAACTCTTTATATGCATGTTTTTTTTTGTCGGTTCTTTCTTTCAAGTTAATACAATAAATTGGATAATTCATATTTTTATTATTAAATATATTATTATATTATTATTATTTATTATTAACGTTAATAATTCTTTTTCTTAAAATATTAAAATAATAAATATTTTTTTTAACCAAATGTTTTAGATGTTCTTTATAAATGATTGATTTATCTTTCATATTAATATGAATATTATGATGTTCTAATAAAAATTTATCCATTAGTCCATTTAATGCTGCATGAACAAAGCAAACATTTGAATTTGGAACTGTTATTTGTTGTAAGGGTTTAGTTCCGACGACATGAAAAAATTCTTTGTTAGCATCAATATAAACTTCATTTTTATTATTTAATGATAATGCATATTTTGTTAATATAATTTGGTCATCGTTATAATTATCTGCTCTTGGTAAAGATAATATATAATTATAATAGTATTTTATATTTTTAACATATCCTATAAGCTGGCCTGCATTAATTGTACACCCTTCATATTCTGTAAATATAATGTTTGAAAGTTTTTTGTTTATAAAATTGTAATGTGCCTCGGATCCGACAATCAT